TCTTTTTTGCGTGAGATATTCCATTTCCGAAATCCATTCCGTTCTAATTGGACTTACTGGTTGCCCCTTTTTAGCAAGGAGAGTTACCTGAAAATCACCAAAGTTTTTCATTTGTTGAAGAGAATATGAACTAAATGAAGGGTCAGTGAAAGTATCACCCGGTTTTAATTTCGCAAATGGATTCTCCTTGGTAGAAAAATCCATTCTTCGACTAAGAATAAGATTTTCACTTAATCTATTCTTATCAAGATATTCCTCCAAGGCTTTATTCCATTTTATTGAATCGTCAACATCATCCTCATTTAGATTATAGTCCTCGACATAACTGGATCTTACTTCACCATATGTGTTCAGCTCTCTTATAACACTATCCATACCCTTCCCGTAACGTTTCATCGCCTCGAACTCATCGTTCGACAGTGATGATGCCGCAGGCCTGAGATTTTCTCTGTAAATACGTCCCGCCTCTCCGGGTGTCATGAAATATTGATCATACGATTTATATTTCTCCCCACCGTATTCAGTGAACATAAAAGGCTCCATTATGGGTTTCAGTCGTTGATCAAGAAGAGCGGCATTTATTTGTAATTGAGCATTCTTTGAGGGATCCGCTTTGAGTGCCTTTTCAGGATTTTTAAATACAACGTTATACGCTTCACCTTTCTCAAAATCAGAGTCCTTGATAATTTTTTTAACGCGATCTACTGCTGATTCAACTTCAGGTGATCGTGGTAATCTATCCTTGTTAGATGGCTCTGTCTCTTTGGTATCATGATTGTTTGTTAGCGATCCCTCCCATTTCTTTCTCACTTTATCCTTGAAACTCGATAATGATTCATTCGGTTCTGATTTCAACGTTTCACCTCCACGTTTTACTTGATACCGATCACCATCCATCGTGATAAAAATTTTCTTACCATCAACGACTATCCCGGTTTTCTTTATCTGTTTATGCCCTGAATTTTCTTGTTCAAGTTTATCCAACCTTTCGGTTACCTCTTTCTTAAATGGCTCAAACTCCTTCTTTTCGGAAGATTCCTTCTCTTTTTCCTGTTTTTTAGCTGTTCTCTCGTCGAGTTTTGCTTGAAGCAACCTTTTGAATCCATCATCAAATTCATCGCTTTGTAACAGCTTATTTAAAGCCGAAGAAATCCCATCCTCGCCCTCCTTTACTTCTTTCCCTCTATTTTCAAGTTCCTGTTTGGCGATACCCTTCACTTCTTCAGATTGACCGGGTTTATTTATAGCGGTTTCAAGTTGCTTATCGGTCGCTTGAGAGGCGTACCCTTCAAGGATCGCTTTTTTATCTTCTCCTTGAACTTCGATTTTAGAATGTTGCTGTGTTTTATCATCGTCATCTTTCGATGATTTCACACCTTTTCCTTTAGGTCTCCACCCTTTAACAGTTTTAACATAAATCTTTCCACCCCATTCTCTTTCCTCTCCGATAGCGGCACCCTTTGCCTTCTCTATATTATCGTTAAACGGCATGACAAGATCGATACTGTAAAAATGAGGACCGGATAAACCGAAATCAAGAGCCGAACCAACCGACGGTTTCCATTCATCAACTTTCCCCTCTCTTTTCGTTGCTTCCCTGAATTTAAAACCACCATGTTCACCCATCTCGACCATCACGCGAACCGGAGCGGAGTTTTTCGTTTTCCGGAAATATAGTTCGCACTCTCCCCTCTCCCTGATCACTTCTTTCATCTTATCAGTTAAAGGGATATTTCCATCAACCATCGGTATAACCCATTGCCTCTCGCTCGACGAGAAAAGTGCCATCAAATTTTTCGCCTTCGTGTCAATACCGCCATTCCTCAACCGGATACCCGCGACTTCTTTTACCGAGATATTTCCTTTTAAATGAACGAAAGGAGTGTACCCCTCCCCGTAATCTTTTTGATACCGGGCACGAAATTCCGGATCCTCGTTTATCCTTCTTTCAAGTTCTTCTTTTCTCGCTCGAAAAGCCTCGTCAACCATTCTATTGACTTCCTCGTTGGTAAGTACCCACCCGCGAGGGGTCTTCATGTACCATCTATCTCCCCACTTCCGTTTCTCCCCGATAGAAGCGACGTTCTTGGCTTTATTTATATCGTTAAATAATTCGTTCGGCATGGTTATGAAAATATAAAAGCGGGTCTATAAGACCCGTTATTTCTTAATGTAATTGTAAACGATACTTAATCTGTTTCAAAGTGGCGAGGAAGTCATCCACCCACGAAATCTCACCGTTATAAACCAGTCTTTCGTTTAACTTGGATCGGAAAGCGTTCGTCATATCAAGTAGAAGGTCAACAATCATAATCGGGTCACTCGTTTGAATATCCATCCCAGCTATCTCGCCATCCTTGAACCTACCGAAATTCGCTTGACCCGCTTCCGCTATCTTGTCCTCGAATTTTGACACCTCTTCAGATAACTCATCGAGGTAAACGTGTTTCGCGTTATCCTCTTCGGACCAGTGGAGATTCTTGATTCTCGTTTTAGCACCCTCGATAAAATTCAGATAATCCCGGAAAATCTCTTTATCCGCCCCTTCATCATCGATGACATCAACCCCGGTTATGCCGAGATCACCTTCCGACTTATACTGTTCCACCATGGATTTGAAAAGATCGGCTTTCTCCAAGTCGTCGAAATCAACGCGAATGGAGAAAGATGACTTCTCAACCCTATCATCCTTCGTTTCACCGTCCAACGACTCTCTCGCGATCGTTTCAGCTTGCTCCGTTCCGACGGCTTTCTCGACATCTCTCCAATCTTCCGGCAGCTCGTTTTCAAGATTCAACTCTCTCGCCCTTTTCTTAATCCACGCCTTGACCTCGCTCTCCGGCATTGACGATACCCCGACCAACTTAATGGCATCCTTCAAATCTTGAGCGTTTCTTATGGGGTATTTCCCGTTAGGCATCGCCTCACCTTCTTTGGCGAGTTTTCCGCGTTCTTTCTCCGAGAAATAAGTTTTGTTTTTAGCTTTCTCCACCACTTCCCTGAAAACGGCGGGTGTTATCTGACCGGACTTTAACGCTTTAGCGAGTATCTCTATCGTGTCCGGGCCTTTCGTTTCTTTCTCTTCCATGCCGAGTAATTTTTTAAGGTTATCTTTCATATCGAATATGAAATCGTACTTATCAATATCTTTCAAATCTATCCATTCCACCCCGTCATGCTCCGTGCTGTCAACCAGTATGGAGGGTTCCATCTCTTCCGTGAAGGCACGGTAATAATGAATATCAGCTTCATCGTCATTGTAGAACCCAGCCGGATCGGGTGCCATCGTTAACTTTAACCCAGTTTCTTCCTTCAACTCCCTTTCCGCGGCTTCACGGTGTTCCTCACCCGGATCAACGTGACCTCCGGGGATGCACCACTCGCCTCCCTCGCAATGTTTACCGTCCTGTATTCGATGAAGGATCAATAACTTACCCGAACCGTCAAAAACAAGCACGTCGGAGTATTTGACAGGACCTTCTTTCGCTTTCTTGATAGATTCATTGAACTCGGCAAGCGTTGATTTCCGTGATTTATACATCTTCTTCGCCTTAAAATACGCATCAATGCACTCAATATCTTTCGCGATAGATGGATCTTCCTTCAATTTCTTCATCTCATCCTCCACTTCCATCTTCGCTTTCAGGAGCTCGTGAACATCCTGTTTATGACACATCATGAACTCATCAAACTTTTCTAACCTCTTATCCATCTCGTCCACGTCACACCCTTTCACGTTATCAACCATCGATTTGTTTAAACAGAAAGAATCGGCCAGCTCGTCGGCTTCCGATTCGATGACATCCATGCTTTTAAGTAATTCCATGTAGCGGGAAATCTTCTCCTCTTTATTACCCGCCTTCCTTCCAAGTATCTTTCTCAACCAGTTCATACTATAAATTATTATACGCCACAATTTCATTGAATAAATCAAGTTTCATGTTATCATAGAAAAGTTCGATATTTCGCTTCACCCTCTCTTCCGAGAAATCATCGGGCGAATAGAGTTCGCCCATCATTATGTCCGCTATACCGGCCTTCGACACGGAGTTAAACTCACTCAAAGGTTTGCCTTTCCAATTATAATTGTACAATTTACTTTTCCTGTCATTTATTCTTTGATGAACTATCGTTTTCACTTTCGTGTCAACAGCAGCCCTGTTATTTAGATGATTCTCCCTTTTTATCCGTTTCACCTCCTCGAACATAGTGAACTTGGCGAGATCGAAAAGAGCGTTAGTGGTCGTTTTCACTTGCTCTATCGTGCACTCTTTCGTCGCCCCCTCCCTTATTTCCTTCAAGATGGAAAGCATGTTATTGTTTATCTCTATCTGTTTCTCCATGTAATCACCCGCCGTTCCTTTCGCCACTATCAAGTCAATGAGGTGATCATTCTTTTTCTCCATCCTCTCCCAGTTCCTCGTAGCTTTCCGGAAAACGTTCAAGAATATGATTATCGTGACAGCACTTAGCACGACCGTTATACCGTTATCAGCTATCAACTTCACGAGAGTGCTTGTTTCTTCCATTATCTTTCTGTTTATAACTAATTTCGGATAAAAATAAGTTTTTATTCCCGTTTAAACAATTTAAACGTTAAAAACTTTATCACCGACCTGTATTTTGACCCTCGCTTTAGGCGCCACTTTTCTCTCGTAATTTTCGGGTTGCTTGAACGATCTCGTTTCCTTGTCCCAGATATCACCTTTCATGTACCTACGAGCCAAACAGCGGCAATTAGGATGAACCGGAAGTAATAGTGTCGGCTTCCAATCCTTCGTTTTCCTGCCGATGTTAGTACCGTTTGCCATCAATTCACTTACCTTGAATAATTTTGGCTCGCTACCGATACCGCTCGTAAGGTAAAGATTTATGCAAAACCGGCAATTCCCGCTCCAAATTGATTGACCATTTCTCCTTATATATAATGTCGAATTCTTTTTTAATTGCAAACAACCAACCTCGCCTTTCCAATTATCAATCACATTAAAATGTTTATGTATTGAATTAAAATGTTTACTTATCAAAATACCCACTTTATAAATCAGATGCCTGGTGGTAAACGACTTATTTCTTTTCCTTGAAAATGTTGTTATACCCCTCTTATCGATAATTTTTAATGAAGGTCGGTAACCACACTTTAAAATTATCTCCGATAAATCATCCGCCATTTGCTTTGATGACGTAACAATATGACGATTTCCATCCATAAAAGTCCCACCCTCACCGAAACCATCCCCTTTCCAATAAGATAGCAGAAATTCAAAAAGATATTTTTTCGATAATAATTTTATTTCTTTTGGAATTGTTTTCGTATGCGCTCTATCACCTAATGATTTTAACCATTTAACAAACGGATCATAGGATTTATCCAACAATACAACAAAATGACCATCAATATTATTCCGAGACGAACTGTAATACACTTTTTGGCAAAATGTTTTATCTAGGCAATCCTTGATTTCATCAAAATTACTAACTTTTGATTGCGAAATGCATAACTGGGTTGAATTATAATGACCATTCTTGTCACTTTTTCTTGGAACCACTGAACCTTCCGATAAATACCAACCCATCATTTTCACAAAAGACTCTGTATCAAACCTTTTCCCTGCAATTTCAATTTTTTCATCATCGCACCCGGCCCAATTATCAACGGTATAATACATATATGCCCGTTTTGTTAAAGAAGGAACTTCCGAACTATCAATTAATTGATTTTTTGTGTAAACACCTTCTTTTGGGTGGTAATCTATCCCAATCAATTGTTTATGATTGGGGGTGCAGATCATATCAAGAGAATGGTGTTTATATTCATTCATCTCTCCCTCATACCAGTATTGAATTTTACTTTCAATCTCGGTATACTCCAATGTATTCGTTTCAATGTTAAACGAGGCAACTTTTTCATCGCCCCGAATATCTTTTAATAATTTGAAACCTTCATCAGTTAAAAATTCAGTATCATTGGTTGGAAAGCACGCGCCCGGAAACACGTCGAAGTAAATTAACGTGTCTTCACCATCTCCTTCTCTCATGTAGGATTGAACCCTCCCCATGTTGAAAACCCCTTGATACTCCGTTTCCACTATCCGGTTCCAATCTCTTGACCAGTCATCTAGTTGTCTACTTATTTTAGAAGCTATGAGTTTCGTCGTGTCCCTTTCCAAGATCCCTCTCTTCATACCCTCTTTTATAACCTGTTCCTGTTCCATCCTCGTTTGAAGCTCGGCGTCGGAGATATAACTCGATATGTCTTTCTTCATCTTATCACCCAACCCCTTTAGATAGCCATAAGTTCGATTACAAGCCATCTCATATTCCTCGATTTCCCTCTTGGAAGGTGTTTCGTATTGTCTTCTAGCGAGGTAATCAAGAAGATCTTTGTAAGATATTTGTTTGGTCTGATAATCGCTTAATTTACCGGATAAAAGACCAAACATCCAATTCGCCCAGTACGGCGGTATCTTTTTAACGAGTGAACCGGGATCTATACCGTGTTTTTTCAAATTCTCTTTATCTTGAGATGTTAGGTGACTTGGCCCGAATATTTTCCAGACTAAGTCAGCAAACCTGAAATCCATCAATGACAATATTTCCTGTATCTGCTCGTTATTGAAAATCATAATTCTTTTTAACGATTATTTTGGTTTAATAATATCAACCATTTTCTTAACAATATCAGCGAATAGAATGTTTAACTCCTCGTTAAATATTTTCTTGGTTTCATTCTCGTATCCGTTTATAACATCAGGGAAACGAACAGGGTCTTTAACCCCTGTTCGTTCCTTCTTGACAATCGGTCTGACTGTCTTTATATCAATTCCGGCCACTTTCTTTTCCATGACTAGGTTGATGATTTTTTATTATTTTAACCTTACTTCTGGTTATCATCGAACTCAATTTTATAGCCCATGGCCTCCCGTTTATCAAGTTGATCAAGTGAAATGGTAATTCCATCACCATTAGGGAAACCAATTTCTGCGATTGGTTGCTTTTCTTTTCCGTAAAGACGAACTCTCTCAATTTCACCCACACCATCTTTATAGGAACCTCTACCGTCCGAGAAATATTCCTTGAATGTTATTTTCTTTCCAACCAAAAATTTTTTGGATTCCTTGATATCCATCGACGCATATTCTCTCTTTTCATTCTTATCACCCTCCGCGATCCTTTTCGCATCCTCGTGCATATCATCCTTGACGGAATTGTGACCTTCCCTGAGTTTCCGGTTAATCATATCAACAAGCGATCCCCCTTTTCCTTCTTTTCCTGTACCCTCTTTATACCCCTTAGGTTTCGGACGCCATCCTTTCGGAGTCTTTATATACTCTTTACCTCCCCATGTTCTCACCTCTCCCATCTGTGCGGGTTTTGATTTTTCAATTACCTCAAGTACTTTAATATCAAGATTTTCCATATGTCAGTAAATTAAAGTTTAACTTTTTTAAACATCTCGATCAATTCCCAAACGACCGCACCCTTCGGTGCCTTAAATTTCGGGTCAACGTCCTTCATGAATTTTTTAATCATCGATTGGGTTTCTCTCGCCGCCTTATCAAATTTCGCCGACACTTTCTCGTATTCATCACCATACTCCAATTCGGCGTTCAACTCGTCGTCTTCGTCATAATCGTCATCGTACATCAGATCTTCGAGACGTTCAACCTCGTCACTCAACTTATTAAGTTCCCTTATCTTTGTCGAAATTTCTTTCTTTCTACTTGAAAGATTTTTCGATACATCCTTCTTCTCCTTGTCTGCCTCCAATTTTGAATTCCCGCCATCAGTTTTAGCGCTGTTAACCTTTGATTTCGGTAACCATCCCGCCGGAGTTTTGATATATTCTTTCCCTGACCAAACACGGACCTCGCCCATTTGCGCGGCTTTACCGGCTTTCTCTAATAAATCCAAGCAATCACTCTCGGTAAATTCCTTGCCCATCGCTTTCTCGATGGCAACCCGGTTCGCTATGTTTTTCTGTATTTGTTCTTCTATAAAACCCATAACAATTTTTATTTTATTTTTCTGATCTAAAAATATAAACTTTGTTTATTCTTTCCAACTATCTCGCCAGTAAAAAACCGGTAAAAAATCCTAAACCGATCGCGATCCAAAAATTTCGTTTTTTCCGTTTTATATTTGTTTTAAGCTCGATATTTTCTTCCCTGTATTTAGAGTTCAGAATCATCTCGTTTTGCAGTTTAAACCGATAATTCGAAGCTAATTTCGCGATACTATCGATCTGCCCGTTCTTCACCTCGATAAAGGAGTTCAGGCTGGAGGCGTAAACACTCAAACTATCGATCGCCATCTTCAAGTACCTCCTCTCCAGCAACCGTGAATTTATCATTTTTAGTTGCGGTATCGATATCACCACGCAAGTATCCCCATCCAACCTAATCTTTCTCGGATAACTCTCTTGAGAGAAAGCGAACATGCTCGTCAGAGCTAAGATCGCTGAGATCGCGAATTTTCTTATCATACTCTTTCTTCATTTTCTCGGTTTCCTTCCTGAACCTCTCGCGAGCATCTCCCTCTCTCCTTCTCTGCTCCTCGATAAGTTTCAGTAGCTCGTCGTTAACCTTACCTAGCGAATCGATAACTTTCTTGTCTCTCTCATCTTTCTCCTTCTTGTCATCGATCACGGCCGGTCGGTTAACGTATATGAACAACGCCGCCAGCAAGAACGCCAGCACGATGATCAACCCCTTGTAATTCCTATCTCTCGCCTTCATCGTTGAAACTTTTATCTATGAACTCGCAAGCCTTCTCGAAAATCGGGTTAGACGCCATGCTTCTCTCCACCTCCTCGAAAGGATTCGCGATACCCGCTTCCGGCTCTCCGGTTTGCTCGTCAACCACCTGGTTCATCCCCTCTCCACCGTACATCGACATCTGCTTCTGGGTTTGATATACCTGGTTGAGGATTATATCCTTGTTCTCGTCGAACTCCCTGCCCGAGTATTTCCGGAACATGTCCTGCATGGATACCATACCGGCCGAAAGTTTATCGGCGTCAAGTTTAACCTGTTTCTCCTCGTCCTCCACTTCTATACCCGTAAACGCGAACTCCATCTCCTCGTCAAGCTCCGAGATCAGGTACTTGTTTATGATATCCTGAAGGAATATCAATAGAGGGTACAGACCTTTCTGGCGGCTGTGATCCAACCTCGCTTTCTGGCCGTCCTGACCGAACACGTTAGCGGCTTCCCTGAACTGGAATCCGAGCTCGCTCGGGTCTATCCGGTAAACAGAACATAGAAGAACTATTAGGAACTTGGTCCAGTTATCGAACTCCATGTCACGGTTACCTTTTTGCAAATCCACCCATTCCATGTCAATACCCGCGAAAATAGGGATCTTATGGGCATTTTCAGTACCCGTAAGCATCTGCCGCCACTTCTGCTTGAAATCATTTAGCTGGGTTTGATTGGTGTTGGGCCCGTTCATCTTTATGAACCCTTTCGGGTTTGACCCGTTCTTGAAGAAGTTACCGTTATACTGAACCCCGTTGAGGATGTAGGTGATTATCTCTATCAAGGATTCGAGCTCGCTTCTCCCGTACCCGTTCTGCCATATATCGGTTCCGACATTCCGTACCCCGAATCCCAGCTCCCACGGATAGTACATCACGTAAGTTCCGAGTTGCTTGTTGAAAACGATTTGCTGGTCGAAAACCTGGCAGTATTTAGGAAGGTAACCTTTGCACCTGTACCTCTCAAACTGAGACGCGTAATTGGGGTCGACCGTGTCAAGGAACCGTATCATGCTCCCGTCGATAGCCTTGAACTGGTGAAGTTCCTGACCTCGCGTTCTGGTTATCTCGAAAGCGAGTTGATCAATAGAGAGGGAATCCTGCATGATCTTTCTAACGAAGGTAACGAAGGAATCCGGCATCTCCCATTTATCCGTCTCACCACCGTTCTCCAAGAACGCAACGATCCTCTCCACTCTTTTTCTCTCGCTTTTAGTCATCTTCCTCTGGTCCTCGCCCGAATCGAATAACGATTTCTTCTTTCGAATGGTGAACCCCTCCTTCTGCTCGTCGTTAGAGAATTTCAGAAAACGGGTTACCTGCTCGATCCGGGTTGATATCACGTTCTTCACGCAATAGAGGTTGCCCATTCTCTGAAGGGTCTGGAACGATATCCTACTCAGCGTTTCCTTGTACCCCCTCCCTGAATAGGCGATGCTATCGGGTAAGAAGAAGATGGATTTGTTCTGCTCGGTCGATCTGATCCGCTGTTTCTCCACGTACAACCCGGCCTCTATCGCTTTCTCAACATCATCCGATGCGAGGGAAGCCTGTAATTTCGAGTTCAAGATGGTAGGGATAGCCTCGCCTAGCGAGTTGAGCTCCGAGAATGACATGGAGGCGATACTCTTTATCACCTTGTCGTAATCCGTGGATTGTTCCCTCGCTGAATTGTTATTTCTTACCTTTCTACTCATCTCGTTTTATTGTTTAATGAAAGATGGACCCGGAATCAATCCGGGTCCGATATTTTGTTAGGCTGCCGTTGAAGTGAACGAGCCGACCTGACTCTTCTCCACGTTCCCGTTCTCCAGGTGAACAAGTACCACGTAATTGATCTTTCCTAGAGGGTACGTGTTGGTGGAAGCGATAGGACCTGCTGCCACCGTGAAAGTCGGGTTCAATATATCGTAAGTTGAACCATCCGGGTAAACGAACACCTCGTAGAACTTGGCGTTAGCAACCGCCGTCCAAGCGAAGTTCAGAGCGGCTCCCTGCTTGATGTTACCTATAGGCGAGGTGAAAGTCATGTTCTTCTGAGCGGGGATAACCACCAACGTTTCAACGAAAGTGTTATCCGACCATTTCTCCAACGTTAAACCGGCTTTCTTCGCCATGCCGATTAGCTGTGCTCCATGGTACATCCCGATTTCAATATTGATACCAGCTTTAACGATCTCGGAGGATACCTCTCTCAGTTCTGTCACGTAGAATTGTTTCAACGATTTTTTCTCGTTCACGTCATGGAAGGAATCCGTCACGTACTTGGCAGTGGCCGTTTTATCGGCGTTCAAAAATTTATAAAGTATCATATTCTCTCTTTTTATTCTAACCAACACCCCGTTTCTCTTGAAGGGTGATATAATCGTGATAAAGATACGGATTATTTTCTATAACTCAAAAATTCAAGATTCGATTATATCAGTACCAGAAAACTCGGTTTTGACCCTTAAAAATTTTCGTAAGACTTTTTAAGGAATTTTCAGACTCGTGACCACCCCACCCCTTTTGATTTTTAATTACAGATCCTCTTATTTCATCCTTTAATTAGGAGGTTCTAATTTTTGTTCCTTCCCCTTCCTTATCCCTCTAATTTTCCCAGACCGTGAGGTGTCAGGGTGCGGGTGAGTCCACCTGAAGGGTGACCACCCCACCCCTATGCCGAGGGGATCCGTTTTAGGGTGATGAAATCACCCGGAACGGGTTCATCCGGAACCGGGTTCGAACATGTCGAATCCGTGAATATCTTTACTTCGTTTAAATAGGATATTCAATTTATTGAATATCCGAATATCTTTATAAATACCGATATTATCTTTATTAGGGGTCATTTTTATACCATCTGCCCGGTCATTTTTATACCACCTTTCGTCTGTTTGCCCGGTCATTTTTATACCATATTTATATGTACAACTTTTTGCCCGGTCATTTTTATACCACGTTAAATTTCTTGTTTTTGCCCGGTCATTTTGGGGATTGCTGTAGTGACTTTTTTACCCAATATTTATATGTACAACTTTTTGCCCGGTCATTTTGGAGCGATTTTCTAAATAAACTTTGTATATTTGTTGTTTATCCAAAAATTTCATCGTATTTTTACAGTTGGAAATGATAATTTTTAGTTTTATGGGTTTGTCGCCCTTCTAACTTTCTAAACGTTATCATTTCCAAATTAAGTTAGATTTAAGACAGTTTTATGAAAAAGGGAAAATGCATTCTTATATACAATTATGATTATTCAAGATTAGGGTTAACGCTGGAAGGCGAGTTCTTTATATCATCAATCTTTACCCTTCAAACCGAGATAAAAGTAAAAAGTAGGCGTGATTTTCTTCTTCAGTACTCTAAATTATCCGTGTATTCATATCCGCAATTAAATATTTTAATCAAAAAATATGCTGATATCCTTTTTTGGGATAGCGAGTCAAAGAAATTTCAAATAAGGAACGATAAATGGCTATTAAGAAAAATCCTTATCAAAGAAAACAATGAAACCTATTTATCGTTTCCAACTTGGTTGTTCCCACTAAACAAGGTCCATAAATTAAACTTCACCCAGCTATATATCATCGCGTTAATTGTATCCTATTTTTATGACAGGAAAGAATTTAATTGGGCGAATGAGACAATCGCAAGGAAATTGGGGATGGTGAGTGAGAAATCGATGAGAATAAATATCAATAAATTATACAATAAAGGGTTGATCAATATCAAACCGACAAACAGAACAAATATATTATATGTAACCGATAAATTATTAGATTATGAACACTTTACAAGATGATGAGAAATTAAAATTACAAGAAAAATTAGGTAAGAAAATCAGGCAGTACAAAAATTTGACAGAGATGGTTCGCGATGCCGCCCTCGAATCGGCAGCTCTTGATCAATGCGAGGAAACAGTCGCACTGAGAGAAGCATACAACAAGCGAAAAAAAGAGATAGACGAGATAAACGAGCAAGTAAGAACTCTATCGGCTCAAGCCAAAAAGATCAAAAAAGAGATAGATGAGATCCAAGATGCACTGTGTCCTAAAAGGAAAAGAAGGAGAAAAGAAGAGAGTGAAGAAAAGTAATATGAACACATTGATTATGAGAGTTTATCACAAAAAGGTGAAAAACCTTGGCACTATGAACATCCTCGTAACCAATGTGAAGGATATTTTGCCGTTACATCCAATTTAATTCGATAGATCTTATCTATCAAATTTTCTCCGAAAATGTTTGGATAATAGATAAACAAAGTGTATCTTTACAGTGTTGAAATAGAACAAAATTATTAATATTTAAAACAAGAGAATTATGAAAACGATCGACATTTTACTAGCATTTTTAGTCGCGTCACTACTTGCGGGATGTGATAGCTCAAAATTAAGTGAAGGTAGGTACGATATTACCTTGGTTGGTAAATGCCTGCCGGGGGATAGTGATAATTCCTTCATTTTCGATGAAGGGGTTTGGACCGGGTACTTAAGAGTGAACAACTTACCTGACGGGACCCAAAGAGCGGCTTTAACAACCGAGCTGGCCGTTTTCGGTCTCACTTATCTTGAATCGGGTGTTCTTGACGGGAAAGGTCATTTCATAGGCGAATTCATGAACCCAAGAACGTGGGTGGCTCAAACTGACACTTGCTATTACGAGATACTTAGAAACGGGAGCGTGATAATAGAGGATAAGAAAGTCGTCCTATCCTTAACGAGATGGTTGAGAATAAACGCCAAAACGGAAAAGGATGAAAAATACGTTGCCATTTACGGGTTGAAGAAAAATAAAAGAATAAAATAACGAACCTCTAAAATGAAAGATATGAAAGTGTTAGTTTGGATATTCATCGCGGCATTAACCATCATCTCTTCAACGTTCATGATTTCAAGCTTGTACGATGAATGGTACGAATACAAAGGTAAATACAAGGTCGAGGAAGGATCCTACCAACACCTCTATGTAGGAGGGTACGACGTGAACAATCGAGATAGCATGTTCACTTACAAAGAATCGGCGATATCAGCAACTCTCAGATTGATCAGCATCCCGCGAGGGGAGTGGAAGGCGGTTCTAACCACCGATTTTAAATGGAATAATGATAAATGGGTGGAAGTCGGCGTGTTTAACGGGAAAGGTAAGTTCATCTTCAACAATGAAACTCACGGTAACGGGTCGGTTGATACCTGTAACTATTACGTGACGAAAAAAGACGTTCTCGTTATCGATGACAAGGATGGAAAACTGGCTTTGAGCAAGCTTTTAAAAGCGATGGAAGAGGGTGGGCCGAGAGAAAACTATACCTCAATATACTTGCTCAAGAAAGAAAAATAAATCGATTATAACAATTATAAACATGGAAAACAAAGTTTTTAATTACAACGGGACTGATATCACTTTCGCGAGTGATGAGAACGGGTTAATGGTTAACGCCACCGAAATGGCGAAACCTTTCGGAAAACGACCTAGCGGTTGGATTAAAACTAAATCAGCGCAAGAGTTTATCTCCTCATTATCAGCCGTTCGGAAGATCGTCGTAACGGATTTGATTCACGTAAAACAAGGTGGTAACACTATTCAAGGAACATGGATGCACGAGGACGTCGCCATCGAGTTCGCCAGATGGTTAGCTCCAACCTTTGCCATATGGTGTAACGATAGAATAAAGGAGTTGCTAAAATACGGAATGACGGCAACACCAGAAAAACTGGAAGAGATCATATTGAACCCTGATCTCGTTATAGGTTTAGCGAAGAAATTAAAAGAGGAAAGGGAAGCGAGAATGAAGCTGGAAGAGGAGAACAAGATCCTGAAACCTAAAGCCCAATTCATGGAGAAAGTGATGGATTCCGACGAGCTCGTTGATATAGGTCAAGCCGCCAAGTTACTCCAACTACCTTTCGGTAGAAGCACCCTGTTTCAAGAATTGAGGGATAGAGGTATCTTCTTCGCCAGCCGCAATGAACCCAAACAGGAATACGTCGATCGAGGTTATTTCGTGATGAAGGAGAAATGGATCGACCGATCCTACTACGACGGGTTCACCGTTCTGAAAGTTCTGGTAACCCAGAGAGGTCTTGATTTTCTGGCGAGAGTGTTCGACGTTATTGATCAGAATAATAATTATAAACAATAAAACTATGAAACCTTTTGACATAGAAAAAGCGAAACAGGGTAAGTCTGTGTGTAACGGATATGGGATGGATGTTCGAATCCTTTGTTACGACTTGAAAGACGATAAATACCCGGTTGCCGGGGCGATCACTGATCCGGCAACCAACAGGGAAACGTTACAGAAATACACCCTCGATGGTTACGTTATCGGTGATGGAGCTAACAATAACGGTGATCTATTCATGAAAAATGAAAAGAGGAAAATGTGGGTGAACGTGTATGGAGATGATCACGATGATTCTTCCAGATGTTTTGGTGGTTTAAGACCGTATGCTACCGAAGAAGAAGCGAAAAATAACATTGGTGATTCAAAAGATTACATCGCAACGGTTCCAATTGAATGGGAAGAGTAAGGGGGTGGGTTAAAACAACCCCCTTTATTAAAATGTTGGTTATCAGATGGTGCGCCAAAATACCCACCGTCTAACTGATTGATTATCAAGTTTTCCGGCAAAATCCTGAAAACCCAAACCACAAAATTTTAGTTTGATAACTTATTAATAATGAACCACCGTAACAAATCGTTCCGGAAGATCCTGAGTTTAACTTAGGGGCAACCTTATCTTTTTGGATAAGGTTATTGGAATAAGTGCGTTACGAATTTAATTTGAAAATAGTGATGATAAATTTTGTTTATTCAAATATTGTTTTTACCTTTACCACGCTAAACGAATTTATATAATGATGGAAGTGTACGGTCCATAAAGAAACTTCTTTCATGAACATAGGCGGTTACCCGTCGCGAGAGTCATACCGGTACTTTTCATCATGTTATGATTCGTTTAGCAAACGCGACACGGTAACCGCTATTTCTATTCCACTAATTTTAAAATAAGAAAATATGAAGAATGAAATTAAATTATTCAAGAACGACCAATTCGGTGAAGTAAGAGTGATTGAATCAAATGGAGAACCACTATTCTGTTTATCTGACGTTTGTAAAGTTGTTAATCTTGTTAACCCAACTGAAGTAAAAAGACGATTAGATAAGGAAGATGTCCAACTCATTGATTTACACGCCCTCAATTCTACTGAGGGTATAGTCGGAAACGCTATAACAAATTTTATTACGGAGTCCGGTTTCTATGATGTAATATTGCAAAGTTCATCACCAAGAGTAAAACCTTTTAGAAAATGGGTTACCAGTGAAGTCCTCCCCTCCATTCGCAAAACGGGCGGTTACATGATAGCGAGGAATGATGAATCACCGGAAGAGATCATGGCGAGAGCCTTGTTGGTGGCACAGGAAACGTTAAAAAGAAGGGAGGAAAGGTTGAAACAACTCGAAACAGAGAATGAACGCCAGCGAACGACGATAGAGGAGAAAACGAGGGAGAACCATAACATGATGGGTAAGCTGATCGAACAGGCACCGGACGTGAAATACGTGAAATCAACCCTGAACGCTCCCACCACCTACACCACCACCCAGATCGCCAAGGAGCTAGGTATGAGATCGGCCGTTACCCTGCATCAAAAATTGAAAAATATGAAGGTGATGTTCTCCCAGTCCGGTTCATGGATGTTGACCGCACCTTACTGTGATAAAGGGTACACCAAGACCCGTACATCCACCGGCGAGAATAACAGCGGTGGTACCTGGAGCAAGACCATAACCGTGTGGACAGAGAAGGGAAGGAAGTTCCTACATGAACTTTTGAACGTTGAACTGAAAGATGAACCTGTGCAAATTTAATAGATATGAACGATAAAGAATTTCAAGAAAAGATGGGTGAGATAGCGGCTCGATGTCGCTTCACCAGGAGAGAAACCCTTTTCAGACCTTCAGGAGAGGTGAAAGAGTCGTTAAAGACTTGTTTAAACGCGAGAATAATAGAAATCGAACGGGTTTGTCCATCCTTCCACGTAACCTCGAGCAATCGAGCTCTAAAACGCGTCAAATTCGTTGGAGTTGAAACCGTTTCCTTCACCGGTTCCCTCTTCGTTATAGTGCTGAACGAAAAGGGAGAAACGGTGAGAACGTCTACCTTCAACATCTGGATAAATGATAACGACCTTCTATTCTGGCACCTGAAGATGAAAAACCGGGAAATGAACCCGTCAAATCCCGGTAAAACAAACAACTAAAACAATGAAACGAAAAAGCAACCGTTTTATCTCATCTTACCCCACCAACCGAGGAACTTGTACCTGTTTCTCTCCCCTTCCGGCTTGTTCCAAGTCGACGCCACCCATCTAGCCTGCCTCTCGAAACCTATGTTACGGTAAGCACCGTGAGGTCCCATAATGAATAGAAGGACGAGCCATTCAAGGAGGTAAATGATGTAATAGAGAAGGGGTCCTATCAAGATGTACAGTAGCATCCACCAATCTATTTTTACGAAAGAGATGGTGACGAAAAAGAGGATAACAGATAAGGGTACACCCACTTTCGTTACATCCCGGTACTGGAGGGCGTGACACCCCTCATGAGCTATCGTTTTCTTGCTCAACCATTTACCTTCCGTTATCACGTACCCGAAGAACATCATGGTGGAGAAATTCGAAAGGAAGGTCAGTATCTTGGCCAGCCTGGAATTGTAATAGATTTTCATGGTTCTTCCTTTTAGCGTTCAACCACTTCCACGTAAGTACCAACCAAGTCAGCGAGATTATGAGTTAGGGCTTGACCTGAATCTCTCGTGCATCTATACAACACGCTATTTTGGGTATAGTACTTGCTGTTGAAAATTTCCATCGGTGGGGTGTAGGGAATGGGGTCATTGATCGTACCATCATGCTCTTTATCTATCACCTCGTAGAGGGAGGCTGTCTCGATACCGGGCGTGTAGATGAGGAGAACCGTGTGATCCTGTCTCACTCTATAAAGTTTCCCCATATATTTAAGGATATTCCCTTTCTTCACCGCCTCCCCTATCATGTCCACGAAATTAGGAAAGAGGTCAGGTATCTCAAGAGCCGTGCTATTCTGAACATCAACCTGCGTTTTCATAATCAATTTTTGCGCTTTCAAGATCTGTTCCTGAACCGGTATGTTACTCTCCTCCATTTCGGGTACCGAATCGACCTCCTCGAACTTGGAGGCGTCATCGCCGGGTAATATCATCGATCTCTTAAAATAAGATTCCGTTCCAAGGCGGTGAACGGACTTGTCGGAATCGCTGTAAACTTCTTTACTTGTAACCTGTATCATGATTTCTATTATTAAGCGGTTGCGAATGTTATCCGTTTCTCTTGTGCTAACGTTATCAACGCGTGCCACTCGGTTTGCGTTTCATCTTGAATCTTGGCGTAAACGTCAGCATGAACGGTTACCGTGATAGCCGAGGCGTTAGCCGCGTTGGTGATCAAATATTGCAAGGATTCAAGGCTGAGAAGCGGTGAATCGGAGAAAGGGATACTTATTTTTAAATTCTTTATAAACACGCTATTTAATTTTTCGCACGATCCAAATGTATAATTCACGTCGGATGTTATCTTCGAAAAATCTAACACCCCTAAAATCTTTGTAAGTTTACGACAAGCCGTAAAGGCTGAATTAACATTCGACACTGGCGTCCGATAATTTAAAGAGTTAGCACCAAGTTTTAAAACTTCAAATTGACTACCACGAAACGCATCAAAAATACTTATCGATTTTTGAAATCGATAAGTATTTTCATAGAACCCCAAGTTAGCTCTAATTTTTGCACCGGGATACGAAGATGTTAAATCACCATACTTATCCATTTCGTTTGTTTTTACATAAATCTCTCTCATCTGCTCTTCGGTAATATCCGTTAGCCCGTTCAACTCGTAGAACCCGGTTTGCTCGTTGTAGACAGCCCCTGCGGCAACGTACAAGGCACGGTTCCCTTGCTGGGTGTTGATGTTACCCTCCACGGCGGAGATGGAAGCCGTGTTAGCCTCGATCTCGGTGTTCATGTTGGATAGAACATCGTTGATATCCTCTATCTCGTAAGTTTCGTTGATAATGGGTGGGTAAGGCTCAACAATAGGGCTTAAAATACAGGTAACACCATATTTTTTAACTGCCGAAGTGAAAACAAGGTATTTATTGAGAAAACCTCCTTCAGCCCATGGAATCGCCGTTAAAACTTTATCGTTTTCATCTAACAAAACGAGAACTGCCGGATCAACTAAACTTTGAAGATTATAATAACCAATGTCAAAATGATAAATCTTATCTGTTTCGGTAAGATACGTTCTCACTATGGTGAGTGCTTCCCCTGGAACGAAAGCCCCATCCATATTATAATATCCTTGGTCGTTTGGCTGTGTTGTTGGCGTCGTTCCTTTCGTTCCCCTCACTGCCATCTTTCCCATCAATTGTGACACGTCGTACATGTAATCGTTCAACTTGGTGGCATTCCCGCTTTGAAGAAGGGAAGAGAGAACGGAATAGTTCTGACCGTCCCTCGCCACCGGGATCATCTCCTGACCCGTTATCTCAGTTAGAGCCTGTAGCTCTGATATTTTCTTTCCTGCCATTTTCTTTATTCGTTTTGAATTTCAAGTAATATAACTTCATCGTCTTCAAGTAGGAAATCCGAAGAATCCTCCAGCAGGAGAACCTGTTGATCCGGTTCCTTCCCGCCAACCGCCCCTCTACCTTGAAGACCTATACCGAACCCCAAGCCTATCGATGTCATAAGCCAAGGATTAAATCGTTAGCACTCTCCACCTCTTTCACCTGGATGGGTAGGAACCCGCCCACGTTGTTCTTCATGAAATCGGAAGGTAGCGTTACCTTCTCGCTGTTGTTTAGAGGGGTGATCGTTACCTCCCCTTCCTGTAAAGGTGCGATGTAGAAGAAAGGTAAACCGAGATCGCTCGCTTTGACCGTCCCGCTCTTCTTCACCATGAATGAAACCGCGAATGAATGAACGCCTCCTATCCCTGAAACGTTCCCCGAACGCGGGGTTGATATATCGTATCTTTTCATGCTGTTCAAGGTTTTAGATTAATTTTTGAAACAAGGATAAAGCGTACCCGCACCCGAACCCGATATCGTTATAGAGGGAGAAACGAGCGGTGTACCCCATGTTACAGATCCACATGATAAGGGTGGCGACAAGTCCGGTCCAAGTACCTAGAAAAGCGCAAACGAGGAAGGTGATCAAAAGACAGAGAAAACCTTCACTTTTCAGAAAATCGATTAAATATTTCATATAACTAGTTTTTTGTAATTAGACATGTATTCCTGTTCCGTACCCGCACCAAGCGGTGTGTTGTAGTATTTCTTCCAATAACGAGCTTGTCCATCCAAGCTAGAAGGGATCCCCTCTTTCACCCTTAGATAATGAACCCTTGCCATGCAGGTCGCCAGGCGATCGTTGTTGACAAGATCTTTCGAGTTAAGTTCCTTCACCCCGCTCACCTCCATTATCTTCTCCTTCAAAATAGGCTTGGAAGAGAGGTAATTCTTCACTATGTCACCGAAAGTGGCCGGTTCCATCTGGTAAATACCGAGAGCCGGGCCGCCCCCTATCTGTTTTCGATACTTTCCGAGGTGGCTCTCTTGGGCGCACGTACCCATCAACAACTCCACCGCCTCTTTCCGGTTTATGGCGGGGTAAGAGGGGAGTGTTGCCAGCTCGCCAAGTACTTCCTCGATCAAGTTTCTTAATTCGTTAGATTCCATGATGTTTCTTTTTACATTTTCGATGGAAAGGTAATAAAAAATGATTGATTATCAAAATGAAGGTGAAAAAGAATGGCGTGGCGGGTGAAGAATTAAAAAGTACGCGGAGATGTGTTATTAGCGTGAGAAATAAAATAAAGGACCGAACCCGCCACGCCTAGACTGAGTTAATTGTTCTTTACACGATGTAAATATACGGATATATTGTTTATCATCAAAATAAAAAGGAGGATTTCTCCTCCCTTTCTCGCTAGCCATCATCTCGACGGGTCACAAATCTAACACATTTTATAAACCAAACATTATCAGTCCAAATATACACTTTATTTATCATTTTACAAAGATAAAAGAATAAAAATAGAGGGCGGGATCATCCCAACCCTCTACCAAATGTAATTATGAATCAAAAAAGAATAGTGGTTTTTCTCCTTACTCGTGGTTCACCACCTCCACGATAGGTGATTCCTTGATCTGCGTGATCTTCCATTCAATGGTTGAACCCGCCCAGTCCTGTTCGATGAAAGGAATTGCTTCTTCCGGCACGCTCGCCCTCACCAAGTAATAGAGATGGTAATTCTTCTTCTTGCCCTCACCCGTTTCCTCCACGTAAGTGACTGTGACTTTGAAGAACTTATCGTCATCGCCCTCCACCTCGTTTATCACCTTGTTGATCCGGGAATAGGTGATGGCTTTGATGGTGAGATCCTTGAAATCCCTCTCCCGGGCCAGTTCCACCATCCTCGTTTCCGCTTCCGTGAAGCTCATGGCGTCGATGAGGAAGGAACGGTTAACAGCCTTCACCTCACCAACCTCGTTCACTTCCGGGTACTTGATCTTAACTTCGTAATACATGATCTATCCTCCCCTTCTTTATTTAGCGGTTCCTTCTTTAGCATCTTTGTCAGCCGGTTTGATGGAGGGACTTTCCTTCACCTCTTCCTCGAGCGGGTTATGTTTCAGTTCCTGTTGCAACACGCTGTTAACGATCACGTCCTTGAAACGGGAGAAATCGTACTGGTTCTGCATCTGGTTTCTCTTCTCCTCCAGTACCTGATCTATGATCATGTTCTTCGCGAACTCGTACCCGAGGTTAATGAAGTTAGCGTTACTCTCGATGTGCGCCTTTAACTGTTCTAGCTCTTCTCTTTTCATGTTTTAAAAATTTAAATTGGTTTATGTTCATCTATCGAGCCTCTTTCTCGATCATTTTCTTCAACTCGTACATCCCTTTCATGATGCTGTCAATCTTGTCCAGTACCATTACCAGGTTCTTCTTATTAGAGGCTGGTTGGAAGGTACGTTGAAAGTCTTCGAACGATATCACCTTGGATCCTTTTTCAAGACAGTGGGATGGGTAGATGTACCCGTTCTGAAGGTTAAAGTAAGGCATCGCTCCCGTATAAGCCTGTTTGGGCTCTTTCAACCCCGTCACCTTCTTGAAATAAAGGGAACATTCATTCATCTCACTTTGGCTCCCGCATCTCACGTACACCGTCTCCCCTTTATTCTCTTTCACTTCCTGAAGGATCATCTCCACGTTAGAGGTGAACTCCCTGGTTGATATGATCAACCCGTTATCCTTCACCCCTTCTCTCGTCAGTACCACTCCATCCTGTACGCGGAAGAAAAACGGGTAATTACCGCTACAGGTATACTGTTTGGCTACCGGGTAACCTACCTTCTCCGCGTACCGTACCACCTCCTGTAATTCTCCCGCGCTGTTGAGGGTTACAACCCCTCCTTTATCCACGAACTCTTTCAATTTCATCGTTCCTAATTTTTATCTGTTTAACACTAAAACGTTATCTAACTCTTCCAGGATCCTCAACCCCTCGTCCTCGTTCCTAACCTTCACCGTGAAAGAGGACCGTGAAGTTACCACTTTTATCGCGAACCTCAAAGCGGGATCATCCATATGCTTATATTCTATCATCTGGTAGGAGAGGATCGAGGACACTCTAACTCTCAACCCTCCCACCCGGATGAACATCACGTTATTTCTCTTTTCCATGTTTCTCGTTTTATAATTTAGTTTTTCGGTTCACCCATAACCCAACACCAAGCAGGAAGAACACTACCGCCAACCACCACGTATCGTAATTGGGTTCCTCGTAGAACATGGGCCTGATGCATTGAGCGGAGGTGAAAAATGAGGCGAAAGCCATGAATATTTTCGTTTTCATAATCTCTTGTTTTTAATTAATTCTTTATTTTCAACACGATAAAGATACAACTTGTTTATCAATTATCCACGTCTTTCATCTTAAAATTTCGTACCCGTAACCTTCCAGAAGGTTTATACCCCTGATTTCCTCACCCGTTTCCGGGATTCTGATCCTTCCATCCTCCTCTATCGCGAGAAACACCTTACCGTCAAATTCTCTTTTTAGCATGTGATAGAGCTGTGTATTCTCGTTTTCTCCCCCATCGCCGTGTAAATCGTTATAATTTACTTCTTCCTGCGTTAAAAACGATATTTGACGCGTCATTTCCCTTACCCTCTCTTCCAACATGAAATTGTCCGCTTCCAGTTCCCTCACCCTTTCCCTTAAATAGAGGAGCTCGGTCCTTTCCGATAATGATACGCTCTCCGTCATTCCTCCAGCAGTTTAAAAATAACTCCCTTTCTATCTTTTCTCACCCTCTCCTCACACGGACCTATATGTTTCATCGCTTTACAGCAATCCGAGTACGATCCATCTTTGAGGAAACATTCCTTGCACCCTTCCTTTTCCAGAACCACCAGATGTAATCTTTTCCTGCCGTACAGGAACCTCTCACCTACCTTTTTCTCGTTATCCATAACTTTTTCTTTTTAGGTGAAAGCTATTATATATTATAATATATAATAGCTTTCAAAGTTTGTTTAATACATGGAAAAATTTTAAAATTCAACGAGGATCAATCTCTTATCGGATATCTCTCCGTTCACGATTTTTTTCACCCACATATGGTTGGAACCGAATCCTATTCTGAAAAAACCGGCGTACCAAGTCGCATCCTCATTCTCGGAAGAGAATTTCTTTATTAATTCTTTTTTATCCCTGCAATCCTGAATATCATTCAACAAGCTAACCAATGCTTCCATTCCTTCTAACGTTGCGTTCTCGATTCTGTTTTCAATTTGTGCTTTCATATCTCTTATTGATTTTAGTTATACATCATTTTCAACACTGTAAAGATACACAAAGTTTATCAATGTACAACAGAAAACCGAGAAAAGTTTGGGTAAAAAATCTTAAAATCATTTCCTTCCCAGATAATCACGGATCATATTTGAGACATCGAAAGGTTCTAGGTTCGACTCCTTACCGTTCCAGATGTAATCCACCGCCCATATCAAAATACTGAATCCAACCATCGGTAAGAGAAGAATCATGAAGAAAAATCTAAGCATTCTATCCATATCATTCAATTATTATAGTAAATATAAAATCATTTCGTACCCGCTCCATTTTCGAGGATAAAACCTTGGTGGAATTTCGACACTCTGATCTTCATTATCAACGAGTTACATTTTCGGTCATTTTCCGTGAAAATAGCGGGTTTCATCTCTAAAATTAATTCTTTTTAAGATACTTGGATTCCCCTCAACTTATAGCTCTTGAAAGTTCGGTGAAGGGGCGGGTGATCCTTCAATAGAAGCTCTTCCAATTCCCTCTCCGTCGCCTCATAACAAGGTCCGACCACCACCACGTCCTCGCTATCGGATTTAAAATCAACGTACTTTTCATCCACGAAATAGGTACGAGACGGGTAATGAAGGTAATACGACATCTCCTTCGACGGACCTTTCCTCCCGCGATAAGTGTAGAAGGGATCGATAACCTCGCTCATCGAGGTTGTGTTCACCAACATGTCAACCTCTTCCATCCCTTCATTGACGACAACCCCGACTATTATATCACTCTCTCCCTGCCTTATCTTCCCTATATAGATCTCCCTTTGCGAGGATGAGTAGATATAATAATCTCTCAACCGCCTTCCTTCCCCGATAGGTACATCATCCTCCCACTTTTCCTGCGTTTTGTAATTGGCGAGGTAATCGGCGATAGAGTTACCGAAAGCGGTTTCGTCATCCATCCTGTCTTGATGTCCTTTAACGTGAACGTAGGTCTTCAAAACTTTAGGGGTTCGATCCAGCTCGTTGAGAACCTGAAGCCATAGATCCTTGTTCTTTACCGGTCCGGCAGAACCCATCCAATTATTCTCCAACCAAGCGGGCATGTACTCGATAACGCTCTTCATCACGTACTCCGAGTCCATGTAGAAAGTGGCCGAGGTAGGTTCGTTATCAAGGTGTTTCAAGGCTAGAAGGAAAGCGTGGATTTCGGCCCTTCCTGTCTTGGTGTATCTCCAACCTTTCGACAGCATGACCTCCAACCCGTCATCCCATTTCATGTACACCCCGCTGCCACCTTTCCGGTCCTCCTTGATGGTGGCGGAACCGTCAGTCCAGATCTTAACGCTTCTCATCCCCGTCGAAATTTAGGTTACAATCCTCGCAATGAAACATTTCCATCCACTTTATCCGGTACGTTCTCCTGCTCTTGCATCTGGGGCAGGCGGGATGGTTCTTCTTGAAGCATTCCACCACCCAGGCGTAAATCGTTACCATCACCACCCATAGAAGTACGAGTATTATTATCACCACGTTAACTATCGTTTTCATATTTCTGTTTTTATTTATTAATGATCATTTTCAACACCATAAAAATACACTATGTTTATGAATTATCCAACGAAATCGATCATTTTTCTTGAAATAAAAACGGAGGAGGTCGATAACCCTCCTCCGACGATTGTTTAACTAAAAATAAATAAATGAGTAATGAAAACTGGAAGGACGCGTTCCGTCTCGGATGTTCCGGCGCCCTGATTAACTCAAACAATAATCAACATTTAAAAAGCAAACACAATATCTTTATATATCAACGCATTATATCGGATATTATCCCGCTTATATCGGCCATCTGCGGGTAGTTGTCATCGTTCAACCAGGTCTTCACTTCCTCGTAGAAAGCCTCGCCTTCCCCATCGCTAGTGAAGGAATAAGAAGCGGGTTCATCCAAGCCGGTAACGTACAGGAGCACCCTGCAAGGTTCGTTCTTTTGCCACCACTTTCTGGCTTGGATTGAAGATTTCAGTTCCACCCCGAATATCGCCGATTTTCTTATCAATATCTTCTTTTTCATGGTCTTTTTCGTTTCAATATGTAAATATACGAATTATTTTTGTTTAAACTTGTTATAACCGATTCTTTTTCTTTATCTGATAATTTATGTTGATTAGAGGGGGTGAATTAGTTATAACAGATCTATGACTCGTCGTCCTTCTTCCCTTCACCCTCCTTTTTCTTCTTCTGTAGGTGGTAACGCTGGCGACGGTACTCCCTCCACCTTTCTTTCTTCTCCTCTTCCGTCATATCTCCTCTCTTGGCGTACCTTCGCTTGGTGATCTCGTTCACCTCGATTATCTTTTTCTCCTCCGCCAGATCGGTCGATGACATACCTCGACGCAGCATCTCCAATAACTTACCACGACCTTCCTCGACTTTAGGTAATTCCTTCTCTTCCACCACGATAGCGTCCGATATGGGTTCAATTTCGTTCACCCTCAACCTCGATTTCTCCCCCAGCTCCTCCCAAGACATGTTCCGGATTATATCACCCGGCAGTTGGATGTTCTGACCGTCGAGGAAGTTTTTGTTGTATCCGTTATGATCCTTGTAATAGGAGGAGGCGAGCTGGCCCATGATGGAAGCCGGATTTATCCCCGCTTTAGCCGCCACTAACCCTATAACTATCATATTTATAGGAAGTTTCTGAAGAGCTTCGGCGATGTTATCCTGTCCGTGTATCATGGCGTTGATATCTATCTTACCGTCCACGGTTAGGAAGAGTTGTTCTCCCTTACATTCCTTTCTCGCCTGCTCCAAGACCTTTCTTATCTCGGCCGAGTACGCCAGCTTCCCCTCTCGATCGAACCGCATCCTCCAATTCAGAAGCAACTCGTTGAGAACCTGCAATCTACCGGTCTCCGTGGCGATAAAAAAATCTTTCTTAGAATCGATAAATTTCAACCTCCTCCTCTCTATCGTTTCCCGGTTATCTTGATAGAAGATTTTCAGCAAGCTAGTGGACACCGTGTAACCTTTCTTCACCTTCAGGACCGAGATTATATCCTGCGTGGTGTAGAACTGGGCGAAGAGATCGATGATCTCATCCGCGTTCTCCATTATCGCCACGCTGTACTTCGACCCGAAAAGCCCCTTTATTCGGTTCTTGTGAATGGACAACTTCCGAATGATCGGCATCGCGTAGGTGTTTCTGTGTTCGACCGCCTCATCCGCCTGTTCGTCCGTCCCACCCTGCTTCTTGACAGCCATTCTCACATTCACGCCGGTGGTGTCCACCGTGCACTCTTTTCCCTGCTTGTTAGTGAAGTGAAAATACCTTTCAGGAAGGGTTTCCCAGTACCTTTTTATAAGCTCGTACTCGATGTAGTGTTCTTGGATCTCATCTTTCTGCCCTTTTATGTAATCAGGTAGATTATCACGTATTTTTTCTCTTAATTCATCGATTTCCATATAATTGTTTTAGCATTCCGGGTGTGAAGATACGTTTTTGTACTCATTTTAACAAAAATCGATTCATTTTATTTATCTCAGTCGTGGAGCCGGTCATTCAAAATATCAAGATAACATTGCATGTGATGGAGCTGTTCACGTAGAAGGTACTTTTGCTTATCGCTAACGTGATCGAAAGTTTTGGAGTTGACGAAATCCCTTAATTTATTCACCTTCACCTCCAGTTCGTCTCTCTCGTTCATCAAACGATCTTTCCACGTGTCAACGCAATCGAACATCATCTCGAACTCATCTTCAAGAAACCAATTCGTTTCCCCTCCCTCCCATTCAACTCGGTAAACAGGGTTACCCGAAACAACCTCATCCGGTACCTCACCTTTCGAATGTAACTTGCAATACTCGCCGTAAGTCATTTCCTCGACCTCGAACTCTCCTATATATTTATACTTTTTCATAACTTTTAAATTTAATGACAACTAGGATCAATCTTCCTTATCATTTAACCAGGATTCGAACCCCTCCACGTTTTCGAACATGTTATAGAGGTCGCACCTGATATCCGCAACGGTTTTGGTGCTACAATCCACGATACCTCGGAAAATACCGATATCACAAATTTCCCTGTCACTTAACCCGTCGATAATTTTTCTCAATTCCTCTTTCATACCTTCTCTATTTAATGAGATGAACTATAACGGCTGCCAGTATAGCAACAAGAAATACTATACCAACCCAGATCGCCACTTTCTGTCCTTTTCCGATATTACCGTTACTCGTTGTCCGAGTCACGCAAAACGCTATCAAGGAGATGATAGCGATAATGAAAATAATTAGCTTAATCATGATTTATTCCTCCCATTCTATTTCAACAGTGTCGATATAATGTGGACTTTTTGTATCAATATCTTTTAACGCTTCCTCTTTTGTTGGGTATATTGTGCCAGCTGTTTTAGAACCGAAATAAGAAGCGTTTATAAGCACGTTTATCCATCCTTCTTTCTTCTCCGGCTTCATGGATAAATCAAGTTCCGATTCTGCACTCTTATAGTTGCGACCATTACTCGTATGAAAACAAACTAATTCTTCGCCATCTTGGTTGTCATGTAAAGCAACAATCGGATAGTCTTCGCCTTTCCTATCGAAACACAATATTCTAACATTTTCCCCGGCTTTATTACATACAGGTTTGCCCTGTTTCGCTTCTTCTAAATCAAAAGGTTTCATAATTTTATTTATTAAAATCCCATTCCCATTTCCAGTCTTCATCACATATTCCTAATTGACAATAAGGATTATCTATGTGTTTTTCTATTTCTTGATATAGAGATTTGATCAGTGATTTTTCTCTATCATCTAATTTAGATAATAGTTTATCCATATCTTCTTGAGTGAAAACATAATAAGGAGATAATTCCTCATCAATAATTTCTTTCGCTTTATTTAATGATATGGTAAAAAATCTTTTCCTCTCATATTAAAAAGAATTTACCTTCAGTATTTATACTTATTCTAATATTTTTATATATCCATTCCATGGTAAAAGTTTTATAGCTCATTTTTATTTCTTCTTTCTTTGTTTCTTACTTAATTTCTTCTTTCCCTTATAAGGATTAGGTTTTCCAGCCCTTATCTCTCCTATTTGATTATACTTATAATTGACATTGGCGTCACTCAATTTTAGATCTGATAACGAATAGTGATCATTTGGTGATGCTAACGCGGCTAACAAGGAAGGTGATATGAGTCTTTGTAATCCATTCATCTCTATCTATTTTTAAATTCAATAATAGTATCTGTTCTTACAAGCACTGAATCAACATAAACTTTCTCGTATTTAACTTCTAGATTACCTCTTAGGTATTCTAAACAAGACTTTTCTTTCGGTTCTGTTATTACTATCAACCATCCAAATACAGTTAAATAGAGTAGCCCTGTTACAGTCATTAAATACAGAACCCAAAACTTTTCTTCTTTATATACTTTTATATATAAAATAATAAGAGTTAGTATTCCAATAATAATGAAAAATATTCCTGCATATACCATATCTAAATAGAATTTTTAATGTTAATAGATAAATCATCTGCTTCAAAATCAAACTTGGATGCTGGAACTATATGTTTCCAATTTACCCCATTTGAATTTATTTTTGATACATGACATTGTCTACATTTTTTATAATATCTTAAAGACCAATCTCCGCCGTTTTCAGATACCATAACTGGTATATTGAAGGGAAGCAATTGATTTCTTTTTCTTCTAACTCTTTTTCCCAATCCCTGTTATCCTTGGATGGGAATATTACACATTCACCTTTTTTATCAAACTTTCCATCCTTATCCAAAACCATCCAAGCACCGCCCTCATTACGAATCCAAATAGCTTCGTTATCAAGATCAATTTCACAACCTCCTAATAAAGGAGAATAACCTTCAGTTACTCCTAGTTCTTTTATTATATCGTATATAGTCATAATTATCAATCCTTATAAATAATTTTATCTTTAATTATAAATTCACCTCTAATTTCAGTTGGCAAAATATTAGTAATACATGTAGGAAATACATCTCCATTCATCGATTTACATAAGGGGTGAATCTCTTTAGGCATGGGAGCTGGACAATCTTTACAATGCATTACCATTTCAAAATGTTGCTTTTGCCCATTTTTATCCTTGCTTCCGCAGCACTCGCAATGAATAGGATAATAAAAATATGTTCTTTCTAATCGTGTTTCTTTACCACAAATTTCACATTTCCCGTATTCAATTTCTCCGCTCATAGCTTATTCAATCATTAAATAGTCCTTAACTAGTTGTTCGTTGTTCTTCAAGAATACATTTCTTTGTTCTTCTGTATGGAAGGCTAGAAATTCGTACCTTATATAGTTCACGACAGACTTAATTTCATTGCAATCTCTTGTTATAACATATTTCTTCATATCACTATCTTTCCATTCCTCATCGGTTATTTCACCTCCATAAAAAGGTATTAACTGGCTAATCTGTGCCATTGCTAGAGCTGATTTAGCATGTTTTTCGATAAGAAATACATTCTTATTTTCTCCATTAGCTATAATATTGGAAGCTGGTCTAATAATACAGTTATTTGCTATATAACAACCACTTACTCCTTTCAAATCTTCCCATTTCGGATATTTGGATTTCTTCTTTTTAAGAACAATGATTTCTTTATCTTTTTGTTCTGAAATCTCGTATTCTTCTAAATTAATGTCTTTTATTTCCATGATTATTTTCTTTTTAATATTGCTGATCTTCTTGATTTGTTTGAACTACCAAAATAAATTTGTTCGTATTCTTGAATTTTTCTCCATCTCTCTTGTCTTTCCTTCTTCCGTTTTTCCCTTCTCTTTTCACGACCGCTTCTGAGATCGGGTTGAAAGGACCCGATCACCGTACCGCTACAAATATCTCTTATTTCCATGTTCTTACTTATTATCTTCTAGCGTAAACGTAGTCATTACATTCAGGTTCCAAACCTTCGCTTACAACGTATTTCATATCATCGTATTCCGGGCATTCCTTCATCGCAAGACCTGTCACATCAACATAAGAAGTTCCATTCTCATCGCATTCAACAATAAACCAACCATCGTTATACATCACGTACCCATCCTCATATATCGTTTCTATCAATGTTCTACGGTCCCTCATCGTGGACGATGCGAGTTCGTACGATTCCCGTATCGATCCTTGTTCAGCTTGATTGATTCTTGCCATCGCTTTTAACGCTTCGTTTGCTAGTTGGATACGAGATAAACCTTCAACGTAAATGTGTGTTGCAACCGGTTGTGAGAAATCAATGTCGTTATATAATCTTGAGCCTTTCATATCTCTTATTGTTTTTAGTTATACATCATTTTCAACACTGTAAAGATACACAAAGTTTATCAATGTACAACAGAAAATCCGGAAAAGTTTGGGTAAAAAATCTGAAAATAAAAAGAGGGTGGAAAGATCCACCCTACCTTGTTGAAAATAACAATGAATATATGAAAACAAAAAATCATCATTTTAGCTCGCACATACCTCCCGAGCACGCCTGAGCCACGGTTGACCCGGCATCAACCCATTCTTCGTTCCATGAAACAGATTCCCAGTCAACGTGTTTCATTCCTTTCAATTTCTGCCAGCGATGAAACAGGGATACGTGTTTCAAGCAAAATTCAGTTCTCGACAAATCACCGTTCAAGTACTTCGTGGCAAAATTTTTGAACCTTCTTACCCAGTCCACTTTCTTGTCCACGATAGATTGAAGATGCGATGATATGGCGTTAACGTCGCTGATCATAACCCCGTTCACCTCGACCAACAGTTTTCCATCTTTTAGGTGAGAGAGGATAAAATCTGATATATCCTTGTCGGTTAAGATTAGATGGTGGTTGTTTCTCCCCATGGCCACGTCGCACGCCAGCCATAGATCATCGTTGAACACGGCCAAACCATCAACGATCAAGCCTCCCGCGAGGATAGCTCCCGCGCCGTACCTCTCGGCCAACTCTTTCTCATCCAAAACGCTCGTGTAGGGGGCTTGGGGGTAAATTAAATCACCTCCTTTCGGAAGAAAGCTGATCCCGGAGAAAACATCTCGATTCTTCCATACGTACTCTCTCACTTCTTCCCACTCTTCATCCCTTACCGTGCAGGTGTTTGAAACGTTCATTCGAAGATCCTTCATTTCTGGGTACTCTTTGTAGAAGGGATGATCAAAATTCGTCCCCACCTCTATCCAATGCTCTTTCGTTAGTTTAACCAGTTTCAAGAAATCGAGGGCCGATGAATCCTCACTCGTTAGAACGTTATCATCTAGCTCTACCGGGAACGATATAACGCTCTCCCCTTCCTTGTTATAAACAGAAGGTCTAACCATGACAGGATTAACCTCTTTCACATGCTGAAGGGCTTGTTCCGTGTTAGCGGCTTGTATGTTTCTTATAAATCTCTTGAAGTGAAATTTATGAATACCAGAGCTGGTACATCCAAGTAGCTGGGAAGAGTTACCGGATGGTTTGATAACCGTGGTTCTGGCCGCGTGATTTATACCGATCAGGTCAGCCACCCTTCGATTCGTTTCCTTCACCACCCGCGCCCCCTCTTCCTGCAATTGAGGGTCGAACAGTATTTCCGGGTTCTCACACATACCCGTTATTCCGACACCAATCAAAGCGTCCCTTTCCGCTATCTTTCTAGAAACGGGAGATAGAACCTTGAAATTGGTGTACGATGCTTGAATCGTGCCCAGAATAGCCGCTCCCTTGCAAGCGTCAAGGAATTGTTCCCTCGTTTTTATCCTCGATCCGTTTATCTCGGTTAAATTACAAAAGGAGAAACCCGATTCGTGAACCCCATCCTTGTTCCTGAATTTCGGGAACATCCCCACCTCGCAATTATGAGCGATCAGCCCGTTCACGACACCCCAATGCCCTTCATCGAGTATCTCGAAATCGTACACCTCCTCGATATTCCCGCTATCCATTATTTCGATGCATTTAGAATCAGTGCCGTCAAAACCTTTGACTATTTTCCCTATCAGATTAGAGGCTATGCACTCTAACCCGTCTTGAAGCATGAACCTATGATCGGGCGTGCATTCAATCCTCCTACCACTATCAAACGTAAGCCTTATAACATGCTTGTAACCGTTTGACCATACCCGACCCTGTTTTTTCTCACCATCCTTGTTTATTAATAAAAGAGGGTATTCATCCTTTCTAACCGACCACGATGCCACTTCACAGAATTTCCTGTAACCCTCGCTTGTTAGCAACATCGTATCTCCTGTAAAGCAGCAAGGATTGTACACGACATCCTTGTGTGACAGGAAGACCAAGCCGGGTTCACCGAACTCCTTTATCGACTTAAATATCTTGTCGTAAGTTTCTTTCGGCGTGTTAGGAAGAATCACGGCGCTGTTGTTCGCCCTCGCCAACTCCGGGTACTCACTAAACCAGTTTCCCGTCTTGCAATTCAGCATCTCCTCGTCATCCGCGTCAAACTGGCATAAAAGTGCGGATCTGCGTATACCACCCGAGATAACCGCGTCGGCTATGATACACGCCATCCGGTGTAACTCGAACGGAGTAGCTTTCCTTCCTTTTATCTTTCTCAACACCTTGTTCAATTTCTCGATACATTTTTTTAGAGGTTCGGGCCCCGGTGCCTTGAACCCGCCGCTTATGAACGATCCTTTCGGTCTTATAAGAGAGTAATCGAAATTGATGGACGGTAAATTGAGGTAGTGCACTTTCACAACCTCTCCAACCGCGAACGCCCATCCCTCTATCGAATCATCGATAACGATGTTGACCGAATCAGACTTTTCGTCCACTCCCTTCAATTTAGGTAATTTCTCCGTGTGAACTCTCTGAACTGAGTAACCGGCTCCCGCCCCGCACAGAAGAAGGTGCATCAATTCTTGGAAGAATTCGATTCGATCTATGTACGATCCCGTGCAATTAAAGTTCCGTGAATGATTCTTCAAAAGTGAATCTCCACCGTATTGAAGGGCTCGTTGAGCGCCGAGAATTACCTGATCGCGATACAGTCTCTCGGCGAACTTCAAGTAAGAATCAATCTCTTTCTCATTTCCTTCTTTAATCGCCATGTCATCAGCCAAGTGCCGGTAGTGCATGTCCATGACCCGGTCCACGCTTTGATCCCACGTTTCCTTCTTTCCGTTAACGGTTCTCGCGTACTTGCTGACGAAGATATAATCGCCGATCTCTTTTCTACTATCAATCATTTCATTCATATAACATGATTTTTAAATTACACCTCCTCTTCACGAGGTATCAAGCGACAGAGAGGGAGGTTTCCCGATTGGACCACTAAATCAATATGATCCAACACGTTAAAATAACTTCGTTTCCGTGATATCTCTCGCGAAACAGATTTAAAGATACCATTTTCCAGGACGATAACCAAGGGTTTGGGTCTTCTATTTTTATCCAGCTCGCAAGCCCTTCTCTCGTAAATCAAGTGATTCTGAATCTTCTTCAGGTCAGGTAAATAGGGTTCAAGGCACGGTATCTTGTTGGCGCAAACCATCGTGATGGCGTGCTTCGTTCCCGTTTCAACATACAACTTCGGTTTCTTCATGTTTATTCTCTTTATATGGTATGAATATTAACGATCTTTTCGCTCTCGTTACCGCCACGAATTGAAGGCATTTCTCCCCGTACAACGCTAGCTCGGTTGTCGCGTATTTACTGGGTATCAGTTCATGGAATCCTAGGATGAACACTCTCTCAGCCTCTAACCCTTTACTTTTGTGAATAGTGGAAAGAATAATCTTATCATTCGATTTATCCCCGAATATCTCGGTCACTTGGTTCTTCACCGCCTCAACGTTACCGAAAGATTGAACGAGTACCAGTATGATCTGAACCTTCTCCTCTAGAGCGATGTATCCCTCGTTAGCCTTGAAATTCTTGACACCCCTCTCCTCCAGTTCTTTCCTCTTCTCTTCCAACATCTTTTTCAGATCAACAAGCGAGTTGATACCTGATAGAATGGATTGCAAACCTTCCCCGTAATCTTTTCCGAGAATAACGGATTTCTTTCCAGCCTTCAATAACTTTATGAACGTTTCAACCAGGGGGAGATTATTTCGGCATATAACGTAATCACCATTTTTAATCTCATCTAGCGTTCCAAATCTTACCTCACCATCAGGCGCGTCAGGCAACGCCTCTATATCGGGAGAGTATTTCCTCGCTTCTTCCACTATATTCTTCGCGCATCTATAGGTTAAACTTAAAGGAAGAGAAATCGTGCTCGGTCTGTTTTGAAACGCCTTGAACGAATCTGTCGAACATCCTTGAAAACCGTAGATGGATTGGAAAAAGTCTCCTACCGTTATTAATCGTCCGTTCTCCTTCAACATTCGAAGTATCAACTCTCTTTGTAATGAATTCAAATCCTGAGCCTCGTCACAAAATATAACATCGTATTTAGGATATAATTCCGGTCGAATATATTTATACGTTAGATAAAGTTGATCGGTAAAATCTATATCAAGTTGATTCACCCTCAAACCGTTCGTTTTCTTATCAATCGCGCCCACGAACTTCTTTAAATCTTCCCAGTAGGAAGTATCGAAATCAACACCCCATCTATCACAAATCTCTTCCAATTGTTCCCTGTTATTCACATCAACAAGATTCATGCGAGCGAATTGGTATAGACGAGATATGTTCATTATCCTACCATTTATCTTTTTATCCTCCATCATTTTCCACGATGGAACGAGGTATTCCTTGCAAATGGCGTAGTCCCTCCATTTCGATAACTTGAACCGGCACCTTTTATTGCTTAAAAGGGTGGAAAATGCCTTACTGTGAATCGTCTTCACTTCCGCCCTTCCCATGCACCTTGATTCCAATTCCTCGACTATGCTTTTATTGAAAGCGAGGAATAAACAATCCTTGTAGGATGGTGTAACTTCCAGTAAATGAAGTAACAATGAAGTCTTACCTGTACCTGCACTCGCGTTGACGAATATGTTGCTGTTCGAATTCATGTACGCGTCCGAAATAGCTTGTTTGTATTTATCCAGTTTCATGGCGTTCTAATCTTTATCTTTAACGTAAATTTTCTTTATGATGTATTCTCCCGTTTCCCAGCCTCTCGTTGAAAGTAGTTCTTCCACCCTGTACTCAGCCGCCTCCACCGATTCGAAATCTCCGTCAACCCGCTTTCTCTTCCCACCGACGGTTAAATAATAAATCCTATAAATCATTCTCATATTATCCGTTATTTTTCAACGACATAAAAATACACAAAGTTTATCGTTTTACAAACGAAAATCACTTATTATTTTTCGCCGACCTTAACTTTTTCATCAACATGAAATTAATATCCATGCCGCTAACATCCACGTCAACTCCTTTATTGATAGCATCGGTAACCTTTTTCTTTTCCTCGACCAACTCTGCCATATAAACATCGATCGTATCCGGGCACAGAAGGTAAAACACGTTAATTGTATTTTTCTGACCCATTCTTTCCAATCTCGAATTTGTTTGATCGAGCGTCGTGAACTTATCAGGCAGCTCTATGTACATCAAGTTACTACAACATTCCTGTAACCCATCCACCCCAGTTCCAACCGCGTCTATATTGGCGAAGAGAAACTGTTTCGAACTTGTTTTAAACCTTTGAACTGTCCCGAACTTATCCTTCGATGACATGCCACCTTGAATGATAGGGCTGTCATATTTATCCGCCAATTTTTTTAAAGGGTCTCTTCTGACACCGAATACAAGGAGTTTCTCTTCAGATATTTCCTTCCATTCATTGAGGAAAACTTCTATATCTTTCATCTTTCCCTTCAGAGATAGATCTTTCAAGGTGCTCAGTTTAACTAGGTGAAGTGCGTTCTCCGCCTTCTCCGCTTTCTCGATATCAATCTTCTCCAAGTACTCTATCAAACTATCTTCCGCTTTCTTATATTCTTTCATGTTGCTGATATGAACGGGGACCGTGTTCTCAATCATAGATGGTAACTCCGTTAAAACCTCCCTTTTCTCTTTTCTGAAATAGCAAGCGTTCGATATAATCTTGTTCAGTTCAAGCGTGTTACTCGCGCATGACACATCCCATCCGAAAAATTGACCACGCAAACATCTTCGCTTGGCGTTACAATACCTGTAAACGAACGATTGCCAATCATGGAACAATTCCTTGAACCATCCCGTTATTTCCAATATATTTATCAATTCAGATGGTCTGTTCATAACCAGCGTACCCGTTAACGGGTAAACGAATTGCGATTTCTTCGCCACTTTTGCAACCCATTCACTTCGCAAACTTTTTCTGTTCTTGCACATGTGCGCTTCGTCAAGAAACATGGATTCCCACCCCGTTTCCAGTAGCTCGGGGAATCTGATTTGAACACCGCTCTCTTTATCCTTCTTGTATAGAATGTCATAGTTTATTATATAAACATCTTGATTGGGTTTCCACTTATCCTTGCTTTCGATAACCTGAACCTTTCTCCTGCGTAGGTCGACCCATTTCTGCCACTCAGCCCTCCAACCGTACTTCACGGAAGCGGGTGTTACCACCAAACAGGGAAACATTTGAAGCATCTCGGCTAGAACGACGGAGATCCCAGTCTTTCCCAGACCCGGAGAGCAACCGTTGATTGAATTAACATGATTCGCGAGATAGTGGACGCATTCCACTTGGTAATCCCTTAATTTTCTCTTTAAATGGAGTTCATCTATCAACGATTTCACATCTTCCATCGAGATCACGTCCTCGTAAATGGGTAATTCAAGGTCATCGATTTTCGGTTCAGGTCTCATATTTTCAAATCCGTTTTCTCGAAGAAATTTTTCAATCAAACTACCTTTATCGAGAGAGATCTCCCTGTACCATTCCTTTGTTTGAGGGTTGAAAAGGAACCCGCCTATCTCCTTCAAAAGAGATATGATAGACGGGTCATATTTAAATCCGACGTAAATGTATGTTTTCTCTATATAAAAATATCTCATTCTAAACTGTTGATTTTAGACCAAATCCCGTCCCTGTCATCGATCGATATAACCGGGATCCCAAGCTCTCTCGCTTTCGTTATCTTCGATGAATTTCCATTCACGTCTTTCACGATTAGAAGATCCGTGTTCTTTCTAACCCCTGACACGACTTTATGGCATCTTTCCGCTAATTCGGCTTCTAGCTCTTTATCCCGAACTCCCGAAAAACATATTGATAATTGTTTCGTTCCCGGTTTCCTTATTTCCTTCTTAAAATAAGTGACGAATAAATCAAACGGAATCGTACTCTGATCTACCCCAACGAGGCTATCAATGAAAATTCTAGCGGTTATTTCACCGATATATTTGATCGAGCTCAATTTACGCATCATCTCCTCGCGATCAAACGAATGAAATAATATCATTGACCTGTATTCATCTATCGTTATGTTATCGAAAATTATCTGACAAGTCTTCTCCCCGAAAGCACCGTGAAAAACATTGCAAGCTGTCAATAATCTTGCTACAGGAATTTCATCGTGGCTAATCTTTTCGATTTGCGAGAATATTTTATCGTAGCTTCCCTCACCGAATCCATCGATGGAGCACCAATCACCTTTCTTTATCGTCAATATATCGATAATTGATTTATAACCTCTATCATACAATTTCTTAATCGTGGGTTCACCCACCTCTTCAACACCCATCGTGGTGAAGAAGAATAAATTTCTCGCGATAACTTTCTGCTCGCAATCATCGTTCATACAAACCAGCTCAATCATGTTTTTATCCCAAACCAGCGGTTTCCCGCAACCCGGACATACCATCATGTCATCGCACGTTCTCTCAAAATCACTCACCACGAACGATTCCGTTTCATCGTGCTTCGGTATCACGTCGCCTGATCTTCTAACTCGTATCATGGCGTTCTCACAGATATGATTATCCACGATATAACCTGCGTTATGACCTGTAACGTTGGTAACCGTCGCACCGCTCAGCTCGACCGGTTCTATATTGATGACAGGTTTTGATAGCCCATCTTTGCTAACCTTCCACGTTATACCGGTAACTTTCGTTAACTTGCTATCGTTCCATTCCGGGAACTTAACCGCTATCGCGTATCGTGGGTTTCCGTTCGGTAACCTTCCAAGTTTCTCTCTCAATGAATAATTATCAATATCCATCACGATACCGTCTATATTGTAGCGATTACTCCAAGTATCGTACAATTCTTGAAAAATGTTTTTATCTGATAACAATTCTTTCACGGTACTCACCGCCCACCGAACACCGCCGATAGTTGATAGTAATTTAACTTGCCGGGACTTGTTACACGGAAGATCGCATCCGTAAACAACATAATCAATCTTGGTGACAATACCGGGTTTCCATTCATCCGCGTTGAATTGACCTGCCACCATGTTCCGTGCCGTTTTATACTCTCCTGATTGAAGGTAGGGTTCAAACTCACTCTTTTTCATTATCGCCTCACCCCAACAATAACGCGCACCTTCATCCCTCAATCCTTCTAGCCCCGATCCATTAAATGACATCAATCTAAACCGATTCGAACTTTCCTGCCCTTCGTTTCCATCACCTCTCGTCCACGCTTTACCACCCAAATCAGTTTCGGTTAACAAAGATATCCCGTCATATTTAGGGGTGAGAACGATGACAGTATCATCACTGAATTGTTTTAACCAACTTTCTATCACATCCCGGTTCTTTGCCTTTTCAAGACTGAACATAGGGAGGGGTAGGGATTCAACCCTATCCTTTCCTTTCACATCCTCTATAACTGATTTTTTTAATAGAGAGTTTTCGGGGTCAATTTCCTTCAATTCATCAACGAGTTTATCGTACTCTTCATCGCTCATGAAAGGGTTTCCGTCTCTGTACGCTTTGTTGGCTTTTAGTATGTTTGATACTAAGTAATCTATTCTAGTTGTCATAATCCGTGCTTCTATATCGTTTTAATCTTTCTTTAAACTCTTCCGTTTTATCATACCCGCAACCGTTCATTTCCGGGCAAAAACCCCGGTAAACACACGATGGAACGCATTTATCAGCCATGACGGGATCTATCTCCCTCACCGCGTCGATAACTTGACGCCAAGCCCTTCTCGTTTCTTTCGATGCCTTCATGCAGAGACGAACCTTCGATATGTTTATCAACGCTTGCGCGTTAGCCGTCATATCCATATCATTCAGTGAACCTTGTTCGAGTTTATCCCGGGATACGATCAAATCCCTCCGATCCTCTCTCTGTGAATGAACGAATTTCTCGCACCCTTCATGGTGACGAGCGAGATGTACCGTGATCCATTGTTTTATATCGCGCCACGTCCATTCAAACTCAACCAACCGAATCGGGCTGTGTTCCGCCAGTAGCATTTTCGCTTTCCATGAATCAGAAGGTTCTTTATTTACAGGTTCCTTTCCAACGGTCCTCCTGGCGGCGTTTAAAGCCCTTTTCCAGGAGGTGACCATTTCCATTCTCACTATCTTACTCATCTTTCAATATCTTTTCCTGTATTCTTTTTCTCGCTTGAGCGTCCAAGCATGACCAATTCATCATGGCGTCGGTAGTTATAACGTTTACCACGCTCTTTCCCGTTTCCATTTCCCGGCATTTGATACCTGTACAGGTAATATCATACACGCTCATGTATTTAGGCTTAACCGTTACAACCACGGGCTTATCAAAATCAAACTCGATCTCGTTACCTGCCGCCACGTTCATCATTTTATTGATCTCCGATTGTGTCATTGCTTTCATATCTCTTATTGTTTTTAGTTATACATCATTTTCAACACTGTAAAGATACACAAAGTTTATCAATGTACAACAGAAAATCCGGAAAAAGTTTGGGTAAAAAATCTTAAAATAAAAAGAGGGCTCTCGCCCTCTCCCGGATCACTCAACATTCAGAACCCAGATATAATCATCGTGTCCGAACTTCATAGTTACCGTTCGCGTTCCCTGTGACTGTTCAAGTAACGATTTACCTGACGGCGAGTAAAACGCTTGGTTGGATAAATACTTGGTCACATCCCTGCCCGTTATCTCGTTATAACTCTGACCTATCCCCTTGGAGGAGAATGAATCAACCAACCAGAAACTCAGCTCCCCGAAATTTCGAAGAACCATGATCTGCACCTTTTGATGTTTCACGATGCCGAGACAGATCTCCCACACATCGCTTTTTAATAACTCTCCCATATCAATCCAAGTTAGTTCCTATAATCTTTTTCTCGTAGAAGCGTTTCATGTCGGCGTCCTGTTTCTTAACCTTCTCGTTGCGCTTCATGATCCACCTCTTTTTCTCATCATTAGATAATGAATCAAATCTACCGAGATTAAATCCAACGCCCCCTTCGTTTTTCACTTTCACCATTTCCAGTTCCTTCCCGCATTTATCACAAACCAGCTTCTCTCTCGGAACTAGATGACCTTCTCGCATGACATAGGTTATCGATTTGAAGTGAAACTCCTCGTTGAATTTCTCGCATTTCTCGTTCCTGCAATAAAATTTCGTCGACATATCTAAAAATTTTTTCGTTTCAGATAGGATGCTATGAGCAAGCTATCACATTTATTATCATCCAACTTAGTTGACCTTGCAGTTCTTCTCAGATCCACGCTTGGAAATAATTTCTGACAAGCCTTGATAGAGGTCGCTTTCGTATCCGTCACCTCCGTTTTACCGGAGGACGATTTCTTTTTCACGATACCGACGCCCTCCCACATCACTTTCTGCCACTCCTTCGGTTTCGGGTTAACGAGCGTAACACCTTTCGCCGCTACCAACCCGTTCAAAACACCGGTTATGTAACCGAAATTGAACGTTGAACCGGCAGAGGCTCCGAACAGCGCGTGAACATCCTCTATCCCAACAACGACGTTCTTTCCCTCGAACCTCTTGAAAACACCCCCTATCACCCCTCTAACGTACCAAATATTAAAATCTTTTTTCGGATCATCCTGTAACGCGATGAACTCCGGGTCCTCGCTGGGGCCGAGGATACAGAGAAACCCCAATTTTCCCGGATCTACCCCTATATAAATTTTCTCTTCCATGCTATTCTATTCTACTAATATTATTTTCCTTGATAACTTTCAGAACTTTCGTTCCAACTGATTGGTTCACCACGTGCGTTGTTACGAGTATCGGGTAATTGAACCTATCCAACGATTTAACGAGAGATCTCAACCCTAACGCGTCAATCCCTTCCGCTATCTCGTCCGTGAAAAGGAAGTTCAATCCTCCATGCTCGTTGGATTGATTTATCAGCCTTTGTTGGGCGAGTATCATCGCGTACTCCAACCTCCCTCTCTCACCACCCGAAAACGAATTGAAAGGTAGCGGTTCATCCCTCAAAATAGTGGGCGTTATTTCCTCTTTCGCGGTTCCGTCAGCCTTCCTCTTGAACCCATCTATGTTAACCAACAGATCTGACCCCATATCGCGAAGCGTTTCGTTACAGTTTCTCTGTATTTCCTTCACGCTAACGTTAGCGAGATACATCCTGAACTCCTTGTATTGCACCAACCACTCTCTCGCGTTTTGAAGTTCACCATCAACGATTTCAATTTTTTGATCGAGTTCTTTTAGCTTCTCGTTTTCTTTCTCCAAATCAGATTCGATCCCCTTTCTCTCCTCCATGAAAGCACTCCCGGTATCCTCCTTTCTCACCTCGTCTATCTTCTCACCCAGCTTTTCCACCTCCGCTTTCGCCCTCTCGATATCACTCTCCAACGATTTAACCTGTTTTTTATAAGTTTCCAGCTTCAATCTATCTCTCTCAATATCTTCTTCAACTTTTGCCAGATTCTTCCTTAAAACCGATAATTCACTAGTAAAACGAGATTCTTCCTCCCTCTTTGATCTTAAATCACCCCTTAAACGCCCGGATTGTTCCTCTATCCTACATAAATCGTCCTTCAAAAAAACAATGGAGCTGCTTATCTCCTCGTTTAACTTGATTAAATCAACCTTCTTTTCCTCTTCCACCTTTATGTCAGCATCCTCGTCAAAAAGAAACCGGTGACCGCATTTAGGGCAGGTTATGATACCAGCCAACACGGCATCAATATCAGCTAACGCCTCCTCTATCTCCGATTTAGTGCTGATTAATTCCTTGATATCATCCCTCACCTGTTTCTCGTCACACCCAACCTCTTTCAACGCGTTATTAATAGAATCAATCTCTTTCGATATTCCATCCCATTCCTTGACTCTGCTTGATAGAAACAAGGATTGTTCCTTTAATTTATCGTTAACCATGACGAGACCTCGTTCGATACCACCCATCTCCAAGATCAAGGTGTCTATCTTCTCCTCGTTCGAAGATATTTCAGATTCCCTTCCCATTATTCGATTCCTATACGATGAAATCTCTTCCCCTTTCATTCGCTCGTATTTATCCATCGAACAACCCGCTAAACTCTCCTTCAACGTTTCGATCCTACCTTGAACGAAAGCCTTCTCGCGAACCAACGATTCCCGGGCTGCTTCCTTGCTCGACACCTCCACTTTTATATCCGAATCGACGTTATCGAGAAAGGTGACGTTACTGAACCTCGCTATCAATTGCAATTTCTGAGAATTAGAGGAAGTGAAAAATGAAGTGAACCGCTCCTTGTTCACGACGTAATAATTACTCAGATCTTCCTTGCTTATACCGAACCAATCGATGATGTAGTTATTACCGTCATTCACGGTAGCGAACAAAACCGGTTCATCGTTAACGTACAATTCAAGTTTATTTCCTTTTCTCGTCAATGCTCTCTTTATGTGAAACATCTCATCCCTTACTAGGCAATAAACCCACGATTCGATAACCGCCTCGTCTTGACCCCTTCTTATCAAATCAATATCACGGACCCCTTTTCTTGACGTGTAATCCAACCAGCATTTCTCGATGGCGGATTGAATCGCCGTTTTCCCGCTTCCGTTACTTTCCTGCCCCTCATCCGACCTGTTCTCACCCATCAATAGTACCGGTCCGTTCTCGAAATCGTATTCAAGTTCCTTGAACGATAGAAAATTCACCAATCTTAATCTTACAGGTACCATGTTATCCAATCTTTATTTTACCACGTATTTCTTCCAATAACTCGGGGTTATCAGCGAGAATCGTTTTGATATTCGCCTCTCCTTGACCGAGATTCGCACCTTCGTATGAAAACCAGCTGCCCGCCTTCTTGATGATACCTTGTCCAACAGCGAAATCAAGTATTTCCTGCATGGTATCGATGCCTTTTCCGAAAGCGATAGATATTTCCGCTTGCTTGAACGGTGGCGCGATCTTGTTTTTTTTCACCGTTACCTTGCTTCGAATAGCGGTCACGTCATCACCTTCCTTCTTGTTACCAACCCTGCAAACTTCGACTCTCTGTGAAGCGTAGAATTTCATGGCGTTACCACCGGGCGTTGTGTTGGCTGATCCCATAAACCCGATATTGCTTCGGTACTGATTGATGAACATAACCAGCGTCTTGTTCTTCTTCGCTTTCTGAGCGATTAAAGGTAACTCGGCACTCATCAACCGTGCGACCAACGCTATGACGGCGTCACCAACCTCACCGTCTATCCTCGCTTTCGGAACGAGAGCCGCTATCGAATCAAGAACTATTATACCGATATCGGGGCAGTCCAACATCCTTCTCATGATGGTTAAAGCCATCTCGGCAGAATCCGCCTGGCTCAACACGAATTTTTCCGGGCTTAAATCAACGCCCAACGCTCTCATGTAATCCGGGTCCATCGCTTGTTCGGTGTCTATGTAACCGGCAGAACGACCCGTATCTTGTATAGATTTACAAGCGTGGATGGCAAGCGATGTCTTGCCTGAACTCTCATGCCCGAATAATTCAACCAACCTACCCAGACCGTAACCACCACCCAGAGCCTCATCCAAAACGAGAGATCCGGAAGGAACCCTCTCCACGTCTATGTAATTACCACATATAGCTTCTTTACCGAACTCTTTCTCGATTCCGGCGATCATACTTTTCAAATCCATTATTCCACGTATTTTTTCAAGAATTTATACCCCTTTTCTTTGTCATACCCCTTTTCCTCGCAGAATTTTTCGAACATCGTTTTCATGTCACTTCCTGTCAAGGTGGATGGAATGTTTTCAATTTCCGGGTCGATAATATCAAGATCTTTTCTCTTCTTTTTCACGATAACCCCTTTTTCAGAGAATATATCATCGTTCAACGACCTTAACTTGGATTCTGAACCGGAAAATTCGATTTTTACCTTCGCGTTGGAAGTGTCAATCTCACCCGCCAGCTTGACAAGATCTGATTTCGATGTTTTATCGAGATCAACTTTCACCACCTTGTATTCCGTGAATTTTGATTTCTTGAACTCGATTTCCCCGTCGTTGTACAGAACCCAAAAGCCCTTCACGTTATCCTCCCCGAAATTATTTTGCCGGATAGAGGATAGATGAACGATTCCCGGTGCCACTTCTTGCGTGTTATGATAATGACCCAGATAAACGTGCGTGAACGTTTCGGATAGCATGCTAGGAGTTATCGAGCTCACCACTTTCGAGCCATCATTGTTAACGCTACCGTTCAACGCGATATGACTCATCAAAACGATAGGGGTTCCTTCCTTGAAATTTTTATCGAGAACATCCTGCTCGATCAATTCGTATCTCTCTAACCAGATATCCGTGTCATAGAAAGGTATGAACGCTACAGGAAGACCTTGAATACTTACCAACCCTTCTATTCTATGCAGCACTAACCCCGGATGATGGTAGAAGGGGTCGAGAAAGCTCCGGTCACTTTTATAATCTGTTTTATCATGATTTCCGGGAATGCAACCAAGTAACATTCCATTAGCGTGAACCACGTCAAGTATATCCGTGAACGCGTTTAGCACTTCCTCTCGCTGGGATACCCTGCTATCGAACACATCGCCCAAACATAGAAGAGTTGTACAACCCTCTTCTCTTGCCAAATCAATCTGTTGTTTTACAAGGTCCTCGATGATGGAAGTGTTTGATTGCTGAAGATGCCAGTCGGTTGATATTATCGCTATAACTTTTCTTTCTTCCATAACTAATAATATTTAAAAGAAAGGGTTTTTACCCCTTTCTTATTTTTTACGGTTAAGGACGCTTCTCAAAGACGCTTTCACTGAAGCTGGGTCGTGGGCTTTCACACCATCACTGACCGGTTTCTCCTCCTCTCGCGACGGTTCAGTTTCTCCCCCGCTTTCTCCTTCCAATTCGTCAAAAGGAAGTTCCTCTCCCTCCATCGCTAACTTATACCATCTTGACAGATCATCCTTCAATAAATCAGGTAACGTATACCCCTCTTCAGAGTAATTCTCAGCGATGTACTCTCTCAAAAACTTCTTCATTTTCAAAGGTGTGATCTCGTTTGATTCTTCTCTTTTGAACGCTTGTTCGACGGCATCTTCTGCCACTTCTTTCGGTTCCGGTACTATCTCGTATAATTTCTTGACCAACTCCTCGAAATCAGGGTCACTCAAAATATCATATTCCGGATGTTGTGATTCCAAGTTCTTCAATCCTTCCAACGCCAGATTAAGGTCGCGAGTCGTGTAACTATCCACGTACAACTCCTTCAAGGAAGGTTGATTCATTAACCTTTCCAATTCGGCGTCAGTGATTTTGCATTTACCGAAAAAATCATCCCATGATTGACCGATGGTTGGTTTACCCGCTTCAATATCATAATACACCCTTTCCTTTCCGTTCTGAGTCTTCACTCCTTTCACAATGATTAGAGGGAATCCGTCATCCGGTGATGAGAACATGTCAAGCGATACCTTGTTGGATTCTTCCGCCAGCTCGACTGATTTTTTGTGAAGTTGATTGAACCAGTTCGTTCTCAGTTCCAATCGATACAGATCTCTTTTCTGATCTTGAACGTAGCAAACCCAGGTAGATTGAGGTATGCAACCCGGTCTCCAATTCTTCCCGGAACCACCACCTTGAATCGGGAACAAGAATTTTTTCTTATCATTCTCGTCCTGAAACTCTTCGGCTTTCTCGAACGCCTTTTGAATGTAAAATTCAATAGGATCCTGTAACCCGGCTTCTTTTACCGCCCTGCAATGCGTTGTCGCGATGAAAATTTTCTTATTCTTCAGCACTTTCCGCCCGGTTTTCTCCCCGTTCTCCCATTCATCATCCATGACCTGAAGTTGAGCGGTACGCATCGCCACGTAAGCGGCCGTATCCTCGCTTGTTGACGGTAACACTCTTAACCAATTCCGGCCATCGCTAATCACGTAAAAGGGTGCGCGTCGACCTTCGGTTTGATAAAATGTTTTGTTTGTTTCTTTCTGTTTCTGTTCTTCTTTCTGAATTGACTCAAAACTTGATGCTTTAAATTTACTTCTATCAAATGCCATAATTCTAAAAATTTAAACTGTTAACTGATTACTTGATTTTCGATAATTTATTTAACAACTCGTCTTTCAAAAAAGAATATTTCTCTAAAAATTCCGTTAAGTCTCTCGCTTCTTCAAACCCAATATTTTCAACCATTAATGTTACGGCTCTCTCTAATGTTACCCCGTACGCGATATCCTTCGAATAAATCTTCCCACTTTCCGCCTCCCTGCTCTCGAAAACATCATACCTACCCGGAGAATAGGCACACGGTTTGATCTCCATGTTTTTAAACACAAACGATTCCATACTATTTGATTCCTTTCTTAATTAAAAACGTATTCACCTTAGCTTCAACCAATTCATTTAAAAATTCTTCCGGCGATACCGGTTTCACTATCGAACTTAACTTCTTACTCTTATCATTAATCGCCCAGAACCACGAATCCAATATGTTTAGCATTCTTTGATTTTCAATCATATCATTCTTCAATCTCTGAAATTCTTCATCGCAATAAATAGCCTCATCAACCGATTTCTCCGTTAACTTGATTAAATCATCTCCTATCTTAAACTTACCTAAATTCTTGTTAGCTTCAATTCTTATCTCTTTCCTGAAATTAGCCTCGTATATATCGCATCTTAACTTGCTTTTGTTATATAACGCTTCCGCTTCCGATTTCCAGATACCGACTTTATTTAGAAGGGCTGACACCGTGACTATCTCTCCGTAAAGGTTTGAATAATCAATCCTGCATAAAGTATCAATATCTATCTCTTCTTCTGAATCTTTCGATACAAGAACAACCGGTTTATCTCCTATATGAACTACCGTATTCATTCGTTCAAATTTTACGTTTCACACTCTAAAAATACATAAAGTTTATCTTAAAACCAAGGATTTTCGACTAAGTTAACACCAAAACTTCCGTGCTTTCGTTGGCGTAAATGGCAGTTTGTTGGTTCCTTCCATCCCAGTTCGTTCTTCCGTTCATGAACAGTATCGAGTTTTTGCAAGTTTTCAAAATGTTCTCAAACGCCGCGTACTCATTCGCCCAGAAAACGACGGTTCTGAACTGATAATTTTGCTCCAACGTGATGATCGCGTACTCCCCTTTTTTACCGCTCTTCACTTCAATATCGTAAACGTAACCACCAACAGTTAAATTCAAGCTCTTATTATCAACCGGATCATCAACTATCTCTGAGAAATCCTTGAACGGGTAATCAGATCTATCGAGCATTTCCTTGAAATAATCCGTGTATAACCTGGGGTAATCAAAGAACGCCAGCCCGCACAACCTTTTCTGTCTTAAACGGTGCCACCACGCGTATTTCCTCTTATCCGGGTTCGATTCAAACGGATCTTTCTCCTTGTCAATTTTCACCTTGTTCAATTCCCTGTACCGGTCAATCAAACGTAACCTATCAACAGGAATCGATATGGATTCAAGTTTATCAAACGCCCCGCATGAAACGAGGTTCTCGATAACGCTCTTGTTAACGGCACTTCCTTTCTGTGAATGACGATCCAGGAACTCCTCGAAACTGAAATAGGGTCCGTTCTTCGATCTCTCCTCCATGATCTCAACTTGTGCTTTCTCACCTACCTGTTTCACTGAAGATATTGACCAAACCAGGCTGTTGTCGTTAAAATCAGTCTTGATCTTATCGGTTGATTCATTAATATCAGGGGGTAGAACCTTGATATTACCTATCTCATTTATCTCATGCAAATAAACCGGGTAGTCGTCATCATCAGCGTAGGAGAAAGCGACAGACCAGTATTCAAGAGGATAATTCACCTTCAACCACTCGCAAGCGTAACCAGTATTCGCGTAAGCCACGGCGTGAGAGTTGCAAACAACTATTCCATTATTTATCACCACAGTATGATACGGATCAGCCATTTCGATATCATAAACATTCTCCTCTCTATCAAATCTAATATTAGTTATCTTTTCAGATCTAACTGGGTATTTCTCGTCGTTACGAATAGATTTCTCATCACGAATAAAGATCTCATCACCAACAACAATATCCTTTAGTTGAAATTCACCTCGTTTAGTAGGGATTTTATGGTTATCCGTTACTGATACAGTTAACCCGCTCTCTGTTTCAATTTTATAAGTTTTCCTGAACCCCTCCCATCTAATATCAACGATATTATTGAGAATTACTTCGTCATTTTCATTCAACGACCATGATTTTCCGTACCCGTTTTTAACATACCAATCATGCAAGCATAAATGACCATGCTTAATGGCGTAAGATCTATCGTTCATGATATTATACATTTCCTCGATTGTCGGATTAAATAATTTCCTATTACGGGTCTTTTTCGCGATCCTTTCTCTGCCGCTTATACAATGATTAAACTGATATGCAGCCATGTTCTCAATCTCCTTCCACGTATCTTCCGCGTATTTCTGATCAACCCCAAAATTAGCCACATAATGCTTCAAAAACCGTTCCTTGAAGGGAAGGAGCTTGCTCACATCTTTTTTACCGATACAATTATGAACAAGATACCCATTAGCGAACGCCCATGGAAAACACTTATATCCCATAGAAAAATCATAAACATGTCTTTTCCCAACAGAAACAATATCATTTACTTTCACAAAAGTAAAATCACCTTTTATTAATTGTTCAACCTCTCTACACCGGCCAATTCTTGAAAGCATTCGCTTTAAAGCATCACGCGTTATATCACGATTCCATTTTATATCGTTTGACAGTAATTCCCATTTATAGTATCCGGTCCCCTTGATCAATCTTTCAACAAATGGTTGCCAAATTTCTTTTGGAATCAATTTGCTTTTTGAATATTCACATCCATTATCATTAAAAACAGCACCAGATATTTTCTTACTATATATAAGAACTTTTTGCAACTTCACGCAATCCTCATAGCTACAAACAAGAACCTCATAATAAAACGAATTGTATTCACTCGAAAAATCTTTTTGTAAAATAGCTCGAATACCAAAACTCTCGATCAATAATTTCACCTGATTGGCAAGTTTCTCCGATTTAGATGAATACCCTATAAAGCATTTATTACCATCAATAACATATCCATCAAAATCAATCATCTTTGATAGAAGGAACGCTTTACAATCCCCCGATAAAAACATATACTTATCAGGAATCTCTCTTGAATCAGATAACCCGATCTTAATATCAATTAATTCACAAAATTTTGGATTTAGGCGCAATGTTACCACATCGTTTTTACCAATACATTCATTACGGATATCTTCTCCAAAAAAATCTTTATAATAAGATTTAAATAACTCTATTTCAGAAAGATCCTTATTTACAAAAGTTAATGTACTCGAATCTCTGTAACACCCTTCAGTAATGATACCAGCAACAAGATATAATTCCTGTTGAGAAAAAATATCCTTACCATTTTTAGGAGAAAGATCTTTTAACATAAAATGTCCTTTTGCTTGGTCTGCGCGAATCCACCCAATTTCAGTATAAACTTCATGATCAGGCGTGCAACAAATGGTGTCACCCCCGGTGAGTTGTAATTGAATGCATTCCTTTACACCGCTCGAAAAGGACCGGTTAACCTTGCTACTTTTTACGGACCATTTATCAAAATCAAACAATCTAGTGTGTTCACCTCTTATATCCTTGATAGTAACCCACCCCTTATCTTCTGACCAAAACAATGTGTTTTCATCGAGGCACCTTCTCGCGCTATCAGCCTCCACCAAGTTAAACCCGCCTAACTTCTGAAACATCTTCATGGTCTGTTCCTGCCATATCATGATGTAGCGCGTATCCTGCAATATCTCATCCGATCCTTTCCTGAAAGATACCTCTCTTTCTCCATTCTTTCTCAATATGTATTCGTTGTGAAAATTACCTTCCATAACTCCGGGTCGGTACAGTCCGATACAGTTCACTAATTCCGTTATATTATCGGGTTTCATCATCCTGCAATACCCTGTCAACCCTTTCGCACCGAAATGAAACACATCTCCCGTCCAACCTTTCTGGAAATAGGTGTACACCTTCTTGTCATCAAGAGGTAACGTGTATATATCGACATCTTTCCCAGTGTGTTCTTTCACCAATTTCAATATATCCCCGAATTTACTTAGTTGGAGGATACCCAGAATATCTTCTTTCAGGAACCCGGCTCCATCCAACTCACCACCTTCCCATTCACTCACCATCATATCCCCTTGCCTTCTTACCGGGTTCCAATGGAACATATCGTGGTCATCCGGGTACACCATCATAGCGCAAGCGTGAATCGATTTCGCTTTAGGTTGACCCTGAATCAACCCAACCGCTTGAATTATACCGGGATACTTGTTAATGAAATACGCGACATCCTTTTTCTGGCAAGCCATCCGAAACAGGTCATCGAAATCTTTCACCCCGTCTATCTTGGCTGTGAACATATTCACTTCAGATACGGGAACCCCCTCCAACCTGCACAGATCCTTGATAGCCGCTTTCACTTGCAAGGTCGTGTAAGTGCCAACCGAGCAAACTTGATCCTTACCATATCTTCTCTCCATGTACTCTTTCACCTCGCCTCTTCTAGCCATCTCGAAGTCAGTGTCGAGCTCAGAGGTCCGGCAATGAACCACCAACGAGCTCTTGCCGGATCTTTTTTCTTATGTTTTTAATTATTACCATGATTTACCTCGTTTCCAATTTTATATAACACGTTATCGCTCAAAATAATATCACCTTCCTCGAGCTCCGAGCCCTTCACTTCGATTTCCTTCTCACCCCGTCTGATCAAAACCACCTTATTTTCCTCTATCTCGTATTCCCCGTTTAGCTCGATGACATTCACATCAACCTGTTTCCCGATACGACCTTCAGATAAGAATCTCTCAAATAGAAGGTCGTAATCAAACGGATCTATGTGAGTTAAATTCATCGCCCTCGCACAAAGAGACCCGCAACCTGAACCACGACCGAACCCCACCAATATATTATTTTCCTTGCACCATTTAACTATATCCCATAGAATGAGAAAATAATCGATAGTTCCACCTCTCTCGATAACACCAACCTCCTTCTCAACTCGCTCCAAGTACTTATCCATGTCCCCTTCAGGTATATTCATCTCCATCAACCCTTCACCGATCAAATCAATGAACATATCCTTTTTCGAACCACCGTACTTCTTAAACTCTTCTTCCGTCATCTTATATTTAGGAAGGTGTTTTACATTCATCTCGATCTTGAAAGATGAACATCGTTTAGCGATATCATTCGTGTTATCTATCGCAAGTTCAAGCAAATCGAACATTGAATCGCCATCTTCCTCCCTGAACAGGTCTTTTATCTCCATCAAGTATTCCTCGTTGCACTTGAAATACTGATTTCGAGATAGATCATTACTAACACCACCTATCGAGTTCACCGCTCGTTTCAGATAAGAATATTCTTGGTCAAGATAATAAGCGTCACAAATATTTGTCACAACCATCTTGCTGGAAAGGTATTTCTGAAGATTCTGTAGGTACGCCCTATCCCTGCCATCCGAATCAAATTTAACGGAATCAAGTTGATAGCAAGCGTTCGATAAACTGGCTGGAATATCCTCGAATTTCAAACTCTTCGGATCGATAACAACTACTAGACCATCCAAGAGAGACAGAAACTTTTCCTCCTCAACCCTTAAATTATCGCCAACATTGATCTCCTTGTTTATCGATAGAAGGTTCATCCAACCGATTTCGTTCTCAACATACAGTTTCACATCATACATCAAATCTCTTTTCTCGCTGAAAACCGCAACTGTTTCTCCCACTATAGGTTTCAACCCATTTTTCTCACAAGCTAACTGAAACTTCAAAACCCCCGCCAAAGTATTTTTCTCACATATACCCAGATATTCAACGCCGAAAAACTTAGCCTTCAAGCACCAATCGTTGTAATTTCCCGTACCGTTCAATAATTCGAAAGGACCGTGAATACCGAGAAACGATAAAGTAGGGATCTCACTGTCAACTTTTCCCACATACTTAAATAGCTTTAATTTCACGTTCGATTCATCACCTTTCTTTAGCGTGTAATATAGTTGACCGAATTTGTAGATGTAATTATTGGCGGTAATCGAGGTTCCTATATAATTGAAACCCCGATCGAAAAAGAACCCATCGCGATTCGGTAATGATAATTCATAAGTGTCGCCACCTATAGTTATAACACCCAACTCGGAAACACCATAAGTGAATCCGTTTGAATTAAGATATTCTATTAAATCCTTCATATTTCATTAGAAAACGAGGTTCCCGAAAGGGAACCCCGAGAATTATTCATTTTCAGATTTGATCGCTTTAACGCATTTATAGATATAAACACTACTCTTACCAAGTATTTTCGCGATTTCAGCGTTCTTTTTCCCTTCCGCCAAAAGTTTCTTAATCCGAGGTAATATCGGGTTGCTAAGAGCCACGACACCGTTTCTCTTGCTCGCAACGGATTTTTTTTCAGAAGGAGTTTCAGGTGATTCCTCTTTCTCCTCTTCCGATACCTTCTTCTCTTCTTTCTCCTCTTTAACGGTAGCTTTTTTGAATTTAGAAAGATCAAAACCTTCCTCTAGCGCGAGGATTTCATCTAACTCGGGATCTTCCAAGTCAATTATCTCGCGATCATCAACGATTGAATCAACTTTCGCGTATAAATCACAAGCCCCGTATTCGGCGAGCCGGTCATAAAATTCAATAACTCTCTCCACCTTCGTTTTCGCATCCTGACCGAGCTGGTCAACCACCGATTGTTTCCGTCTTTCATCTTCCTCCAACGCTTCAACCAATTTCATCGTCGGCATGATAATATAATTCTTAATACCCCGAGTTGCGGCTTCCTTCCGTAGCTCCTCTTTTGTCATCTCTTTAAATGTTTTCATAATCTCATGTTTTTATTAATGTTTATCTTTCAACACTGTAAAGATACACAAAGTTTATCTATTCACCAACATATCCGGCGAAATTTCGGTACTTCTTTATATTAAATTTTATGTCAGTCCACTCAGAAGGGGTAACTTTCACCCCTATCATTTTATGAAGCATGGTTGGGACCTTATCTTCCAAGCCGTTATCCGTGTACCGAATACGGTGCAGTCCATGAATGACAGGGTTTGATGTGTCAATACTTTTAATAAAAGAGTAACGATAATCCTCGTATTGCTTTATCTCCTGAGGTAAAACTGTTCCGAGTAAGTGTATTGGTCTTGCTTCATTAAGAACACCCGCCTCCATCAATTTATCGATAAACTCCCTTCTTCCCTTGCAATACGCCATCGCCTGGTTCTCATCGTTTCCAAGAGATAAATAGATAGGAAGATTAAACGGTAAAGCCACCATATCGCATCTAGACACAAGAAAATCGTAACACTCAACAAGGTCATCCCACGTAATTCCTTGCACTACCCCTATCGAACCACATCCCGGAATAGGTTCCCATTCTTTGGCGATTCTCATCGTTTCTTTCGCGTTCCTTAAAACATCCGGTAACACGTAATAAGTCGGTTTCAAAGTTTTAATCCATGATCTGAACCGATTTGAATCAAACGCCGAACCGAGCTCGAAAACAGAATTATCAAGAATAACATCCCTTCCCTTTTTCAGCGCGTCAGAGAAAAATTTGAGGTATTTCTCTCCTACTTCCGGATCTTCAAATAGATGAACCAACGCGTAATCGTAATCCGTCATTTTTTGAACCTTGTTCATGATCGATAACGGTGCTTCATGTGCTATCTTAATCATGACTTTGATACGTTACAGGATCAATAATTCCGTTCGCTTGGAACGCTTCCAATCGCTCGGTGCATGAGCCGCATCTTCCGCATGATCGACCTTCTGAATCCGGGTTATAGCACGTATGAGTATTACCCAAAACGAAATTAATTTCACAATCATTAAACCCAAGGATTGTCATCGCGCGTAACCCTTCAGCGAGAACACCACCTTTATCCATGTAGTTGAACGGAGCTTCATATCCCACTCTTTCACTCCCCCAGTTCGATACTTTAAACGCGTGCTCGCAAGCGATCCGAGACTCTTCTCCACAATCCGGGTATACTGCATGATCACCACTATGTAGGCCTAAAAACACATCAACGTTACCCTCCGTTTTGTTCGCCCATGAAAGTGCCTTCCCGTAAATGATAGCGGAGAAAATCACATTTCTATTCTCGATAACCGTTGATTTCATGTTTTCTTCAGCGTAATGGCCTTCAGGAATAGGAGCCCCACCTACATGAAGAGACGAGTTGCTATCACTGAAACAATCTCTCAGATCGATAATCTGATGCGATAATTTAAACCCCTTACCCTTCAAAAACCCAATATTCCTTTTCACCTTCTCCAATTCAACCTGATGCTTCTGACCGTATTGAAAGGAGTAAGATTTAACCTCGTAATCGTTGGATAGAAGGTACATGAGCAAGCACGTACTATCCAAACCACCTGATAAACTTAAAATCGCTTTTTTCATCTAAATAAAAATTAAAGTGTATCTTTATAATATCAATATTTTTAACACTATAAAGATACACTATGTTTATGAATTATCCAACTATTTTATCAAGGATAAAATGAATTTTACTCTCTCTTCGACCGACCCGGTAACATGAATAATTTTCTCCGGGACGAAATCCATCAACATATTCACATTCTCCTTAAACAGATTATTTATATCTCTTTGATAGACGGGATCGATTGACCGAACGCCATCGTCCACTATCTCAAACTCAGGTTTCAGAATGATATGGTAATCATATAGCCCCTCCACGTGAAACATGAGCTGGGTTATCGTATCACGCATCTCTGACCATCTATTTCTCTCCAACCCATCAGAGTGATAATAATGATAATCCGTGTAACAGAGCATATCAAGAATACACCTATCCGAGATAACATGCTTGGGATGGGACATAACCGTTTCAATCAATTCCTTGATATACGATGACGTGATCCATAACTGATCAATGAGACCCGCACTCTGATTGATCTTCACACCCTTATCATTTCCCTTCCTAGAAGGGGACCCCATGAAAACAGTGTTCTCCTTGAAAGGTTCCGTTTCTTTCAACGCGTTAATCAGCGTTGTCTTACCCGTGCACTGTGCACCTGAAATACTAATTATCATTTCTCTGTTTATCGTTTTGATATTGACCGTTATATAAATCTCCTTCACTCACCTCCGTGCAATCATAGCAATAGAATTGAGCCACGCGAGCGTTCACTTCTATCGTTAGAGGATGGAATACTTCCATGAAAGTACCCATCGATTCAGTTCTGAACCCGGCGTCAAAGATGGATGAATAAATCCACGCACCGCATCTCGCAACAGAACTTCTTTGAACGATCCGACCCATCTTATTCTTCAAAATATTACACCCTTCCACGAAATCAATCATATAATATCCGGGTTCAAAATGCCAAACCAGATTTCCGTTCATATCTTCGTACGGTTTCATCTCCTCGTAGGAAGGTAACATCGTTTTACCCTTAACAGGAACGAACCCCTGCCCTTTCACAACGCTAACTCTTTTTAGCCGAATATCGCAACCGTGTTGCGTTAAATTCTCTTTCAAATGACCGGTAATGATACCGTTCTGATCCAATTCTTTTCCGTTTAACATACTTTAACTTATTGAAATTCAATTACATAACCGTTTCTTCGTTCTGTTTCTCGTAGAGGAACTCTCTCGACCTCGCCTCAGCGAAAGCGTACAAGACGATATCGCGGCTTAAATATTTGTAAGGTATTCTACCTGACAAATCCCCACCTGCACTCTCATACACATCCTCTCCCGGAATTATCTCACCCCGCTCTACCTTGTCAAGGTAATTTTTCTTCGCTTTCTCCAGGTTGATGGCGTACCTAAAAATAGAGAAGTCTACCGAATCGGGCATGACAAACCTACCCGTTTCCACGTTCGAACATCCCAGCAAATGAACATACTTCCCTTTATCTCGAGCGTATTTCATCATTTTTCCAATCTCATCCCTGTACACATGCCACTGCCTTCCCTGAGCCAAACCTCCGATTGAAAGGATTGGGTATAAGGGGGAGTCGCAAAGATCCTTCCAGTATTGAAAGCCTTGATGCATCTTAAATACAACGGCAGGGTAATAACCGGTCAACTCCTTGATTTCATCTCGAAGATAATTTTTCGGAGACAAAAGATCCGGGTCTTTTCTGAAATATTCATTATCAAGTTCAAAACACATCTTAAAATTTCCTAGACCGAGAAACCGAAAAAATTTCTTCTTCATCTTCTCACATTCCGCCCAGAAAAGAGGATTATCCTCGCCTAATTTCTTCTGTTTCTTAAACAAAGTGAAACCACCTGAATCTAACCACAACCGGTCGCCTCCAACAACAGATTGAATAAACTTGATATAACCGGTTGTCATGTCAACCGTTGAAATCAGGTAATCGTTTTCATGAGCGAGTAGAAGTTTTTCGAGAACCTTATCTGACCGGCAGCTACTCACCAAACCACCACCGAGACCCATCACCAACCGTCTTTTCGGTCGGATAAATTCAATTTGATCGTTTTTCATCATTCCACCATTTTATCATTCTGTTTCTCGTACAAAAAGGTTCTCGCTCTCGCGTCGGCGAACCCAAAAACGATCATATCTTGACCGAGATATTTCAAGGGGATTCTCCCGGAAAGATCGGGTCCCGCACTTTCGTACACCTCTAGTGGGGGATTAATCTCACCCGCCGCGACTTTCTTCAGATAATTCTCTTTCGCTCTTCCGATATTGATAGCGAATCGATAAATTGAATAATCGACCGAATCCGGCATCACGAACCGAGTTGTCTCAACATTCGAGCACCCTAGAAGGTGAACATACTTCCCCTTATCTCTCGCGTACTTCATCATCTTATCCAATTCCGCTCTATATAAATGCCATTGACGACCTTGCGCCAGACCTCCAATTGAAAGAACAGGATAAAGATCAGAATCGCATAAATCTTTCCAATACTGAAATCCCTGATGAAGTTTGAAAACGGGTGCCGGGTAATACCCCGTTATCTCCTTAATTTCCTCGCGTAAATAATTTTTCGGCGACAATAAATCTTCATCCTTTCTAAAATATTCGTTATCCAACTCAAAGCACATCTTGAAACTTCCCATTTTAAGAAATCTCAAAAATTTTCTTTTCATCACCTCGCATTCCTTGTGAAACGCTGGGTTATCGGCGCCCAGCTTCTTTTCCTTTTTAAACAAGGTGAAACCACCGGAATCAAACCAAAGCCGGTTGCCACCTACCACGTCGAGAAAATACTTGACGCAACCTGCCGTCATATCCAACGTCGATATCAGATAATCGTTATCCTGTAAAAGAAGCATCTTTTTCAACGCGTCAGATCCCTTACAGTGATAAACCATCGCACCGGCAAGTCCCATTATGAATCTTTTCTTAGGTCTCTCAAACATATCAATCAATACCAGCGATTAATTTATCAAGTTCATCTTTGTTATCCTGCATGGTAGTAATCCCGATCGCTTTCAATGATTCCTTGTTCCCAGCTTTCTCAACTAATCTCTGTAATCCAGCGTAATTCCATTGCGAATATTCATTCACCTTGTTATCAGCAATCAGAAACCCAATCTTTTCTTGTTCTGTCAATCCTTTAACAACCAACACATCAAACTCTTCAACTCCAAGTATTTCTAACGCCTTGAACCGGGTGTTACCGGCAAGAATCGTACCTTCTTCATCAACGACGATCGGATTTATATACCCGTATTCTTCGATGCTCTTGGCAACCATCTTCGCCGACTTCGAATTTCTTCGAGGGTTGGATGGGTGGCAGTGTATATCGCCAGCCTTAACCCACCGAATCTCTTTCTCTATTTTTCTAATCTCTCCCATTCCCTTACTTTCTACCGAGTTTGTAAATCTGAATAGCCCGAAGGAACTCATCCCTGCTATTCATTTTATTATCAAGGAAAGCGCCTGAACAATAATGAGTTGTCATGGTACTGTTATCTTCAGCCCCCCTCATGCTCACACACATATGCTCGGCCTCAATATACACAGCCACGCCGAGAACGGATTCCCCGAAAACTTCACAAAGATAGTCATGAATCTGCTTGGTTAGCTGTTCCTGTAATTGGGGCCTCTTCGCGAACCAATGCACGATTCTGTTTAACTTGGAAAGACCGAGTACCTGACCGTTATCCTTGCTGATGTACGCGATACTACAAAAACCAGTAAACGGAAGTAGGTGGTGCGAACAGAGCGAGTTCACCTCGATTCCGTGTTCTATCACCATTCCCGAATAACCCGAGCTCGGAAATACCGCTAATTTAGGTGGGTTTGCGTACGCACCTGATGTGATCTCGTTAACGAACATTTTCGCAACCCGGTACGGCGTTTTCATCATATTGGGATCGTTTTCCCAGTCATACCCCAAAGTTTCCAGGAACTTACCGTACGCTTTCGCCGCTTCTGTTATCATCCTGCTTCTTTCCTCGTTAGAAAGAACGGTGTTTTCACCTGCTTTTATCCTTTTCATATTTCGTGTTTATATTTGTTATAATCAAGCTTCTCTTTCAGTCCCGAATATTATTATATGAAGGCGGTCGGTATAGAAATATCCCAACTCTATACACTTTTTCGCCAACCATTTCCTTTTCTCCGCTAACATCGCCTCCGTGTCACCTTCCGGCATTAAATAGACGGTTAAGCGAGGAAACGAAACTCCCTCATCAATCATTCGTAAAGCAATTCTCGATACCTGATCCTGAACTTCCCTGATATCATCGTCGGTTGATACAACGTATTTTAATTGGTGTTGTTTCGCGAACCGGATCCATGACACTATCGCGGGAATGTTTTCCCGCCTTGATTCATGTTGTTGTTGAAATGAACCATCGGGAGTTGAACTGCTCAGTTTCGGTGAGATTGAAACAAGGTCCGGGTAATAACCTTTTCCGAGAACATCCGGTTTGATGATGGTTCCGTTCGTTTCGATTGTTACCTTTTTCTTCGCCTTTCTCGCTATATTGATTAAACCCCTCAATAAAACAGGGTGCAATGTTGGTTCTCCTCCGGTGATAAGAATATTCGCTATCTGGGGGTTCTTATCGATAATATTGATAACATCCTGTAACGAATATTTCCCTTTCTCAGGGCTCCATGAACTGTACGTGGTGTCACATAAGCTCCCCTTGAAAGCACACCGTAAATTACACCCTGAAAGCCTTATCAAAATATGGGGAACACCCACGTACATTCCCTCTCCTTGCAAACAAGGAAACAAATCAATAATCGGTTGAATTTCTTTACCATTCATTTTTCTAATCTAAATAACTGTTATACATCTCGTTAAATTCTTCAAATTCCATGTCAGATATCTCTCTTTCTCTCACAATTTCTTTTATAAGTTTAATTTGTCTTTCTTTCAATTCAATCGCCTCATCCTCGAACCCACCAACTCTTAAATCAATAACCGGCAAGGAAAGCTCGAAAGCCAAACTCTCATCAAAACCGTAAAGATCGATTAGAGATTCTACTTCTTCCTTCGTTATCATAGCTTTACCTGTAATTCGATTTTTGGATTCATAAATTTATCTTCACAAGAAAATTTATGATAAATCTCGGTTTTCGTTAAAGAAGGACTGACCTCTATCTCTTCCGGGTATAACTCCAAATATTTTACATAATCATTTTCATCAGCCTCAGCGTATCCAGTATCTGTTTCATGAACTCTCACCGATTTCACACGAACATCTCCCTCACCATTATTAAACTTCGTGTTCTCCAAAATTACAGCGAAACAAGCGAAGAACATAGATGCAAGCATCTCGGCCGATGGATTACACGGCAAAATAATCCATCTATCATTAATTGATTTGATGAAATTTTTATATATCTCATTATCTTTTGACCACAATAAATGTGTATGATCAAATAAATCAACTAATTCCTTGAAATTTCCAAGAAGACCGAAATCAACAACCATTCCCGCATTATCCAAATGATCCGCCGTTAAAAACAACTCAACTTTATATGAATGTCCGTGCAAGCTATGTGAGCATCTATCTGAAGTGCAATTCCGCACGATATGACTCCCTTCAAATTTAAATAACTTTCTAATTATCATACTTCTAAATATTTTTAATCAACACCATAAAGATACACAAAGTTCATCAAATAAACAAGTTTTCGACCAATAATTCCACGTCTATATACCGCAAAGGAGTCTCGCTTCCCTTTCCGTCAACCACGATTATTCTTTCCCAGTTAGGATTATTCTCCTTCACCACGCACACCTCTCCCTTATACCTAACTTGACGACCTTTCTTGAAGGCGTAATGCCTATCATGAACAACGGGACTTCTTTTGGAGGGGTCGTACTTCATCGCCGGCATGCCGTAAGGTTGTAGGAACACGTCTTTCAACATTCTCTGATACTCCCCGCTATCCTTGAAAATACTTACCAATTGATATTGATGCGCCACCTTCAATATCTTCACTTTCTTTTTCTCACAGATATCAGAACACATCTTGATGAAATAAGGTTCCTCGTAAACCAGTGCCCTGAATAAATAAGAGAAATATTCGAGTTCCAGTTGCTCGAAATACTCCCTCACCGTTAACTTTTCTTTTTGAGCTACCATTATGCAATCGTTTTTTCCAAATTATTCAAGTAAAAATTAAGGGGATCTTCCATCCCGGACAATGTTCTTTCCAGGTAATCAATCGTCATGTTTCCGGGATCAACCTCCTTGTCTTTTATCCTGCAAACTTTGACATTAAAAAACTTGCTTAACCGGATCGAATTTTCCTTGCTTTCCCTTAAAGCGTCCTCGTCATACATCAGGATAATCGTTTTAACGGAAGTACCCCTCAATTGCTTTAACTGACCGGGACTTATCTTCTTGCCGAAAGTGAAGCAGCAAGCCACCTCGTCATTAAAAGTTAGATTCATGAGATAATCCACGTTCACCTTGTCAAATAACCCCTCCACCAAGATCACCGTCTCCGTTTTATCACCTATAAAATTATACCCGCCGAGAATATGAGAGAATCCATCCTGACTGTTCATATAACGGAGAACGAGATCGCGTTTCCCTTCCTTGTACATTTCACGATTCTCATCGTGCCATTTCTTGTCATACCTCGATCTGGCGAGCCATGCCACAACCTTACCCCCCTCTTTTATCTTGAAGACGATGTAATTATGTTTTGATAATTTCTCTTCCAAAATCGATTTCGTGTATGAAGGTTCAAATTCCTCGTAATGTTCTCTTAAAAAATGCCTGCCATCCAGGTATGGGTCATCAATCAAAGGTTTCAAACCGATAGGTAAACGAGCTTCTTTAAGTTCATCTTCACCATCTGATTCTTCCTCCTTGATCAAGGACGTTAAGTTAACGCTTTTTTTTGACATTCGGTACTCCTTGGTGATCAAATCTTTCCTGTCAATTTTGATAAGATAATCGCGAACCCCTTTCACAGTCCCGCACTTAAAACAATGATAGATCGCCGAATGACCGTCTTCGGTGAAGATTAGCGCGTTTTTACCCCCTTTACCGCAATAAGGACACGCCTCCTTCGAAGTCATCCAACCTTTCTGACCGAACGGTCGAAGATTCAGTTCTGCTATCAACTCGTCTTTATCAATCACTCTCATAGCACCCTCCCTTTCTGCTCTCCCGATCTCTTCTTTCTACCACCACCTTGAACATGCGTTATTTTCAGATTATAGAACTCATTCATCGTTCTCGGTCTGTCATAGAACCGACCCGTATTGTAATTCGTCGCTATCTTAAAAACAGGATCAACGTTCTCGTAATCCCTGACTTTATCCTTGAAAATCCGACATGTTTTATTTTTCACCTCCTCCAGTGTTTGATTGATCGAAAACACCCAGCTAAAAGGTTGAACCACGGTTCTATCCCCTTCGGCGTAACTTCTATCTATCACTTTCTCCTCGTCGTTCCAAACCTCGAAAGGTACATCTCCCGTTTGAATGGCGGTGGCGCACGACATCCCGAACTCCTCGCACATATTTTTCAACCGCTTCCCGCATTCCTGAAACCTGTATTTCGGTTTCGGATCATTATCGAAACTCGGTATACCCGTTCTTATCAAATTAAACGAATCGATTATAAGTAATCTCGGAAATTTACCAACCAACTTCTTGTACTCGATACAAATAGATCTAACATCACCTATGGTAGCGTCACCGAATTTCTTGAAACTGTACACTTTGATGTCCGCTCCGAAGTGCTTGACTTGATCGATCACATCATGGAACCCATCTAATTCCTCCTTCGTGAAATCACCTTCTTTTAAATCAGAATAAGTTTTGTAAGTCCACATTTGAGCGTACTTCATATGAACCTTCTCTTTCGCCTCCTCGCACTGAATATGGAGAACGTCATGACCTAGAAGGGCGGTTGACATACCTCTCCACCTTAACACGGTGCTCTTGCCCACGCCGCTCCTAGCCAGCCATAACTCCGTGTCGCCCACATCTATCCCACCGTATTTATCATCCAACGCGTCTATCCCGAACTCAACCGGCGGATCTTTCTCCTTCTTCTCCACCCAGTCAGCCCTGCAACGATCAAAATCCGAGAACACGCCTAGAAACATCCCCGATTGAGCTCTCAGCGAAAACTCAGTTATTCTCGCGCTCTCTTCCCTGCTAACCCTCATCGCCTCATCCTTCTTTCCCTCACCGTAGAGGTCCACGATCTCCTTGTTCAAAAGTAAAAACTCGCTATCCTTTATGTAGCTCTCCAATTGATTTAGAAGAACCTCGTCATCAACAACTTCCGACTCCTTTATTTGTTGAACTGCTATTTGAACGGACTCATTGTCATTATATTTCTGAGCTATCACACCGAGAGAAGGTACTTTATCGTACTTATGAAACTGATCTTTCGCTTCTTTCAGCACGAATTTGTACCCAACCTCTTCTTTCGGTATAAATTTAAAATCAAGGTACCTGTCAACGATTGACATCATATCCTTGTTCAAAAACATCTTACGAAAAAGTTCACCTAAAAAATTCGCGTTTATCTTTTCCATTCTAATCCATGTCTATGTAATCTATCGTCGCAACCATCTTGTTCTCTCTCAGATCCTGTATCGCCATGAACGATGACATGCAGGTATCATCATGACCGCAAACGGATTCCAAAGTTCCTTTCTTCGAGTTAAACGCGATTGAATTAAACTCACCGAACATGATATCAACCAACTTTCGCGTGTTCTCATCTCCGTAAGGAACCCTCAATCGACCGCTCTCGAACAAAGCGGATAGTGACGGTAAACCTAGTTTCAAATCTTTTTTATTTCCTTCAGTGGTTATAAACTCCTCTATGTTAATCAACCCCCTCTCTTTCGCCATCCCGGCCAGTATTCTCTGAAAACCGTTCGACTCGCACACCAACTTATTCGGCTTGTACCTAGCGTTAAACTCTATCAACCGGTTAACCTGAAGATCATGACTCGCACCCTGTTCCCTGTACAGGTTGATAAGGTAAATCAAGTTATTCGAATCGATGCCCCAAACCGTGTAAACAGTGTAGTCGGCACCGACGTTTCCAGATATGGCGAAATCACACCCCACAACTACTCTCACTAGCTTTATGGGATAACTCTCTATATCGTTAGTGAAGCTGATGTGCTCCATGCCATGAATCGATCTCTTCAAGAACTCATAAGGAAAGATGGTCGACGTGTCAGCAACGGGAACAACTAGGTACTCTCGATTGAACACCAAGGTTCCAAGTGATTGTCTCTCCTCCGTTAACCTCGAAAAAGTCAAACGATCAGGTGCGAGAAGTTGACCATCCGGAAATATAGCCGGGTACTCGAATACTTTGAAACGAGCGTCATTCTTTAAATCACCATAAAGATCCGCTGATGCGTACGGGGTCCCGTAAACACACAGATACCCAAAAGGTTCCACAATAGGGGTAATTGAACCGTAAAAAACTTCATGCAATTTCTCTCTCTGTTCTTGCGAGTAAAGAGCGGATTCATCCGGTAAATCATCACAAACAACAGCTCCAACATGGAGTCCTCGAATCATGGAATCTTTCGATCTTAGATGAAGAATTGAATCCGTTTCGGTCGTGATTGACGTCGCCGCCAACTTCGCTTTCATGTTTGGATTCAACTTTTCTCTTAGTATATCATTCTGATTTATCTCTGAGATAATCATCGATATATGTTTCTTACCGAGAGTTTCATTGTTCGTGATCATACAAGTTTCTTTCCGATTCCGATTATCAACGCTCTCTCTTAGAAAGGTCGAAGGTCTGTCATAAGAATATAACCTCCATAAAATGAACGCGAAACATCCCTCGTAACTGTTATGAACCACCGTGCCATCCTTTAAAAGAAAAAGGTGATCCCCATCGCAAGAGAAACCCGCATACTCTCCTTCGCCGACATATTCAACTTCCAATGATGTCGCTAAATTATCCTGAACCGTTTCTTTGGGTGGTATCTTCTTTCTTTCTATTAAAACAGGAATCTCATCAACATCACCGGATACCGTTATTCTATAATGAGTGTAATCATGAAGAATATGTTCACCTTTCGACGTTCTCACTTTCACGTCCGCTGTTCTCGTTATAATAGAATTACATCTGAAACCCAGAGATAAAGCCAACCTTCTTGTTTGCTCTATCAGATTCCTATTTTTAAACCCAATCTCAAAACAATACTTACTTCGAGGGTGTCCTTTCTTATACTGAGAATAACCATCCGTATCAATTAAGCCAGCCAAAAGTTCAAGTCTTTGTTTTCTTGATGCGGTGAGATAGGATTCAGGTATATGCTTGTTACCGAGAACACCCAAATCTTTGAGAGCTGACTTTAACCGATTTCTAAATAACTTCTCCCTTTCAATGATTCGATACGTGTACTTATTACTTTTATGCTTTGATAAAACAAACCCGTTTTTCTCACAAAAATCATTTAGATATGTAACTATTTCATGATCAGGTGTTGTTATTATAGGTTCGGTATACAATCCATCTCCTAGCCATAATCCCAGTAAATACGGATCAACAGGGAGATCTTTTTCAGGAAGATCCCACCCCTTTACCTTATAACCCATTATTTTTCGCTGGGAATAACCCGACATCAAAGGGATCTCCTCCACGGGAACATCAAAATTTTTCCAATACAGATCTTTAGCTTGACGATTCTCGTACCTCGATGGAACCTTTTTCTTACAGCAAACAATATGACCTTCGTTCACAACATAATCAACACCCCACGTTTGCCTTACCTTCCACATCCTGGATGTCCCTTTGTGCAAGGACATAACAGTCCTTGGCTTTGAATCGGGCCCCATAACTTGATCGCCAATAGAAACGTCTTTTATCTCACGAATAGTACCGTCAGCCATCACTATCTCTGTTTCAGGAGATAGACATTTACCGCTCGAACGCGAGGCGAGTATACTATTATAAGGATAAAGCTGAACAATGTTACCCCACTCCAAGTTTCTCCATCCCTGACGGAAAGTGGGGAGACAGACCGTCTTGAAGTAATTATAGCTTTGTTTTCGGAGAGAAAGATCCATGCTCTGTTCGACGGCCGAAAGGTACTCCAACTTCTCTATATCCAAGGTTCGATCCATGTGAGTCACGATGGCGGTTTGCCGACGCATCTCACCTAGAAGTTTATCCAAGTCATTCCCGTACCCGGACATCAACTCCTGGATCGCTTTAGGAGGCAAGTTGGAGATGATCTCCTTAACGTAATTATCTATGTAATTCTCTTGTACGGGCGTTAAATTCATGACGGTATCTGAAATTTAAAATGTTCCCTGAACCTATTCTCTTCCTTGGATGACGTTGAATTACCCTCTCCTCTCAATCTTTTTATGTACGAGATGAAAAGTTGGGCGTTAGATCTCGTATCGTGAATCGCACGGTGAGCTCCAACCAAGGAGATATCATTTAATGAACAACAGGTCGACAGTTTGTAGTCCGGTTGTTCGAGGTTCGAGTAATAGGCGAGTTTCTGTGTATCCTCCACCCATTTCACGTACTTCCAAGCATCATCACCGTAATAATTGAATAGCTCGATCGTGAAAGGATGATCAAACCCCGTGAAGTTGTGACCGCAAACGATCGCTCCCTGACGCGGATTCTTGTACTTGGTGTAGAGGTCTTTCAAGTCCTTGTACACCGATTTCGCGTCCTTTCCCTGTTCCTCCATCATCTCCATCGTCAGTCCGTTCACCGCCAACGCTTCAGGAGCGTAAATCAGGTCTTCCTTGTAACCGGGTTTGAACAACGCCTGGTACTCGTCGATAATCTCTAACTTCTCCATGTCCACGACAACGCAAGCGACCTCGCATAACGCTATGTCGAGAAACGGTCTTTTCTCTTTACCGGGTAAACCCCCAGTTTCGTAATCTTGTACGATAACGTACTTAACACTACTCTTCGCCATCTTCTTTTAATAAATTATAAACTTTAATTCGGGCGTCCTTTTGCGGTACTCTTTGGATTCTGTTCCCTCCCATATGCTTGGGTAACCGACCTCGAGCACAGTACGCCTTCGCATCGTGAATCGTGAAATCTTTTCCCGATTCCGTGTTTTTCTTTTTGTTTTCGTTTAACCAATCTCTCAAAGTGGAGAGCGTCACCCCTCCCAGAATAATTTTACTAGCCATTTTTAACAGCGGTTATTAAATCAAAATCATCATCACGCGAAACCTCGTCACCGTACGATAACATCTTATTAAAAATTACCGGTTTCTTAGTGCTGTCTAAATCTCCTTCGTTTAATAATATAGCCGGATTCCCACTTTCATCCTCAATCTTATTCCATGAATAAATCTCCCGGAGAATGATTCTCGTTGAATCGAAATCGTTAAAAGTCATCACTTTCTGCTTCCCACCCGCCTTGAATCCAACCCGGCTTTCGTTTCTCATACTAGCGAGAAGTTTCTCCAACTGCACGTGAAAATCCTTGTCCGAGATCGTTTTATACTTATCGATAACCCTCACCAGATCAAATCGACCGAGTTTACTGATAACCTCGATGAGAAGATTGATCGTTTTCACATCCTCTCTCGAAACAGGTTGTATGAACCTCTCTCCGAACGCTTCTTCATGAAGCCTCACCATATCATTAATCGCTTTCTCATTCATGACGTAAAAATACTCCTTTTAACTCAATAAACAAAGTTTATTTTAATTTTCTTTTCAAAAAATCTTCCTTCGATTTAAAATCATGCGCGTTATGACACTCCAAGCACCAAAGATGAACGTTATCCTTATTCAACCTCTCTTCCGGGTGAGCTCCCTTTCCTTTCTCGTGAGCGAAGAAATGAACCCTGGGTTCATCCCCGAGATATGACCCGCAATGCTCGCAGTAATGAGGTCTCTCGCCCCATATTTCCAAGAACAATTCACGTTCTCCCGTGGATTTCCTTTTTCCCTGACGGATTGAACTTCGTTTTAGCTGTTTTATATCTGTTTTAACGGACAATCTCTCTTTGTTGCATGAATTACACAGCCCGTGTTTTTTATTCGCTATAAACCGATAATTTCCGCATTTCTGACAGAATCCCTTACTCGCTCTTAACATCGCAATGTTTTTTATACCTGCAATTTTTACAGTAAACGTTTTTCTCGTCGTAGAGGAACCCGCCGAAATCAAGGCAGTTCAAGTAACCTCGCGGCGTGTTCCAATACTTTTTCCTTTGCTTGTCCTTGTACACGTCAGATAACCTCAGCTCGTACCCTTCTTTCAAGGGGTTTTTTATCGTTTTAGATTCTTTGTATTGCTGTAATCGATATATTTGATCTTCCGTTCGATTTCGATACCGATCCACCATTCTTTGACAGTAAATCCAGTTTAATTCGATGTTCCTTCTCAGAAGTTTCCCATCGTAACACCAGAAAGCGTGAACCGTGTAATTCCAGATAAAATCGTTGCCCGCGTCAACCGGTATCATCTTCTGAAACTTGGATAGGAGTTTGAGGTTCCTGCTCGTTCTCGCCACAACGTAACCGGGTTGCATGTACGTTCTCTGATACATATACTCGTAAACTTGTATTATCTTGTAAACAGGAACCATGATAACCGATTATTTATTAATGTGAAGATACGCCAAATAACCCACTTCACATTTCTCCTCCAATTCATCGACGGTTTTGATTGACGGTAAAATTTCATCAAGCTCGGTTTTCAATGAAAGATATTTATCGTACGTTTCAAGGTATGCTATCACTGAGGCGACGGTACTATATAAAACATCTTCATCACCCTTAATCGTATCGATAACAGATTTCGCATCCTTGTTTATCGATTGATAGCAATCAGGCACGCCTGCCAGAAAAATACCTTTATAAAAATTATTCGAGTGCCATCTCTTGAAAGAATCCGATTCCATGTCAACACCACCCAAAACAAGTAAATCGTATATTAAAACGAATTTAGGTTCATTCGTTTCACGAATCTTATCATCATACGCCGCCAACATTGAATCAGAAAGACCGAATCTCATTAAACCCGAAAGCGTGTTTGAAAGAATCTTCTCAATTTCTGTAACAGTCTTTCTTGCCGAACTAAGAACTTCGTATTTAATAGCTTCCCTAACCTCGTTGTTTAATCTTTGTGTTTTCATATCTTCTATTTTTAGTTTGTTATCTCATTATTTTCAACACTGTAAAGATACACCTTGTTTATCTATTATCCAAATATTTTCCTGATTATTTTTCTGAATATTCCTTAAATATTTCCCTTCTGAGTATACCCCGATTTCTCCGCACATTACGGTTGAGGTCCATCTTCAACCTAATATACAGATAATCAATATATTGTATTATATAGGATATTAATAAGGTCATATTCCATATTGATTACATCTTCAATAGAGGATGAATACAACATACGATTCAGACAATATAGATGAAAACTCCTCCGCAAAGCAATGGACAGGTCTCAGCCCAATTAAATGAGTGTGCGTTGCCTGTTGACACGGGGTGGGTCAGAGCAGGTCTTTGTTTAATGTCCACGTCATCTTACTGTCTCCCCAAGTTGGTTCGGATCATCAATCCTGGATGTGTGGGGTCGAGTACACCCTTCAACATGACAAAGAACGAGATAAAGATACACAAATTTTATCAAACAGGCAAGGATTCCGATAATTTTTCGTATATTTACGTTGTAAATCAATCAGATAAAAACATGAGAGAAGAGAAAATAAACGGATGGAAAGCGTACGTGACGGAAGAAAATCAAGCGGAGGTTGAAGCCTTGAAACTTCAATTCTGGGAGTACAAGGAAAGGAAAAATATCACCTCTAGCGAGTACCCGGACCATCAAGTAGGTTACATGGTGAAAGATTTTGAATGGAAGGATACCGTGTTCATACCCGATTTCTTTTTTGACAAGTTATTCGAGTGCATAGATAGATGGGGTCCATCAAGAAAATGAACCCCGTTATCTTCTAGTTCCATTCAACGTTTAACTCCCACGTTTCCTCTTTTTCTTTAGGAACGGGTTCGAACCAGTATATTTTATTAGGGATTGGTCGTGCAACATCCCTGTAATCCTTATCGATCACATCCTTGTTTATCTTCCTGCACACCCATACCCCTATCGAACCACCTGCCGGGATAGATCCTATATCAAGTTTATCGTCCTCGGTGGTTACCTGAAAATCTCCGACGAAAGGCTTCGAATAAATATCACCCACTCTTTCCATCACCGGCCTCCCTTCTTTGTCAGTACCCATAGCGACGGGAGCTATCAGGATCTCCCCTTGGTTCGATTCACCGGTGGATGACATGTAAAGGGAAACATCGGTGGCATCGTTCATCGAATCGTTAACGAGAACCAGCGCCCTGTATTCCGTTCTACCTTTCGAGGCCCCGTAAACGGATATCTCCCCGAAAAGATTGTCGAACTCGTCGTTTTTCACTGTCATGTTCGAGATGTAACCGCCTAGTGACTCGCTAGGTTTGTCAGGTCCTTGACCTGAATTTAAACTCGTGGTGTAACAAAGTTTCATTCCAGTATTAGATTAAATAGTCCAGTATTTTCTTAACGTGTCTTGATCGCTTACAGATATAACCCCGTTATTGTTCACCACCTTGGCGATTGGGAAATCGATATCCTCCGTGTAAGCGGGTAAGCCATCGTTAACGGAAACTGTCAACAGTTTCGTTCTATCGTAGCTATCGTACGTGTACAACCCCTTTAATTGATCGGCAGCGAAGTTGACACCTATCGGGAGTGTACCCACCACGATCATCTTCAGATTCTGTTCAGCCGCTACGCTATTATAAGAGTTAATCACGGCCGAGGTATCGTTGATAACTTCAACCACCTCGTAAACGCCGTTATTTAGCGTTTCTGAGCCATCTTCTTTGACGAATCGTATGTTTACAGGGGCTTGCGTGCCTTGACCTCTTAAAACAGCTAAAAACTCGGTATTCACGCCGTTCAAGTTACCGCTAGAATCCACCGATACAGCTCCAACCTCCCAGTTCACCGTGTCGTGAGAGAGGATGACGTAATACGACTCTCCCGTTTCGGGTACGGGTAACTGGTTTATCCCGGGCACGGTGATGAGGTTATGATTTCTATCAACGAGGTATCCGGGTGCTATCTTGATAGAGCCGGGGTTCGTGTCAACCGTTACCCTTAATTCCTGCGAGGCGGCGTCTCTCTTACCGGATACGATACCCCAGTTTTTCGTTATACCCATTAAAAGGGTTTTTGAGAAAGCCAGATCCGATAGAAAGTTCTGGCTTCTCTGTAATTCCTCCTTGGAGAGGAACGTTTTCCTGTTATAATTTATCTTGCTCATATCTTTTTAAATTTTTAATCAACGAAAATAACGGTCCAACCCTTTCTCTCCACTTGATTCTTGTACGTGTCCTGCTTCAGGTAATAATCATCGTTAGAGGTGTAATATTTACCGGACGTGGTTTGGTTTAACAAACCGAGGAAAGTGATGTACGTGATAGCGAGTGAATTTTTAATAATTGGAGTATGCTCCACGTGAATCTCCTCGTACACTTTCGACTCGCTAGAGGCAACATCGATCGAGGTGATACCCGAGCTAGCGAAATTCATGTATTTCAGCTTATCCACGCCTATAAGTTGCGCCGATTTCAAGTTAGCGCAATTCTTCGATGACCACCACTCGAGGTTCATTGCCGCCACTCCTAGGTCGGTATCCCTCGTTTTTATTGAATTGAAAGCCGAGCCGGAAGTGTCAAGTCTTTGAAGTCTTATCATCTTGCTAACGTTAAGAGCGACGTTTAACCGGGTTAACCCCTTTAAATATAACTCTTTGGCGTTATCAATAACGTTATTATTCAAATCAATGAACTCCGAGGAAGAAGAGAAAGAAACGCAATTTGATAGATCAAGGTACTCGAGCGTGTTCGTGTAGGTAAACGAAACGAACGAGATGAAAGCGGGACAGTCATGAAGGTCAAGTTTTTTCAAACCGCTGTAGGTCGATATCTTCAGTTTTATCAACCCCGTGTTGAACGCTATCATGTTTTTCACCGAGCTCATACCGGAAGTTACCGTTATCGATTCTATCTTGTTCAACGAGGTGTTATCGTTGACAGTAACGTTAACCAGGTTCGTGTTTCTCGTGAAATCGAGATATTTCAAGCTATTAAAGCTGGCGTCAAGATCCGTTATCTTGTTGCTCTCCAGGGTTGAACCGAATATCAACGATGATTGATCGTATTGCGAGTTTACCCCTATATTGTTGTGAGAACAATTTAGCTTGGTGATGTAATCGGCTTTCGACACGTCGAGCGTTGTTAACTGGTTGTAGGAGCAATCGACTTTCGTTAAACTGCTAAATCTTGACACTCCCGCGTTCTTGTAGAAGGTGTCGAACAGGTTCACGTCGTTATCAGAGAAGTAGCTATTCGTTATCACCACGTCTTGGGCGTACCCGTTAAACTGTCTCCAACCCGTTTGATAAGCCCTACCGAAGTGGAAATCACCGTTATGAGGGGCTTTGCTTAGCCCGGAGAAAGATAATTGCGTTTGATCTCCCGTAACCCCGATAGGCGTACCTGTTGTCTCGTATTTAACCCCGTCAACATACAGCTCCACGTGCCATGATGCGTCGCTGACATAATGTAACCTGAACATAACGTGCTGCCACTTATTCACCGCTAGCTGTTTCGCCTGGAACGCTAACCGACCACCGGCCGTGTAAATATCTATGTTCAATTTATTCTCGAAAGAGTTACCTCCCCAACCGAGAGCCCAACCGAATTGACCGGTATTGGAACCGAACATAACACCACCGCAAAGACCGTTATAAGAGGTGTTGTCAAGCGGGTATATCATGAAACTACCCGAAATTGCCGTTACACCATCTCCCACCATCTCCGAAGGGAACGTGGCGTAAGAATCAGTCATCTTTAACGCTTTAGTTCCTTTTATGAAACCATCCTCGTAATTATCCACCGCCACGAAGGTATCGAACGTTAGAGCGGATCTTGACATCTTCGTCGTGTTACCGTTCAAGGTGTAGGCGAGTTGAGGAGCGGCGCTCAACCGGTTCACCACTTCCTCTATGCTTGTTGGCGTGTCGGTAGAAGGGTTAAACGTCAATGACGTTAAAGCGTTATTGTCACAATCCAGGATTTGAAGGCTAGTTGTCGAGGTGAAATCAAGCGTGGTTAACTGGTTTTCACTTATATAAAGACCTTTCAGCGACCCACCTATGGTGTTGGGGTTGAAAACCGTTAGCAGGTTCTTCGACAAGTTCATGTTCACTATCGCCTCGCAGTTATCATAGTTGATGGACGATATCTGGTTGTTCTGAAGATGAACGTACATCAATTTAGAACTGGAAGATATATCAACCGTTTTCAAGGCGTTATCGTACCCGTTCAACGTGATGAGGGCGACATCGTTTGAAAGATCAAGGTTTTCAAAAACAGCGTTACCCGTTACCGTGACCGTTTTCAAGACATTGCAATCGGATAGATCAACCGTTTTCAATAAATTCTTTCCTGTAATTATGAACTCCGTGAACTTGTTGTTGCTAGCGAGGATCGTTGTTATGTAATCGCTCGAGGTGAAAGTTGAACCGGAAACGTTCGTTAACAAGTTAGACGAGCAATTCAAGTTTCTCAACGATTTTTGAACCGACAAATCGAGCACGATTAGTTTATTATCGTTCACCGTTATATCGGTTAACAGGGTGTTGTTCGTTAACGTTAACGTTTCCAACTCGTTACCCGACATGCTCAATTTTTCCAACCTCGTGCAATAAGGGGCGGAGAAATCAGTGAACTTGTTATTGTTCATGGATAGAACGGTTAACGAGGAGTTCGTCGTCAAATCTACCCTGGATAGAGGCGTGTTGTCCGTTTTTAACGTTTTCAATGAAACGTCGTTTTTCACGTTCACTGATGATGCCCTCTGGTTATCGCTATAATCCGCGTTAACGAGGTTCGGGCAATCCTGCATGTTGATCGCCATGATGAACGAGTTACGCGTTATCGTGGCATCCGTTACAACCGGGTTCTCGTTAGCGTGGAACGCCAGCAAGTTGGGGGTGTTCGTTATCTCTAAAGTTTTCATCACCGGCATCGAGTCTATATACAACGTTGTCAATTCCGGGTAATTACTTCCATCGAAAACAGGGTTGATCATGTTATTCGAACTAACATTCAGGAATGATAGAACGTTAACAGAAGGTATGGTGAAATCCGTTAATTTGTTGGTGTTAACATCAACATAGGCTAGTTTTGGTGCCGTTCCTAGATTCAATGTTGCCAAACTATTCTCACCAGCTGTTAGTGAAACGAGATTCACGTTCGTTGACAGGTTGAGTGATGTTAACTTGTTTTTCCCGACCCTCAGCGTTTCAAGAGATAGAAGGTTGGCGGTTGAAAGCGAAACGAGGTTATTATCTTCAACGTTAAGAAAGGCGAGGAGAGGAGTTGCCGTCAACGAGATGGTTGATAGCTTATTTCCCTCCATGTTCAAGGTCGTTAACCCTGTCAAAGTAGAAAGATCGATCGTTGCCAGCTCGTTGTCGCTTAAATCAACGTTCGTTATACCCGGCATGTTAAAAATATTAACTACCGATATCTTGTTTCCAGCTCCTTTCAACACGGTCACGTTACCCTCGTTTATCGTTATAACGTGAGTTGGTAGGTTATCAGAATAGGAATAGGTAAGCTGATTCTTCGTTGTCACGCCGTCACCCCAATCTATGAGCAGGTCGCCCTCGTATTCCGTGCCTTTAAAAGAAATATTTCTAGCCGATGAAATGAAGTTCATCAAGGATTGGGTGAAAACAACGCTCACCTCCTTGTTAGCGTCCATCGATAGAAGGTACTGGTTTGAAACGGTTTTTTGTTCCCCGTCAATTAGAACGGACCCGATTTGATAACCGACTGACGGGGTTATTCTAACCACCGCTATGTCGCCTTCCCTGTAAGTACCACCACCGGTAACGATACCACCGGAGGTCGGAACCCATTCAACGATTAAAGTGTAAGTCGTGATCTCGATACCCGTTAAATAAGTGGGTAGTATTATGTTGTTCTTGTATCCCAGAAGGTATTGTTCCGTGAAATTCTTGATGTAATCCTGCTCTTTCCCGGAGTTATTGTAGAAATAGGCGACAATCGGTAATATCGAGCCAAGATACCCTCTCTCGATAGGTAGGTCAAGAGGCTTCACCTTGATGTCCCTTATCATGATCGTTTTATCACCAGCGGCGTACCTTTGTCCGATAACGGGCGTGAAATACTTGATTGACCTGTCAGAGATTAGCGGGACGCCGTTTTCGAAGTTAAGGTGAACGTTTGGCTTGGTTATCGTGTCAGCACGCGTTATAACGCCTCTAAACCAGTATTCCGTCCCAGTTTTCTTCAACGATAGAGGGGTGTCCTTGTTAAAGAAAGAATTTAACACCTCTCCCGTTTGACCGTTATAGAAATCGACCGGTTCAAGGTTCTCGTTGTACCCGTTCACCCCGAAAACAACGTGATCGGGAGATGAAGCGTTTCCGGACGCTTTCACCTTGAAATAAATCTCGTAGGAGAGTGATGGCGATATTTTCAACAGTTTTTCTTTCTCACCGGGAGCTTCTATCCCGTTAAAACCGGCAGTTGACGGTAATGAAAAATAACTTTTCCCGTCTTCTTCCACGATGGTAATGTTGTCGACGTCCCCGCTTAGAGGGTAAAGTGATTTATCTTTCACGTCCTCCCCGTACTCGTACGCTTTCATGGCGTTGATGATTTGCTCCGTTCCCGTCCACATGGGCGATGAAAGATCGCAACACCATCCCAGATCTCGGAAAACGAGGTTAAAGAACATGAACTCGTCCGTGTCCTTGTAGTTTATCAGTCGCATGAACTCTCCGTTCACCGTTCCATCGGTCGAGGTTATGCTTTTCGTTCCCCTTTTCCGGAACTCGTCTATATAGTTCGCGAACAGGTACTCTCTCTGAACCAGCGACTCCTCGCCTGACAGGGCCAGCCCCTTGCTTTCAAGAAATAGATCGAAAAGAATCTTATTCTTCGGTATATCCTGGAACTGGCGTGCCGTGTAAACGATGATGGCGAAGAAATGAGTTATGGATAACCAGTAATCAATGAAGTCCTTGCTATTTTCCGTGTAATCTCTTTGAACGTATTTAGGGAGGACCCCCCTCTCGTACAATTTCTCCAGCACGTTAAACGCCCAACGGAGAACGTTTATATCGTTCACGTCGAAAAATTTTTTGAAATCGGTCTTGGAGTAAATAACATCATCGCCCTGTTTCACCTCCCCTTCCAGCTGAACCCAGTTAAAGTAAAGTTCACCGTTCTCCCCTTCTTGCTGGTAAGCGTACTCGAAAAGAAATGATTCTTTCTCGCTGATTGGAACGGACTGTATATTACCTTGGTTAAGGTCTTGCCACTCGCTCCACGTTACCCCGATATCTTTCGAATACCGAAATTTCTTCTTGAAATAAACGTCACTCGTTTCACCGCCCGTGTCATCCATGAACCCGGATAGGAGAACGAGCCCGAGAACCGGAACATCCGTGCTTATTCGAAGCACGTCACCGTTTTCAGTCGTTTTATTTTCTATAATCATGTTTTTGATCTAGTTTTATTCTTTTGTAAAGATAGGGAAATAATCAATTATCTCAAAAGATTATTTCCCTATGATATTAATGAGGGTTGCTGGTTATGAAACAGCCTCCATCATTAGCTTATATAATGTACCATCAGACTTAGCAAAATAAACCCCATTATCATCCATGGTTAAGTTTACCGTGGCTGTCATATCATTATCAATGTAAGTATGAATCTCATTTGTATATACAGCTCCGATATGACATGACGCGTAAGCATGCTCAGCAGAACCAAATCCTCCAGTTCCTCCTTGGAGTATGTTGGGAGTGCTATCATCAAGCGTCGTTCCTAGTAAAACTAACCTATCAATTTTACTTGCACTATCTCCCTTATATAGAACAGCATCACCTTCAGTATTTGTATTATAAGTAATGGGTTTTGCTAAATTATTTTTATTCCAAAACTCGTAATTCGTACCACTGATTTTGGTGGTTAAAGAACCACTCTCATTAAATGTAAACAATCCACTGCCTACAGTTAATGTTGCATAAGGAGCTATAGGTGTAAAATTATAATCATTTACTTTAAATACAGGATCTCTATCCAAATGACCTTCTAGTTTAAAATTAACTGTTCTAGCAAGATCAGTCATTTGAATATCATAACCACAAGTCTGAGTTCCTTTATCATCAGTTAAATCTTTTGGTTGTATTTGAACAGTGCTCTTAAAAGTATTAGTTCCTGTCCAAGTATTGTTATCACTAAGACTAACACTACCACCACCAGAACCAGATATATCATTTAATGTAGCTAATCTCACCTTGGAAGTTGAACCTGTAGTTACATAAAGACCATCAGTGTCAAAATCAAGCTGGGTGTTCTTGGCAAGATCCTTCAAGTAAAGGTTAGATGTTGTACAGTAAATCTTGGCTCTCTCTGTAACGATACCTTTGGTGTTAACAGGGTAATAACCAATTGTTAAACCACCCTCGTATGTAGTTGAAGAATGACTTCCACCACCAGAAGATATCGGGTAAGCAATTCTTATATTCCTGCTGTTAAAATCACCGTAGTTGGTAGTGGAACCGTATTCTAAATCACCATCACTGTTAGTTGACAAAACCCTGGCAGCCCAATCTTCAAAATAAATAGAATTTGTTAGAATGTTGACTATAGCCGCAGACTCGTAAGCGTTAGTACTCAATCCTAGAGCACCATAACCACCATTAGTCAACGATGTTATAGTGTCGGGTAATATCTTGTTTATCGCGACTTGATCTATCCTCCTCCATCCAGCTGTTTTGGTGTAGTAATTGAAGTTATAATTATCTATGGAGTTAATTTCATATTTAACAGGATATTTTAAACTATTATTATCCCAAACATCATAACTATTAGTACCATCAGAAGTTTTCAATCCACCTTGGAAAGTGTTTAGCCCAGTCCAAACATTATCATCGCTTAATTGAACACCTCCACCTGTACCTCCATCTACCCAAATAGGTGCCTTACCAGCTCCTTGTGATTGGAGTACCTGACCTGAAGTACCAGCTGTTGTCGGTGCGAATAAAGTTACAACGGTAGTTCCAGTTCCTATAAACGGATAATTAGTTCCGTTTAAATTCAAGTTTCTAGTATAAACACTAGTTACTCCACCAGCAGTACCGTTAACATAATTAAGAGGTCTTGAAACATTACTTGCATCCCAAATTTTGTAACTAGTACCACCTTTCCAATGTGATATATCTGATGCTCCAGTGTATAATAGTAAATTATAAGAACCGTTACCTACTGAAATAGTATTGGAAGAATTGAGTCCAAGTATTTGTATGGGGTTCCCAGTGGATAAAATTCCTTTTATATAGTTATTGTTACTTAACACTAAATCCCCGGTAAGTGTGCCTCCTGCCAAAGGTAAATAAGATGCTAGATCAGTCTTTTGAACAGGGTTGGGGAGGTTATAGGAGTCATAGATTTTATAATTATCTGAACCTCTAACATGAGTTATGTCTGTGTTGTTGGAAACTAAATAATTCGAAATACTGTTGGAACCAAATCTAACCTCATTAACACCATCAACTTTAATTAAGTTAAGGTTAGATATTGTTCTTAAACTCCAGGTATTTGGAACTATTAATTTATTAGCTTGAAATTTATACTGGGCACTCCTCCAGTCTGCTTTTCCTACTGATAAATATAAATGATCAGTATCTAAAGGTTCTGTTGCTCCATCTGCTTTTATACCGAAAGCTCCTCTTTTTACAGCTGTGGAAGAAGATGCTTCTCTTGAATAATACACTAATTCTTTATTCCAACCTCCTGTAACAATGCTATTCACAATAAGATTTGCATCTGCGTTTACTCTAAATAAACTACCTGTTCCAACTTGAAATTTATTTAAAGCGAATGTATTACTCCCACTAAAAGTATTATTGCCAGCAAGTAAAGCGTATTTAGATAAGTCAATTCCTGAAACAGCGGCTGAGATAGCATCCGTCACCGCTTTCTGGGACATAACATCCGTTGTTGAAACACCCGATACCTGCAAAACGGATGATTTATCCAGTTTCAGGTTGAGAGCTTCAGTGGTCGCTTTCTGTGACATGGGGTTTATCGTTGAATCACCGGTTACTTGCTGGCTGATGATTCGATCCACGATATCAGAATAGCGGTGTTTATGGTAAGGTGCTGTTGAAGATCCTTGAGGCACTAAGGTTGAACCGTCAGAAAGCGAATCCAACCACTTTTTCTGTACGGGTACCATCACGCCCGCGTTATCGTCCGTCACGCCAACCACCGTGGTTTCCTTTCCCGCAGATGAATGGATGGTTACCTCCGTCGCGGAATAGGTGGTCGATAAATCAACTTTCACGTCTATCTTACCGAGAGACGCCCAACCGTTTATAACGGAGTCCCACACGATCTTCTCGGAATCGGAAAAAGTTTTACCGCTGTAGGGATCTGTTACCGTTCCCCCGGCTGGATTCGTTATGATGATGTACATATCCCCGCCCTCGAGCGTTGAAGGGTTGGGGAAATCTGAATCTGTTCTTATAACTCCCTTGAAATCCAGCGGGTTACCGACCGAGCTCTTGACGAAATCCCTCACCGTCATCTTGTAGTTCGCACCACCCGAGTTGATCAGCAGGTAATCATCGTCAGTCGTTACCGTTCCTTGCTGCAATGACACCAACCATCCGTTCACGTAAGTCTCTACCCACGCACCTGTTGGTATCTCGGTCCATTCTTCGCCGTTATAGGACTTGAAAACGTACGGTATAACTGTGTTATCGAGCCATATCATGTTGACGTTACGTGGAGCCGTCTTTCCCACGTATATCGCCGCTACTTGACCTAAATTCTTAATCATATATCTCTTATTAAAGTTCCGTCTGATTCGTTTATATAATATTGATCGGGATTATCAGAATCCACGATCAAATTCCCGTTCTCGTCAACGTAAAAATTATCAATCACGTCACCAAAAGATCGCATGATCAAATCACCGATTCCAACGTTAACACCTTCCATCACCCTCTCGAAATTGGAAATGAAGAAAGAGAGAAAACCATCCTCACCACCTCTATCATAATACGTGAGAATTTCGATATACGGTTTCGATATATTAAAAACCGTTGTTGTTTTTATTTTTTTAATCTCCGGCATAATCGCTAGGGTAATAAACGGGTGAAAGCGGGACGAAATCATCCATCCCGGTATCAAAGATAATCTTTCCCTTCAAATCTCTCATGCAAAATCTCTTTATTCTCGGTAGAGCGTTAACGGGCACCACTTCGTCCACTCTCGGGTAGAAAGTCGTATCCTGAACGTACTTAACTCCTTCCGTGTTCTTCACTATCGATAGGAGATCATCCCACTCCACCTTCTGACCGGGCTGCCACGTTCTGAAATCGAGGTACTTGGTCATGGCGATTTGGATCTTCAGCCGCACGTCACTTGGATCGTAATTAGAAGCTATGTCGACCATGAAATCAACGCCCCTCTTCCCACCGACGATGTACCAGTCCACGTTCGAGAGTTCTATACCAACCGTGTCCCCGAGCTTGTTCCTGTCACTTAGAGGGAAGTAAGGTGCCGCTTGTTCCAACATGCTCGATAGTTCCTCGTCCGTGAACTCCACCCCGTTCTGGGTGGATAAGGCGAGTTGTAACTTCCCTTCCTCGTTCACGCCGAAATTGAAAAACATCAACACCCTGTCATCTATCGATTGAAAAACTTGAGTGAAATACTCTCTTGTTCCGATAGAGAGAATGTTCAAGTTATTCTGTATCCTCACCCTGAAAGTCTCGTCATCCTCTGAATCCCTTCCACCTATCGCGTAATACTCGTTAGTGCAGGACTTGTGACCTGCTGGCGCTCCCGTTATACTGTTTATCGTATTGGGTTGAACGTTGGTTTGAGAACCCGTTCCAACGCTTCTCACCTTCACGTAATCGTAACCGTCAATTCCCACCGTGACATCCTTCTCTATCATGAACCGGATGCCATTCTGGCTCACGAAGGAGGATTTTGAAGCTTCATAAACCGTTCCTTGGTCCGCCACGACCTTAACGTAGGTGGAAGAACCGAGAGCCCTTTTTCTCGGGCTTACCCCGAATAGCTGCGCGGAAATATCAAGATCCGTTCCAGATGCCGTGTCGGGAAAGATTCGAGCAGCCACTATCGATATATCTTTCAAACATTTCTGCCCGACCTTGGCGACCCCGAAAGCGGTCGCGTTGACCACCGAGTTATCGCTGATATCGGACACCTTGTCCGTCTTGTTCAGGAATATCTCTATGAACAAGCTCTTCAACAAGGAAATCGTGTGTTTCACTCCTATTATCATACGTTTATATTCGTTATAAAGTTATCGTTATTCACCGTTTTCACGTTTATCTTCATGACGATGTAATCGTCTTGACGCGTCAAGGATAGAAGATTTACCTCTATGAACCGGTCATCCTTGGCGAACATCGTTGACAGGTTACGGAATAGCGTCGGGTACTGGATGGCGGAAACGTTCGTTCCAACGAACTCGTTCGAAACCCCGTCTTCCGGGAACTCCGGGATATCTCCCTTCAACGTGTTCATGATGGTATCTATCGCCTGGTTTATCGCGTCCTTGTATTCCACAACCGCCAGATCATTATCCTTGAAATAAAACCGTTTATCAACGTCCTTTCCCAGTATCCTCTCACCCACCAGGCTATCCACGACAGTATCGATACCGAAATTGGCGGTTGAACTTAAACTGATCTTGAATATCGGTCCACCGTTTCTGGGCGAGTACTGTTCCTCTTCTATGAAATTGCTTACCGCTATGTCTTCCCAGTCGTTTTGCGGATCGTTGCTACCGACGCTCTCCGACACTTTCTCGAAGTTATCGAAATCACCGAGAACTCTCTCCAAGTAAAATTTACCGTCATACCTGCCCACCCTCGAGCTTCTCATCCACTTGCTCGTGTTGTTCACCGTTAGAAGCTGACCCCACGTATCCTCGAAAGTATCCAGTAAATCCCACATATCAGTCGTGTTCATGGAATCGGAGAAGTTGTAGAAAGCGGCGTCAATCCTTTCGGATCTTGATAGAAGGTCATCCAACGTATTGAAACTGGACGCCGGTAAATCCCCTCCCTCGTAATACGAGAGAATGGACGGGTAATCATCGTTCAAGAAATCGATAACGTCATGGAAGAACCCCGCTATATCGATTTTCGTCGCGTTGTAAAATTTTTCAGCACTAGTTGTTTCCATCACGGTATGATATCAGTCGCCCATTTTTGCTCCAAGTTAGAAAGCTGGTTTAACATGAGGTTAACCCCTTTCTGTATGACGCTAGTTTTGAGCGATCGTTTCAACGAACCCTTACTCGATTCCTGGTCTAGAACCAAACTTAGGGGGGCAAGCGCCGTTAAAGTCAGGTTGTAGTTCCATATCATGTTCGAACCTTCGCTATCCGTGTTCAGCGTTAAACCACCGGAAGGCACGGTAACGAGATAACTCTCCCCGAGAGCCATGTTATAAAAATAGAGACGAAACGGTAAGCCCTGATCATCCACCCCGTTTGATTTGGCGATTATCGCCCTTAAAAGGTTCATGGCGCCGTACCCGCTTTTCACACCCACATCGAAATTCGGGAAATCAACTATCAAGCTCTTCGATTTCGCTTGATATAGATCATACACTCCTCGTGATGTGGAATAAGCGACTGCACTTCCGATAGGGGTTTTCGTTGAAAGTATCAACTTGAAGAACTTACCGAAATTTCCTTTTATGGTTATCTCCTGCGGGACGAACGCCGTGCTACTGAGAACCGTTATACCGGTACTCGATTGCTTGATGTTCGTCCTTTTAGGCTCCGTTTTCTGTATCGATGAAGGCAGTACCGGGAAGGAGAAGTAATCTATCGTCCTACCCGAACCGTCCGTTAGCTCCAACGCTATCATGTAATACTCGAAATCATGAGGTAACAAGCCCGCCAGAGCGGCTTGACCCATCGATTGAACGAGGTTCGCGTACCTTCTATTTACTGAATCTAGTGACATGATTTCTTCTATTTATAGATAAAATTACACAAAATATTTCAATCGGTAAAGGATATCTCTGAATTTAATTTACTCAAATCGGGGGAAGCGATCCCGGATACGGCGGCAACGGCGGCCGCGAAAGCCGTACCCCCACCTCCTGCCGTGCTACCTTGTGAAGCGGGAGAGACGGCATTGTTACCCGTGCTCCACGCTTGTTTCAGCGTGTCGATATTATCGTTTATGGATTGAAGTATCCCTTTCAGAGTGTCACCTAGAGGGATCGGTTCTTTACCGCCTTTCACGTTCATCTTCTTGGACGGGTCAAGCGTGATATTATCCTTGTCGATAGTTACCGTGGTTGAAGTGTCATTGTCAGCGTCGATAACAGTCGCTTCAACCTGGTTGAACGATTTTACGGATACCTTACCGTTAGCGATCTCCACTATATCCCCGTTCGTGTTTACCTCGATCCCTGAACCCTCTTCCCCGTTAACCACGATATTCAACTTTCTCTCGCCTAAACCGTTCACATTAACTAGAAGGGAACCATCATTCAGGGACGCTTGAACGAGAAACAACCCGGCATCATCCCTGAAAAGTTTCTTGTAAACCCCTTCCTCGTATTCATCACTTGAATTTACCGCGGGTATGGTTGATATAACGATAGGTTTCTCGTTAAACCTGGTCTTAACAAGGACCACCGGGGTTCCGACCTCTCCATCCGTTAAAGGAATAGAAATATCCTGGTAAACCTGTTCTGAAACAAGGCATTCATGTATCACGGACCCGTTTCTATCCAGTATCACGGAAACCTTCTGATTCTTCCCGCAATCGCTCACGAAGTTATCCCTGTCAACTCCCGATGGAAGGATAACATACCCTATATCCACCGAGTATTCCCCGTTTGGCACGGGTATTCCTGTCACGCCATTCACGAACATTATAAATACCTCCTTTTAATCATGTATTCAAAAACATCATCGTTCACGGTAAAATCTGTCTTCACCATCTTGCTAAAATCAAGGGTAACACCTTCTCTGAAGCTCTTCGCTATCGAGTTTCTCAGTCCATCTATATCCACTATATTGAAATAGGAATAGCGACCGGATGATACAACTCTTTGTCTCGGGGTTTCCGTTTTAGGTAGATCAAGCCCGAGATCGACCTTGTTGGAATAAGGTTTTCTGGCCGTGTTCAACCGCTCGTCATTCACCCCTTTTATCAAATCCCACCTCATACCCCTCATCACCTCGATGGTTGTTGTTCTATCTATCGAGGATGATAGGATAAGGTTATTATTAACGCCGGTCACGTAATAGAGCTCGTCAGTGGCGTCCAGTCTAACAAAAGTACCCACCTTTACCCTTCTATCCCCGTTCATCACTATCGTACCCCTTCTAGTGAAAGGAAGGTAAACGAATGATTCTATCAGGTAGAGGAGATCGTTTAACGTGTTGCTCGCCACTATACCGAAATTACCAGTTTGAACCGTTCCTTTCAACGCCCCGGTATACAAGTAAATATCAGATACTTGCAATCTCTTGTTACCGAAAACGTTAGCCATTTGAGGTAAAAATATTACCGGTATCCGAGCCGCCGTTACCTTGCCATCCTCTCCCACCATTCCGTCAGCCGGTGTTACTTGATACCACGCGTAAGCGGTTGTATCATAGCTTAGTGACGTGGATAGAAGGTCTTTCGTTTCTATCGTTATATAATTATTATCGTTATCTATAACGCTCTGTATCGCCTTCTTCGTGAACGGTGGCTGGCGAACCGTGAAATTAAACGTATCTATCCAAGTGTCACCTATTACTTCAACGAACGGTTGCTGGCAAACCCGGTTGAATAGATCGAGAATCGTTCCATCCGCGTTTCCGAGAGCCCCAGATAGAAGCCTATCATCAAGGCTCTCGTCAAAGAAGAACTTTATGATTGACCAAACACCGTTTCGAACCCTATCTTCTTCTTTCAATCCCTCTATTTTATCCAGCTTGCTCAGCCTCTCCCCGTAACTACTGAAAACGCTATTCGGTATGATACCGATATTGGACAGCCGGTTCACGATAAATCCTAAATACTCTTTCATGCTCTTCAGGGAGAAATTGAATATATACTGATCGAAAGCACCGGTCAATATATTTCTCTTGAACACGTTGGAGTTCTCGTCTCCCATCCACTGAAATTTATTATCCCCGCCTGAAACGAACTTGTAGGAGTAGAAATAAGACCCGTCGTCCACGAGCAGTTTCGTGAGATCCCTGCCGTTCAGGAACACCGATTTATCGCCAGACATGAAGTTCGTGTTCGAGTTTACCGAGTCAACCAACCCTATCATATCCCACACTCTGTACCACGCCGGGTTTCTTTCAGGTTCTTTCGTCGGGTTAGCGAGGGAACTGAGTTTCAAAACTTGACCGCTCTCGTACCCTATCTCGTCTCTCTCCGTTTCCAACCTCTCGAATCTTATAAAGACAAGGTCATTATACTGGATGTACTTCTCGAAATAATCCTGAATAGGCTTGTTATCATTATCGAGAAGGTTGAAATAATTCACGACCCCCTTCTGGTTCACCCCAGTTAAATATTCCACGTCAAACGTTAAAACCCTCGTTGGATTCAAAACCATCGAGAACGAACCCGCGCTCATGTTCTTCGACGTGGAGCACGATGATACTAAAGGGGATATATCGATCAGTTCATCAAGAACCTTGCTATACACCCACACTCTCACGTTCAAGTTTATGATCTGTGAATCTATCGCCACTCTCTCGAACCTCGAAACCATCGTTTCCGCCTTGTAATAGTTATCACTTGATTGAAGTATTCGCTGGTACTCGTTGAAATAAGCGTTAAAGCCCGTTTGCTGGACGAACTGGTTCTTACCGTAGAGCATCTGTTTCTCGACCATCGATTTGTTTAGAGGAACCCTTACCGTTATCCCTACTTTCATAGTAGTCGGGTTACCACCGGAAACCCACGATTTCTTCTCTTCCGGCGTGTATGACGATAAAATTATTTCCTTGTTTGTTACCAGCGTGTCACCTTTATAGTCAAGAAAGTCTTTCACCGTTAAAGGGGCTCCACCGGTCAGGTTGTTATCCTCGTTAAACTTTGAAACGAAATCGGTGACCGTTACCTGCCTTCCTATCGAAACAATTATCTCTTTCATCATTACTCTCCATTATTATTACCGGGATACATTAAATTAGCTGGTACGTTACGGAAAGGCGCACCCGGATTAAATGAATAACTGTAAGCTAACATGGCAAAAAATCTTTCGTACCATGCCGCGTCCTGATTTTTCATCACCTCCAATGCCCGTATCGTACCTTCCGGATTTATTACGGCGTTGGCAACTTTTTCTAAACCATCAACAACCTCATCTTTCATTTTATCCCACGTGGATTTAAGTTCCTCCATCATCGTTGTAAGATCTTTCGCCCTAGATAAATTCGATTCGCCTCCTCCATACCCAGTACTAAGAGCTCTAACCCTCCTTTTTATATCTGATTCAGACCCACCACCAAGTAACGCTTCATACAACGCTTGGGTATCGTTTACGGATAACCCTGTAACACCTTTTAAAAGAAATTTTTCTTGATTGATATCACCACCACTTAATTGCCGACCCTGTTTCAAATATTCCCTCAAAAACGGTATATTATCGAGAGGGCTCTCAATCATTCTCATTAAATCCCAAGTGCTGGCGTTTGGTTTTATCATTGAAGCGGCACGAAAAGCTAGTCCTTGAGCTAGAGGGTTCTGATTCGATCCTATATTTTGAATACCACCAAGTATTCTATTCATTTGCGATCCTTGAATGCCCGTGTTCATTAATTGGGATATTATACCGGCAACAGCATTTTGATCGACGGTCCCTTTAACACCGAGAACATTTTGAGCGGCAGAGGTAAAATATTCTAGCGCGTCAGGTAGACGTGTTAGCCCACCGTACTGCCTTTTTACCTGATTGGCGAACACGTCTATTAATCCGGGTATCGACCCACCCCTCGTTTGCCTTCCAAGTCTTAACATCTGGTTGTATTGGTCATCACTTAAACCGAGAGCTCTTTGCTGACCAAACATGTTCATAACCTGTTGTGGAGAATACCATCTTCCGGCAGATCGCTCGTATCCCGCTATTCTTGAAAGAAACTCTTCCGATGTCAAGCCTAAACTTCGCGCTTGCCTATTCCATCCTGTACCAAGAGACCGTGCCTGAGACAGAGTTAAACCATTATATACGGCGATATCTCTCGCTTGAGCTTGCTGGGTTTGGTATCGATTAAAACCCCATGTTCCCGCTCCAATAATAGCGGCCAACGTTAAACCAGCAGGACCGAATCTGGCGAGAGTGCTTCCCAGAAAACCACCTTGACCCGCTAGCATGCCGGCACCGGAAGTTAAAACCCCACCCAAACCAAGGCCGCCACGACCACCATCTATGTTGAAAGTTTGCCTTAATATGGAAGCGGCCTCCTGCCTTCTCATTATATCGGCAACGGTTCCTGTTCTCTTTCCTTCAAGATCGGCGATCCATCTGGTCGCGTCTTCTCTCGATCGAACACCTAGGCGTTTGACGAGCTCTTCCGCCGATTTTCTGGCGTCATTCTTCGTGTTATCCGCGATTTCTCGAAGCAACTTGACTAGAAGCGCGTCCTGTCGCTGTTCGGCCCTTAAATCACGTAATCCACGCCCGTATTGATCCCGGCTCAAATAACCCTGTTCATAGCGGGAACGAAGCTGGTTTTCTTGCATGGCGAACGCCCTCCGACTCGCCATCTCCCTTCTCCTGATCCCCTCTTCTATACCACCGGAAACGTTACCACCGCCGAGAGCGGCGGTCCGGGATATATCACCGAATTGCTCCATCGCTCTCGCTCCGGGCCCGAACTCTATATCCATCAAACCACGTAACGCCCGAACCCTCTCCTGATCGGCGAAGGCTCTCTGATCTATCCCCCTAACAGCCGCCTCGTACGAGCGCCCGACCAGCCTACCCGTTCTCTTATCATACTCTATCTCGGCACGACGTGAACGGGTCGCGGCCTCGTTCCTTCTCTCGATCAACCGGATCTGTTCCTCGATATAGCGGTTGGCGTCACGTAAATCCCTTGCTTGAGCTTTAGCTTGATCGGATAACTTCGTGTACAACTCGGCCGCGCTCTGTTTGAGGGCGCGTATCTTCGAATCATCAACCTGTATCCTTACTCTAGCGTTATTGTCCATCGTTTACCTCCTGCATCTTTTGTAAGAAATCTCGTGCTTGAGCGGCACGATCATCCATCGTCAAATCCCTTTTCCTGCCCTTCAGGAAATCACCCTTACCCGGCTCGTAAACTTCCCCGTCTATCTCGCTGAAGAGGCGATCCTCCTCCCATTCCAATCTCATGTTTAAAAAAGAAGATTCCCTGTGTTGTTTAGACATGAAGGGAATCTTATGCTTCTCTCTGTACCATCGATCGATCGGGAACTTGAGGTTCCATTTAACCATGAACTCCCTGTACTCGTTCGACATGGCGCGTTAAATTTTCATCAACTTCTCTACCTCATCCACCAGGGGTTTCACATCACGGTTATACGATTCCTTGATAACGGCGAAGTCCTTGATACTTAAATCCCGGATCTCGCATTTCAAATCCTCCATGAATTTAGGGCAAAGAACCCGTAAAGTTGCCTCGATATCGATAATATCGAGAGCGTTCATGGCACCGTTAGTCGCGGAGGTAATCAAGCTTGAATACATCCCGTTAGAGAGCATCTGTTTGTAAACCTCCATGTCACGGTATTGACCAACCGTTGGGAAACTGACCTCGTACTCGTTCTGAACTGTTGAAGTCTTAACTTTGAATAGAATTTTCTCCATCATATCTCATGTTTTAGTTTTTAGCCCATCACCATGGGTGTCTTGTAACGGCCTGAAACGTCGGTGGAAGCGATACCTCCAATCGTGATATTCCAAGACATCGTTTCCATCACGCAATCTCTCGCCTTCATGATGGTTTGACCGGTGGTGTTAGTATCCGTTACAAGTCGGTTTGTTTCATCAACCCCGGTAACATCTTTCCGGTAAACGACCAGCGAGAACGATAATTGCATCAGTGAAACCGTGTTCACCACTTCCTCGACCGACCCGAACCGGTTCAACATCTTCTTGAACCAAGGCGTGTCAAAGCCGATGAAGAAATAGTTAGAACTGAAACTGCAATCGATAGCGGTTGGAACGAACTCCCCTACCAGTAAATCCCCGAGCCCTCTAACCGGGGTTAGAGTGGTTTGCTCGGTGAACTGAACTTGCTGCATTTGACCAACAAGCTCGTTATCTATGTAAACGGCCGCCATTGGCGCGCCAAAAGATCTTATCTTATCCATCTCTTATTAGTTTTTAAAAACGAACCCGGTGAAGAAAATCTTGTTGATCTCGTTGTTGATCATGATACCGTAAGTAACGAGGTAATAATCGTCTTTCTTGGTTACCGTCACGTTGCGGTAAGAAAGCAAGAGGTTATCTGATGTCGCCGTGGCGGTTCTCGTTAACAGGTAGTTTTCAGTCCAGTTCTTCAAGATACCGGCACTCAAAGTATTGGAATTAACCCCGTTCTCCGCCGATAACAGATCAATCTCGCTGTTAACAACCAGTTCCTTGTTAATTTGCATGACAACTCGCATGAACTGAATTGAGAACGATTCTCCGTTATTGGTGAACAGAACCTGGTTGTTCAAACCTTGCATCGTGTTGATACCTTGCAAAACAACGAATTTTTGAAGGCTCTCGTTGTAGATGGTAACGAGCAAGCCGCCGTCCAACGCTTGTTTTTTCTCGGAATCAGTTAATTGATGTTTTACTTTTAACACACCAATTGTTTTGTTCGTTACAGGTATTTGAGGTGCTTTTCCTGCCGTTCTACCAAGAACCGCACACATATTATAGTACGGACCCCACCAACGGTACCCTATACCGTTAGCGTTTGTTGCCATCGCAACTCCTCCATGAACGACGCAAGCGTAAGGTGAATTAAAATGATTTGCCAAAGCCAATGAAGTAGAAAGCACTTCATCGTCACCTGCCACGAATAACAATTTTTTGAATTTAGCGGTTTGTGTTATGTGCTTCAGAACGGTATCATTCTTTGCCTCCGTGTTATCATCAAGAAAAACAAAGCTATTATCGAGATTCGTGATAGCACTTAAAACAGTGTCAAGCTGATCGCCATACTCGTCCTTACCACCAGTAGCCGGAGTAATAACCTGATCAACTAACGTTTGACCTGTTGCCGAAGCATCGCTTACCGCAACGGCTCCCGTTCCGTTTTTCGTATAATTAGCTATTTTAAACAATCTATTGAAGGCCGAACTATTTATCATCCATTCGTTAAGGTTCTCGATGTTCTTAAATTCGGGAGATGCTATAACAAGTTCCGGGTTTGAATCATTCAATGAAACTTCATTGTAGGATACACCATCAGTGTATAACCCTGTGAATGTTCCACGATAGATTTCAAGTATCAAGGCTGTTTTATCAACATCACCAGTACGAGTTCTAAATCCATACCCCTTTTTCAGGTTACCCAAATTAGCCGCCTCTGTTGCTGTACTAGGATCATTTCCTCCATCACCCTGCGTTCCGTTAGCGATATATCCTTCATCCAATGGAATGATATCCATCGTTCCACCGTTAGAAACACCACCTGTCGGAGCGAAGGTCATTTTTGCCGGGGTTGTTTTAGCGGCTCTCACGAACATGATTTCTGAAACACCAACGGCGGCCGCGTTCGACGCGTCAGGGAAAAACAACGCGTTAGCGAGTTGCCAGTACATCCCACCTTTAACGAAAGAACGGAAATCATCGATATTATCAAATCGATAAACGGCGTTTGTTCCGTTATTTATGGTTTTACCGCCGTCAGCACTTTGTATTCCAGATCCACCACACCAACCTTTACCGAAATTACCGGTATCTATAATCAAGCATTTACCGTAATCCAACGCGCGTGGATCGTTCTGCTCACCGGCAGCGACGGTCGCGTAAGCTCCCGGTAAAGTGATTTTTTTATTGTTAAAATATACAGATATTGCCATTGTATATCGTTTTAAAAATCTAATCTTATGCGTTATAAAGATAAGGAATTTTCGTCAATGATGAAAATTAAAACTCTGTTTTAATGAAAATTCCGTCTCTCACCCGCCCTTACTATCAATTTCCTTCATTTTTAGAAGGTATTTTCGTTTCTATCTTAACTTGAAATCTCATGCTATCGATGAAGGTTCTTCGCTCTATCGACGGTATGAAATTGGATCTCTGAAGATCTATACCAACCGACCGGATGAACGTGGGGTAGGGGTTTAACTCGGAGTTCACCATCAGCTCCCTTAAATTGAACCCGACCTTCTCGTAATCCCTCGCGAACGTGTTGTAAGCACCAACCATCAAACCGTACATAACGTCAGAGATGGTTAACGTCTCCTTGTAATTCAACCCCACGCACATCAAATCGTAGGAGAAACGCTTCGAATCCCGGAAAACCTGCATCTGTGTTCCGTTATCATGAGGTATGATCTGACTATCGGTCGCACCTATCACATTCGTATCGCCATCCACCCTCGAAGGTTCTCGTAGAACTATAACAGGAAGCAACGATGTATCTTTCGGGAACTCCAGCTCGACGGATAGCATCTTCCTCGACGTTTTCTTTCTCAGAAAGATTTCCTTCGCTATCTCGTAGTACTCGTCAACGTCACCCTCCCTCTCGCCTAGGTGTACCATCTGGTACAACCACGTATCCTTCTCGTCATCGAAAGAGGCGAAATCATCCTTCACCCATTGAAGGAGCGATTCCACTATTCCTTTTAAGTTGTAAATCGGACTTATCATGATTCAAAAAAGTTATCGATCGCCATATTGACGGTCGCTTGAATGTTCATACTGGTTATCGCCCTCCCCATGAAATCGTGTTTCTCGAACCCTTTGTTCCACCAAGATAGAGGGTCGCTCTTGTCGCTTACTCTTCTAAACGTGAAGTAACCACCCCGTTTCTCCTGGTTCGTGGAAGATATATCCTTTCTAACCAATCCCGCGTAGATGGATACCTTGTGCTTGTACTCGTCCACCTTCCTATTCATTCGATCGATGACCGCTCTTTGATTAAAGGAAGAGTGGGGTGACGGTAAATCGGATTGACGCAAGGGAGAACGCGATTTTTTCGCCATATTTTGAATTATCATGGGTAATATCCCCGAGAAAGCACCTGATTCGGCTAACGCCTCGCTGGTAGCGAAACGGAAAGGAACGGTAACGTACCAGCCGCCATCTTTCTTCATCTTCCGCTTGGGTGACTGGCTGAACCCCACCTTCTCGTCGAAAGGTTCGTGACCAACCTCCAGCATGATCGGAACCGGGTTACCTTTCGAGTAATTCAAGGTGAAAACCGCCTCAGTCGATGACACCCTGTCGAAAGACATCGCCTGAAGGTAATCCCTTCTCGTTGACCTCAGCTCCCTGTTAACGAGATTCGTCCACTCTTCCGAGTAACGCTGGACTAGCCGGTCCAGAACGAACGAAGATAGAGCGTCCATTCTCTCGGCCGAAAGTGACAGCTCTTCCGCCACCCCACTCAGATCAACGTATATCGGTAGAGGTTCCATCTTTCATCACTCTTTAACGGTTTGATTACCCTCGTTAACCACGAAATTCACCCTTCTCGCTATCGCTTGAACGGGTAGGTCTATCTTCTGAAGATTCCCGTTTTTGTCAGTGACATTGCTAGCGCGTATCTCGTGAGGTAGATCTATGACGTTGTACTGGACGTAATGCTTGTAGTAAACGGAAACCACCGTTCCATCCATCACGCCAGATCCAGCGTTGAAGAACAGCGCGTACTCGTTGTTCTCCTTGTCTTGGAAGTAATCACTCTTCGGTAACACCTTCAAATCCCCGTTTAAATCGATTATAGCGACTTGAAATATCTCGAAGGGTTGGAAGGTCAACCAGGCGAAAAACTTGCCGTTAAACGAGCGTACCACGCGATTCTCGGAGAATATACCGAACTTCTCCTTGAACGTTAGCTTGTCAAAGAAACTGAAATTCAACCCCTCGTCGTAGGTAGTGACCGCTATCGTTCCCGCGTTATCCATCGTCCATTCCCGGTACTTCGTGTTCACGTTAACCCCGGTTATCAGGCATATCACCTCGGTTGGATCGATGTAATAGTACCCCGTTCCACCACAGTGAGGACAAGAGGGGTCAGGGTGACCGGCATCGTCGCCACAGGGACACGCCATCGCCCTCTCCTGGTAGATCTTGTACCCTTTCTGGGTGATGGCGGCATCGAAAGCACCTTTATCAAACTCCGGTGAAGGGTAACCGATCGTGTTCGGTGATTGTTGTAAAACGTAGTTCTTGCTCATAGTACCTCGAATTGTAACCCCCTGTAAATACCCTCGATTCTCTTCACTGTTTCCTGTATCTCCTTCCCGTAATTTAGCAATCTAGCGGAATAACCTGCCGAAGTTGCCGAGGCGGTGGTTGATATGGATTGACTTAAACCGTCTATCGACAGGGATTGACTCGCTATACCCGCCGATCCGAGAATCATGTCACCCGCTATGTTAAGGGGACCGAAAGTGGCCAGCTTGCCGATAACTCCTATTAAATCCCACGGCAGGTTATCGAGATCGAACCCTGAGATGTACTGGTAATTCCAGTAATCAGGTATATTTCTCAATCTCTGTATACCCAGTTGCGTCACTATACCGGTTAAGATCACGTCCTCGTTAGCCATCGAGCCTGAACCGGTGGGGACTATACTGATCCTTCTACCACCTATCTGGTCAGGGTCTTTGGCGTAGGATAACCATTCAACCGGGTATCTAACCTGTTCCACCGTTTTCAGTAAACCAACCAACGCTAGAGGTTTCTGAACGATGTACTTCGTGTTTATTATCGGAAATTGCTGGCTGTAACTATCCCAGTAATAAGAAGAGGATTCCGTTATCAGCTGCTTCACGATCTTCACCGAAAACCAATTCTCGACTGTTTTCTGAGCCTCTCTCACGTAATACTCGTAAGCCTCGTCCGAGAACTTGGTTCCGTTCGTCGCGCTTATCGAAATTCCGTAAAGATAGAGGGTGTTGATCTCGGCTGGCGAGAACAGTAACCCTGTGTTCTTCTTGTACTTTATGGATAGTGTCAGTTTCATTTTATTTCACGGATAAAAGCAAATCTATGATCTCGTCTTTTTTCTTGTACCGACCATCGATCATTAATTGATCTTCGGTAATGCCGAGCTGTTTCGCCATTTCAACGAGTTCATCTTTTTTCTTACCTTCCAATTGTTCACGAATTTCATCGTCTTCGCTTTTCACAACCTCTTTCTCTTCGATGGATTCTGTTTTGGGAAGTTCAGAAGTTGGATCTTTCTTCAACGACTCGCAAGCGTCTTTCCATAGTTTTAATTCATCGTTCAAACGTTGAATTTTAGCGTTCAAACCGTTTATTTGGATTCTCAAAGAGTCGTTTTCCACCTTGTACGTTTGAACGCGCTTCTCCAATTCCTTTTCAAGTTCCATCTCGGCTTTCGATTTCTTGGACGGAACTTCACCTTCCCTGTAAATACGAAGACCCGAATTGACAATTCTTTCACCCAGTTCATCGTTTACTTCAACGATTCCATCAAGACCGAACGTGATCACCTCGTCGAAGATTCTAATTGATTGGCCCTTGTAAGCCTGTGATTCTATTTTCATGTTTCAAGTTTTAAAATTTTGATATAAAGATAGTGAAAATTTTTCTTATCACCAAGATAATAAAATGAAAGGGAACCTTTTAAAGATTCCCTTTCACGGATAAATCACCAATATATTAAAACACGAGATTATTCCGCTTTACGTCCAATATTGCAAATTCTCACGAACTTACCGGGAGCGTACAATACCGGCGTACCGTAATTCAAGATAGAGAATCGTCTACTCGGAGAGGTGATCGCGTACTCCATCTTCATCGTGTCAGCCAGTTGCAAGTACTGGATCAAGGAATCATCCATCTTGAATACCAAAGCCGAGTGAGTTCCGGCGATAGAACGGTTTCTATCACGAACCCCACCAACGGTGGCACCATCGTAACCTGAATCTAACTGAGATACCGGGATTTGGAAAATCGGATAATAGTTCGCCGTGTTCGGATTTGCCGGGTTTGCCTCCGTACGATAGATCACAAACGCTTGAGTCGGGTAAACTGAATCAACAGCGGCAGTGAATTTCAAATCAACAGAATTGGTAGCGAGTACGATTTGACCTGCATCGTTCAACTTGGTTAACGCGCTCTCTCCGTAGCGGTTCTTGGCTGCGACAGCGTACAAATAAGAACCAGTGTGATTCGTGAACTTAGTCTTGGTATCATTTTCAACAACTTTAACCGAGGTGCCGCTATCTTTAACCGGGGCGGCCGGGGCTTTATCGTTTGTTGCCGGTGAAGTGGCCAAACGAGCCGGTTTGCTATCGAAGAACGGGTCAGCCATGAAGTCGATATCACCAAATTGAGTTGCAACGCTGGTTACCTGTAACCCGGCACGAGCGTTCATCATGCTTCCCGATACACCGTTCACGTTCAACACCTTGTTAGCGGTATGAGCGTTAACATAGTCAGTGAACACGATCGGATTGGCGATGATCTTGTCAGCGAAACCGTAACGCAAGTTAACGATGGTGTTCGTTGCTTCTTGCAAGCTGAAATCACTTAAGATATTTCCATCGGCGTTAACAACTGCCGGATCAGCGTAGTAAGTATCAAGAATAGCTTCAGAAGTTTTTCCTGACATACCCCCGTAAATATCGAGGATACCCTCAACGTGTTGCTGCCAGATACCTGAAAACTCCTCGTCGATACAGCTACTATCGAAGTTAGACAAGGCAACGTTCAAGTTTTGTAATAACAACAAGGTTTTGTTGCGAACTTCCAACTCGTACATTGAATCTCCTTCAGCTGCGATACGAACCAAGGTCGCGGGATGCGTTACCTGACCGCTAACTCCTAGGAACTTGGTGATGATCGGTTTCCGTCTGTATTGAGAATCGGTGAATTGAGGTGTTTCACCTTCCAAGTTAGCGATCCCGATATTGTTACCGTATTTCACTAACTGATTGTATTGATGAACGGTGTTGTAGATTTTCTTTTTACCGATGTTTTTCCACAATACCAATTGTTTCTCGGTGTATTCCAACACCTTGATGACGCCATCCAAAGACTCCACTTTCAAGCCGCCACCGTTATTCAAGGTGTTAGCGTATTGCATGCCGGTTTGTAACCCGGCTTCCATGGCCTTCAGAATATCGGCGGATAAGAACTCTCCCCGGTCGATTCCCGGAGTCACTCCATTTAAATCAAATTGTTCTCCAACCATATTTACTATATTTTATTCTGATTCAATTAAATTATTCAACTACTTCGATACCTTTCTTGCCTAGGTAATCGATGGTCGCTTGTGAAAGTGACATCGTTCCGGTAGAATAGGACATGATATCGTTAGCTAACGATTTTTTCATCTCGCTATCTTCTTCTTTCTCGAAACATTCCGTCATGATCCGTTTCAACGGTTCACGGTGAGCCGATTTGGATAAGATTTTCTTTCCCTCGTCGCTCGTTTTAACGCCGAAAGATTTCTCCAGGACGGCACCTTTATCGACGGAACGGAAAGGCATCGGTTGGTTTCTCAGGGTTTCGATTTCCGCACCCATCGATTTCATCAAATCCTTCATCTCACTCAAAGAAGCGTTAACTTCGTCGAAAAATTCGCGTTGAGATTTGTAAAGGTCATTTTCGATGGATTTCTTCATCTCTTCACCTTCAGATTTCTCGACGTCTTTTTTATCCTTTTTCTTCTTTTCGATTTTCTTCTCCTCCTCCTCTTTCTCACCTTCTTCTTTTCCTTCTTCGAAATCACGTCTTTCGTGTTCTCCCGCCTTTTTCTCATCGTACTCGATTTCCTCTTTCTCAGTGTACTTTGATTTAGCGAAAGTGGTGATGTCCCCGTTATCAATGCTTTTCAAGATATAATCGTGATCGAACTCAGCGTCCAACAACGCTTTCACAACCTCGTCACCACAGTATTGATCCAAAGAAATCCCCCTTTTTTGCAGTTCCTGCACTATTTCACTCGTAATAGGTTTCATTTCTTAAAGTATTTAGTTTCTAACTTATACATTTTGTGATAAAAATAATCAATTAATTTGATAAACGGAAATTTTTCTCTATCTTTTTAATGAAATCGATATAAACCCTCTCTGAAACGGATCCTTCTGAGAAACTTTTCGCCATCTTTTCGATCGTTTCCACCTTGTACGAAGGTTTTTTCTTCACCTTGATCTTAAATTTTGAATCAAGCATTAGAAGGTTGCCCCTCTCATCTTCCCATTCAAGTATCACCTTGTCATTTTCATCAAAATCCTTGTCACTTTCGAACTCGTAATCGATGAAATCTTTCGATTGGCGACCTTTCACAATATCGAAAAACGAATTGGTGTTAACCGGTTGAAAAGTTAGAGCGACGTTCGTTATCAACGCCTTGTTCACCTTTCTCGGATTCACCTTATCCCTCTCTATCACCTTCCCCTCTATCGACATACCCGGCTTGCGGGAAGAACCTGACTCTGACATCTGGATACACTTATCCCAGAACGCCCTCGCTTCGGGTGATTTCTTCCACAATTTCCCTTTCACGAAGAATTTATTATCCTTCACGTAGGCGTCGATGGGTTCTCCTATCCAGAACCGCGACTTATTCTCCTTCGCCCTTGAGGTTAGGTGGTCAAGGTTCAGCAAACCGCTTTTCAGGAATCTATCCAGCACGAACCCGCTTGGATTCATCGATTCTCCTTCATCATCCTCGCTATCATCACTCGCCACGCCCTCGAACACCATGTTGTCATAGCGGGAATCATCTTCTTTTTCTTTATTGGATCTCGCCTTCTCTATATCAAGCGGGATCCAGAAATTAAATTTATTCTCTATCATTTTCATTTCATTTTCATCTAACTTCCGCTCTTCTCAGACGCGCTAAATCTAGCGTAAACGGTGGTATTACCGCTTATCGTTATACCGTAAGTTTTGCTGTACGACAGGTTGTTCCCATCGTTCATCCCCGTGAAATAACCGTCAAATAGATACTCCGCCGTTTCTGTGTCGGCCGCCACCTCGGATGTTAGTGTTACTTTCACCCCGTTTTTATATGAACCGGATGTTGGTGTGACGGTTCCACCTTCCGTTGATTCAACATAGGTATCAGAACCTATCGTCTTGAACACCGCTTTTGCCGTTAGCGAGTAATTTGGTGTGGCAGTCCTCTTTCCTTTAGCGGTCCAGTTTATATTCTTGGTTACCGGATCTATCGCGGACGTCGTACCTTCATTCTGTACTTTCACGTTGCTATCGTACCATCCATCGAAATCATAAGTGTAATCGGCTGTATCGGGTAACAAAGTACAAGATAAAATAACCCCTTCCCCGTACGCTATTCTCATAGTTCCGTTTCCTTCTTGCGTCGGCGGTAAACTAGGCCCAACCTCCACCGATTCTATGTAATCGCCTTTCGTGGCGGTTACCGTGTACCACTTCTTCTGGAAACGAGCGTATATCGTCATATCAGAGTTACCGACGCTGTTGGTATAAGTCACGTTAGCGGATAGAAGCGTGCCACCTGATAGAAGGTTGTACCATCCCACGAACTCGTACCCTTCTGCCGGCGTGGCGGTACTTTGGAAAGGTGTTCCGGGTGTTAACAAACCACCTTGATTCGATATCGTTCCACCGGTCGTGCCTTCAGAGAAAACCGTCGCCACTTGCGGGTCAGCGTCGTTGTAACCCGTTTTAACAACCATGTTCACGTCAACGACCGGTAATTTAAATCTGGCTGTTATGTTTCTCCCGGCGAGAAGTTTTATCTTGACGGGATTCGTTTTTGATGATAGCGTTTCCTCTCCCGTTGGGTCTTCTTCCGTGGCGTACGTGAACTCGTCGAAAATGTAATCGGCAGTCGGTGTGGCGACGAAATCGGCTAGCTGACCTTCTTGTGTTATGTTATTCACGTTCGTGATCGAACCGGCTCCAACCGGGTAAACCTTGGCGTTCACCACGACATCATTCACCTCGAACTCGACTTCGAGATTAACATTCTCCGTTACCGTTACTTGCCTTACCGCTTCCGTGTAACCATCAGACCAAACTTTGAACCTGTAACCCATCTTCCCTATAGCGGTCAAAGTTACTTCTGTTCCGTAAACGTACCTACCGAGACCGTTCACAAGACCCATATCGTTATCGAACTCGCAGGAAACGTTATACCATCTTTTCTGCGCTCTGGCGGTTATCGTTTCAGATTTCTTGACCGTGAATTTATGATCTTGCTCGTTTGATATCAATTTCGCGTTCTCATCATACCATCCCTTGAATATAAATCCGGGCAGAGGTGTGAATCGCAACAGGATCTCTTCGTCTATCACCACGTCTTCCGATGCCTCGATAACCCCGCCAACGCCCTCGTTCCAAACCGGGTCGTTCTCTAGCGGGTCGTTTACCGCTATCTCTTGCTCGTAAGTCAAGACGAGATCCTCCTCGAAATCGAAGCATTCGAGTAATTTGCCGTTCTCAAAGATACACAGAATCGCCTTTAACTTCCTGGCTAGGTCGATCATCTCGGGGTACGTCCTGTAAGATAACGTCCAGTCGAACCCCATTAACACCCAGCGTTGCATCGTTCTACTTTGAATATCGCTCAGGAAGAATAATCCTTGGTTATCTATCCGGATGGCGTGTATGTTCAAGTTGCTGAAATCCCTTTTCTTGTAAGTGAAAATTTGCATATAAAAATAGTTATATTCTAACTTTCTTTACCGGTTCTATCGCGTTCTAATTCCTCAATCCCGTCACCGATCTTATTGATAGCATTAACGAAGATTGAATTATCGTTATTCGATTTATCACGGCTATAATTGAATTTTATGCCCGTGATATCCGTTTCTTTTACCGTTCTTATTAAACTACCCTCTTCCATTATATAAAGATATAAATAATTCATATATCAATCAACTATCTCAACGGCGATCGAATTAAATCCAGTTTCAATAACTCTAAACGTAGATCTTTTTTGCGTGAGATATTCCATTTCCGAAATCCATTCCGTTCTAATTGGACTTACTGGTTGCCCCTTTTTAGCAAGGAGAGTTACCTGAAAATCACCAAAGTTTTTCATTTGTTGAA